TCAGCGTCCAAGCCCATGTCCTTTCGTGAAATCCTCGTATCTTCCGCTGATACGGTCATTGACGATGTACTGGTTGTAGTCGCCTTGCTCGATGTACCACCAGTCCTTGCGGTGCCCGGCCCGCAGGTACGTCTCGCAGGTGTGGTCGATGGTGTAGTCGGGTTTGACCATTTGACGGAAGCTCAATTCGTCCACCTGCGGATTCACCTTCGCCTCTTCCACGATGCGGTCGATGAAGTCTTCGGTGAAGTCCGGTGTGACGACGAACACGACGCGCACCAGCTCGTTTCTCCGCCTGGACAGACGACGAATCATATTGACGTTCCGCAGGTGGTAGACGATGCGCGTGAACTCCGTTTCGGGTGCCAGACGGTACAGGCGTTCCGTCATGGGCGACATGCTCGTGTGCATTTCGGTTTCGATTTCAAGGGCGTGCAATCGTCTCGTGAGCGTCGAATACCATTCAGCGCGGCGGGCGTCGAGCATCCACAATGGGTCGCCGCCGCCCGAGAAGCTGAGGAACCCCATGCCGCCGCCGTCCGCCAAGTCCATCACCGTGCGTTCGGTCAGGGCGAAATCGGTTTCGGGGACGAGGATGCCGGTGTTGCGGACGATGCAGTACGGGCATTTCCAATGGCAGCCGAAGTTCGTGATGACGCTGTACGGTCTCCTATCCGGCATAGAATTTTCCTTCCTTACTGCAATCCAACACCTGCAATGCGCTCACATGGTCGGCTTCCTCCAATAGGCCGGACGGGGCTTTTTCGATGATGGGCACCATGACTCCCATGTAGACGCCTATCGCCCCACCGGGAGCTATGATGATGGTTCCGTCCACGACGGTGCCGTTGTCGAATCGGGCGATGACGCGTTGCCCTTCAAGTTCGGCTGTTGTGGCGTGCCGCCAGTCCACGGGATTGTAGACGATGCCTTCGCCGCCCATCAGCCGAACACCCACAATGTCAGCTTGCCCAGTCCGAAGTCCATTCCTGAGACAAGCGCCATGAGCAGCAGCACGAAGATTCCGGACGCGACGCACCAGCCCACCCATTCGCGGACGGTGGGCGTGACTACCTTGCGAATTTCGTCCACAACCTGTTTGACGAAACGGATGACGCCGAGGAATCCTTGACCGATTCTGACGAACGGATTGTTTTTCCTATCGGCAATGATGGGCGTGGCTTTCTCAACCATAGATTTCCTTCCATTGAATCAGACCGTCGATAATTTTCGCGGCGGTTCGATTGTCCAAATATTTCTTATTCAAGTCTTCCTTATAGCGGACTACGGGAGGGCAGTTTTCGAGGTTTTTCACGTTATTAAGGTCGGACTGGTCGGTGAGTTTGAGAATCAGTCGAATCTGAGCTTCCGTGGCCTTGCGTTTCCGTCCCGCGTAAATCATCATCGTTCTCCCTGACCGGAGTGGTGGACGTCTGTCGTTAGGAAGTGTTCCGACAACAGGTCTTTCGTGTTTTTTCTTAATTGGGCGGACGCGAGTTCCTGCACTTGAGAGACCGCTATCACATAGTCGGTCAGCTGGTTGGCGAATTCATTGTCGTGATGGCGTCGAGCCAGTTCGCAGACAGCGCCGATTGCCGAAACATGGAAAACGTCCGATACGGGTTCGATGTATTTGCCGTCTTCCATGAGAGCACGATATTCGAATCGGTTTCCACAGTTGATTTCCCGAACCATGCCGTAGACCTTACCGTCAACCACGACTAGATAGTCTTTAGTTTTGCTGGAGGATTGCGTGTAGCAGGGGAAGTTGATGGCAGACAGTGTTGCCGAATACTGGTCTTGTATCATTGCCAGTTCATCGTCCACCCATTTGAGTGAATGAAGTTGGATGAGGTTAACCTGATTTGTTGTTTTTTGGTCTTCCAATGGTTTCCTCCCGAAAACTGCTCATGTGTGGACTTACCCAGTATAGCAGAGTTTTCTTCGGAAGGAAAGCCGACGTTCAAGCGAGAATGTTGACCGACTTGAAAAGCGTGTCTGCCAGATGATTGCCTCCACCGTTGAGGCAAACCACCACATATTGGGGCAGGTTCACGAAATTCAGGCTTTCCACACGTAGACCATCCTCGGTCTTCTCCATACGGTATTCCAATTCGCCGTCGATGGTGGTTCCTCCGACAGTAATGGCGATGGCCCTTTTACCGGCCAGTTCCTCGATAGGCTTGTCCATCCAATCGGAAATGGTCTCATGCACATCCGTATGCATATAATCCTCCAATATTCTACTTGCCCGCGTCCGCGAACAGTGTGGCCTTGTCTTCTTTGTGAAGCTTGTCCGCTTGGCGTTTGATATCGCTCGTCGTATACCAGAGAGTGAATTCGGTCGGGTCGGTTCCGGTAATCAATTCCTCAACCATGTTGATACCCCAAGATGGAATGGTGTCGTATACGCGGTACAAGTCAAGTTTCTTCACATCCTTGTCCACTATGCCGCCGACATGGATACCATGTGGCGCATCCCCCAACGGATGATAGTCCGCGAGCACGCTGATGGCGTGTGCGACCTCGTCCCGAATCTCCTCAAGGGTTTCCAATTTCAGTGGACATTCCTCGCTGAACAGTGGAAGATAACGCTCTTGAGCAAGCCAGAACGGGAACTCCTCCAAATCGTACTTGTCCATGTCGTGACGACTCAACGGCTTCTCATAGTCGATGATTGCGGTGAGCTTGCCGGTCGGGTCGGCTAGTGGGCGTTCGTGGATTGAGATGAGTTTTTCGTCGGGATACTGGTGGTCGTATAGCGACTTGGTGTATGCGTATGAGTATTTTTTGGTCAACGGTTGTCCTTCACTCTTGTATGATGTGAATGTTTCCAGTATAGCAGAGGGAACGGTAGAAACGTCAGCAGTCAGTGACCTTGACCTTGTTATGCGCAAGAATAGACTCGAACAGTCGGAGTGGATTGCGGGAGTCCAGCTTGTACTGATGGTGATTCCGCGCGGTTTCCGTTTCGAGAAATCGTCCGCTCTTGGATGTCCCCTCGACAATCATGGGAATCCAGCGCCATTTCTCACGGCCTTTACTGTTCTCCCAAACGATTTCCCCGGTATCCAATACCCGCTTGTAGGCGGTTTTGTCGGGGAATGACGAGTCTATTCGTGCGACCAGATTCAATCGGCTCATGGTTTAATTCCTTCTTCTCTCAGTTCTTCGTAGTCTTGCGGCGTGAGGAAAAGCCAAGCTCCACAGTAGGGACATTTGACCCTATTGGCATCGACGGTGTTCTTGCAATACCAGCAGGTGACGTACCATCCGTTTACATATCGGTTTTGCATTGTTGCTCCTTTTTCTTGGCAAAGAAGTCGATGACTTCGATGAGATAGAGGAACATTTCAAGCAGGACAAAGAACACGAATCCCGGTACGTCAAAAGTCCAGTTTTTCAGTTTTTTGAATATGTTGGACATTGCTCTCCTTGTCTTGATAGGTTGTGTGAACAACCTCAGTATAACCCAAAAAAGCAAGACTGGCAATCACACCAAAAACCGGAAAACAAACAGGCTAATAGTTATTCCGAATCGCATCCACTACAAGCCGGGGTCGTATCTTCGGGCAACATCAGCGGCTTACTTTCTCGCTTTGGTTCGGCACTTCCAGCGGCATGGAACCCGAATATCCCAACTGTTCCTCGCAATGAGCGGCGACGGCTTGCAGGGCGAACCGTTCTCCTGTTAGAAAGCCTTCATCCGACGCGTTGGGAATCTTTTCATCGATTCGGGCTACATGCTTTTCGCACCATTCGATTACGTCGTTCAGGGTCTTGTCCTTCTGTGTGACGTTCACTGCCATGTGAATTGCCTTTCTGTTTTAACGGGGCAAAAATCGTTGTTTTTGCGAAAAAGACCCCGTTAAAACGCTTTTCTTTGGTTTAATTGTCTTTCTATCTGATTTGTTGTCGTGGAAGGACTATTTCTAGCCTGTACTTCCCGTTGACGGTTGCGTGAAGCTTGTACACGCCTTTCGTGTCCGTAAGGCTTCGTACAGGTTTGCCGTCTTCATCCTTGTAGGGGACGCCATTGTTGCGCACGATTGTGACCGTCGCATGGGGAATACGATTGCCGTACCGGTCTGTGACAGTGCCTTCCAAGGTGATTTGACGGCCATGGATGGTTGTATCCAAGTAGCTTATTCCGTTCGATAGTTGAGGTGCGAATACCAGACCGATGAGAGTCAGTGCCGCTGCCAATTGGATTAGATTCGAACCTAATCGAACAGTCTCATTCATTTTCATTCTACTTCCGACCTGTTCTGCTGAGTACGTACCCCTCCAGATACAGTTGGAACAGGCTCACATACTGACCGTCGTCGATGTCGTCTTCCGGTTTCGCATACAGTCCGTCGTTTATAAGCGCTACCAGCAGTCCGGTGCGTTCCTCCCGTTCGATGTGGAACGGTATCTCCTCCTGACCGTCGGCGGTCTCTCGGACTGCCACACCGTAATCACCCACCTGCGGTTGGGTGGATGAACTGCTATCGTCAATATCCTCATAGGTGAGATAGAACGGCAAAAGTAGCGGATTGGGAACATTCTTCAACGGGATAAGTTCTATACCGGCCTGTTGGGAGTGCTGTTGGCAGACACCGCTGTAACTGTCCCCTTCACCGTAATCCAGCCAGTGGCGGATTGCCACGATGGGCTTACTGCACGGGTATATTTGACCGTCCGAGTCAACCATGGTTTGGGCGCAACCTACGTCAATGAGTTCCTTAAGATTCAACATGATTCGTCTTCTTCCAAGAGTTTTTCGCAGATGTGAATTATGTCGCCGTAGGAATTGTGGCCTCCTTGTTCGTCGGGTGACGGTGACTCGTCTGGGGAGGTGAGATTCCGTATCATACGGTTGTAGCGGAGTTCTTTTTTCTTTTTGTCCGCATAGTCGATGATTTCCATGAGTGCGGCTGTCCGACTATCTGTGGTCGGTTGGACTCCATACTGTTTGACGCGGGCGATGGTGAATTCGTAGGCTGTGGTGAGGCCGTCGTAGAAAGTGTATTTCTCCAACAACTCCTTATCTGGGTTTTCGGAATCTTTGGCGGCTTTATCCCATTGTTGTTCCAACCATGCTATAAGGTCGGTTCCCGGTTGACTCATGAGGTTTCTTTCTGCGAAAGTTTTCATGTGTGGACGTATCCACTATATCACAATCGACTGAGATGAGTCTAATCAGATAATGTCTTCCAAAGACTCGAACACATCCTCCAAAAACTCCAACTCCAGTTTCTTCTCCGAAGCGTCTCGACCATTCTCCTCGTCGGCACGAATCACGGACTCCAACACCTGACGTTTCAGATTCAAACGGTCGTAGACGGCCTCACCCAACTGTCGGCGCGAATCGACGGGATACCTTCTGTTCAGAACATCCCTCACCTGTTCCGCCACGTCATCATCCGGCAAGCCGATGAACACTTCCCCACGGTCGTTGAACTGGAAGGATGGGAGCGGGTCGTATTCACTGTCCCGCGAGAAAACCAGACCGTATTCGTCGTTACCGTTATCCTCAAAGTCGACGTTCAAGGTCATACCCCCTCTGTTTGCCGTCGAAGGTCATTTCAGGCTTATCCCCATGGTTCGTGCCGTGTATTCGACGGCCGCGCGTCCCTTGTCGGTCAGTTCGTCGAACACGTCGCCGGGACAGTATTTGCGCTCCACAAGTCCCATGTCACGCAGGCGTTGTCCGGTGACGTCGGTCAGAAGGTCGCGTGGGTCGTGCTGGCGGAGCAGTTTGAAGTCGGCGAAGTTGTCGATGAAAACGGGCACTCTGTCGTCCTTGATGGCGTCACGGAGCCGTTCCGCCATGCGCTCGTATCCATCGGCCTTTTCGGCCAGATTCGCGGGCATGGGCGTATCGTCGCCGCAGAGCCCACCCCACGCGTCGCGCGTGTCTTGTGCCTTCCCCTCATATTGGTCGGCAAGACGGCGCATCAGTTCATGCCGGAACTCGCAGAAGATATCGGTGTCATAGACGTCACTGAGGTTTCCGGCCCAGATGGTGAGGTAGAACCCCTTGTTAACCCACCAGCTGAGTCCGCCGCCGAACTCTCCGAAGTGGAATTCCGGCATTCCATCGTCCCGCTCGTCCAATACGGCTTCGACACCCATCGAATTCAGTTCGTGTTCCAAATCGCGCAGGTCGGATAGCGGTTGTTCAAGGTCAAGCATGGTTCACCACTTCCTTGCGTAGGATTCCATGGTGTCCGCGTCGAATTGGGTCGATGAGCTTAATATCATCCGTTACCATAGATTTTTCCTCCCTCGTCTTTGATGCCTTTTTCGACCAGACTGACAATCGCATACAGGTCGATGCTGCCGTGTTCGCCCACATGGACGATGCCGGTGTCCTTATCGACCGTTGCCGTCTCGTATAGTCCGTCGCTGAGCCAGCCGCGTTCATTGTTGGCGTCTTCGCAGAGCAGTTCCACCGCTCGTTTGTTCGGAAAATATTCCATCTCAACCCCTTAGTCCCTATACAACGCCCTTACGACGGCCCGCATGCGTAATGCGGCCTGACGGCGCGTCTCATACGGACTGCCAAGCTCCTCGCCCAGCAGCCACCCTTCGAACACGAGCACTGGGTCGTGTCCGGGATATTCGTTGCAGGATTCGCATACGCGCATGTACTGTTCGGCCATATCCTCGGTGTCCTTCGCCGCCTGTTCGTTGCCAATCGCGTTCCGGCACCATTCGGCGGTCTTGTCGAACCGTTCCTTCAGCCGCATGAGCCAGTCGGTGCGCGGCATGGGCGCAGACAGCAGGCGGGCCAGCTCGTCCAATGCCTGTTCCTCACCCATGCCAGCCATGCCGATGGAGGTTGTATCCTCGACAAGCTCGTACTGCGTGCGGACGATGTGGATGGTGTCGCGGTCGGGAAGGTTGACGGTAATCTCGTATCGTGCTTGAGGGTCGTATGCGGTGATACGTCCGAATTGGCGGTCGTGACTCACACGCCAGCCCGGCAGCGTGTGGGTGACGGTGTTGAGGATGTCACGTGTTTTCATTATGTCAGTTCCATTCCTTCGGGGCGACGACAATCCAGCCGTTTGACAGCGGGTATACTTCGCAGGGTTCGTCCGAGTCCAAATCGTCGTCCAACGGGTTCCAGTCTTCGAGACCGTCGTGGGCGATTTCGTCGTTGAGCGCCCCACTGTGGATGCGTTCGGTTTCGACGTGGACATCCTCTGAGGGGAGGAAGAGGAACGAGAATGGTTCGAGCATTGGTTCAAAAAGATACGGCAGTCCGTCCTTGGCTCCCCAGTTGGCGACCATGTTCATGTGTCGTCCATCATCCGTTTCCACGAGGATTATTCCCGATTCCTGTCCAGTGAGGTCGTGCAGGTTGATGGTCATGTTTTCTCCTTGGTTTTAACTTTTTGTGCGAACAACTCCAGTATAACCCACAAAAACAGGATTGTCAAACAGAAACCAAGCAAGGTTCCCCACTGTTGTTCTCCTTTTTGGATACCTGCCTGTGTGAACAATTCCAGCATACCTCATATAAAGGAAGCGTCAACCCGCCCAAAAACAAAAAAAGGGAACTTGTACGTTTCCCGTACAAGTTCCCCCAATCAGGAAATCAATCCCAGTTGCACATGAAGTAGCCATTAGGGTTGATATCCTCAACCAGATGGGCGGTGGCGCAATCGTTCACAGTGAACATAGGGCGAGGCTTCACGTCATAATCACCCTTGATACGCTTGTTTCTCAACTCCTCCCCCACAAAGCAGTCCTTGACGGGAACCACGTACCCTCCCTGTGGGGAGCTGGTGGCACCATCCACGACCTTGTAGGCGAGCTTGCGGACGTTGACGCTTTTGCCGGTCTTGCTGACCTTGGTCACTTGGTAGAAGTCCACGAGGGTCATGCTGTAGCCCCAAGTGCTGATGAACACGTCTCCCACATGCACTTCCACGTCGGTGGTGGAGGTCTGTGGCTTGCGACGTTCCTCTTCGGTGCCGTTGATGCGGAAGTTCTCACGAGTGAGCCAAGGGTAGGTCTTGATGGCCTTGTCGATGAAGTTCCTGACACCCTTCATGGTTCGCCAGTACTTACATCCACTGAGGTAATTGCGGCTAGTGATGTTAAGGAAGTCGTTGGTGACATCCACCCAACGATTGGTGCGTTTGCTGATTTGGACTTCGAGGCTGAGCATTCTGGTTTCTCCTTTTTTGGGGTGGTGGGTTTTTTAACCCTGCTTGTGTGAACAATTCCAGTATAGGCTATATTAAACCAAAAGTCAACCCAGAAAAACAGGGGCACAATCCAACTAAGCAGACCATGCCCCAAAGCCCAAAACTCACCGACCAGCCAAGGCGATGGAACGAACCATGGAGTCCAGTCTTTCGCCTCCCAACGATTGAGTCACATAGTAGCTGTCGTTGTCGAGGTCAAGCCAGTAGACGACCTCGTTCTTGTCCTTATGGTACTCAGAGAAGATATAGCGTTCATCCGGCTCGCTTTTTGGAGACGATTCCTTATGTTCGTCGTAGACGTGCTTCCAGTGCTCTTTCGTCAGCTTATTATGTCGAATGCACAGCAGAGCGGTGTCATCATCGCTCCAGAATTCCAGTTCGACATCAAACGGCTGGATGGTGTCGCTGATATTCATAGGGGTTCTCCTTTTTTGCGTGGCCTGTTCGGCCTTTTTGTGTGAACAATTCCAGTATAAGCTATGTTAAACCAAAAGTCATCAAATCATGAGAGCGAGAACACGCCTATCCCCCGCCTCAGCGTCCTTCAGATAGCAACGATGACGGTCGGGTTCCCCGTCCATCGCATAATCATCCCTGACCTCGAACTCCTCCAAGGAACCTTCATTGTCACCATAGTAGGCGAACACGATAGGAGTGTCGCCGCCAAGGGTTCCACGTGCGTAGCGCAGTGCGGAAATCATCTGGTCGATGGTAGCGGGCGTGGTGAACACTTTCTGTCTCAGGTCTTCCTCAAGCTCGCATTCGCAGTCGGGGCAAACCTTCTTCAAACCATTGGAGGCGTCCGTCATATGTTGCGGGCAGTTGATGGCTCCGCACCGGTCGCAGATGGCTCGGCAGTTCTTGCAGATGTGCCTTCCGCAGGTTTCGCAAAGGGTGAGCTGGGTGAAGGGGTCAACGTTTCCGCAGTTGACGCATTTGATGTCGTCGTTCATTTTTTCTCCTTTGTTGATGGGTTTTTCAACCCTTCGTTTGTGTGGATAATTCCAGTATAGCATAGGTTTGGATAAAACAAAAAGCGGCAGGTCGCAAAAACCCGCCGCCAAAAATCAATCAGTCATGGAAGTCCACGAGCCAGACATGCGCGTTTGGGTTCTCCTCAAACCTCTCCCACAGAGTCATATGGGACACGGGATAGAACATGCCTCCCTCATACCCGTCCTTGTCGCAAACACGCACAAGTCGTCCAACAGTGTCACGACGGTTGAATCACCATTCTCGTAGAGGGTGGAAAGCTCCTTGCAGGTTTTTCCCTGAACACCTTCGGTCAGTTCCTCCCAACGACCGCCGAACTCATACCAGTCATAGAACGAATCGTCGTTGAAAGTAGATACCACATCGCCGTCTTCGTTCAGACTGTACCCACAGTATTGAGCATAGGCTTCGAGCGCTTCTTCATCATTCAATGCCAGTCGGCGTTCCGCTTCCTCGAAGGCTTCGCTCATTCTGTCGTGCTGGTTTTCGCCCTCGCGTTCAATTAGACGCCTGTCGTTCTCTCGATTGTCCTTCAGGAATTCGTCCCGCGTGTAGAGGACGTATTCCTCGACTTCCTCGTATTCGCTGTATGGGTCGATGATGGCTTCGGCTTCGCTGGTGTTGTTGCCTCCGATGACTGCGCCTAGGAAGTGCATTTTTTCTCCTTGTTTTTGGTGGGTTTTTCAACCCTTCGTTTTGTGTGAACGATTCCAGTATACATCTTTGGGAGAACGACACGCTCACATTCAAGGCAGAAAGACATGAGTGGGCAAAAAGGTGGAAGGTCTTATTGGCAAAAACGTTGATATACCGCCATTTTTCAAACCGTTGGCAATGGTTTCCGCAATCTCGGCAAGAGCGTATTGCAGACCGTTCGTACTGACGTGGGCAACGCCAAGTCGTGGCTTAGGGGAATGTATGGTAGCGCCCAGAAAGGCGAAACTGCTCGCTAATCCCTAAAAAACAGGAAGGCCGGAATCCCCAAGGGAAGAAAAACCTTGAGCTTTCCGGCCTTCCTGTTTTTTTCAGTCGTTGTGGTCTTCCGTGGAACCGTATACCGCTTCCTTCATATCCATCGGGCGAGCGTATTCGTAGGTGCTGATTTTCACATAGGCTTCGCCATCCCTGTTGGCGAGAACACGATGGCTGGTGGCCTTGCCCGCGAAGCGGGTCGGGCTTGTCAGGTCGGGGTAGACGGTGCATCCGGCGATGTCGTTGGGGCTTCCATCATAATTCTTGCGGAGTGGGCGGATTTGCACGGTCTTGCCACTGGGGCTGACCTTGACCACTTCGTAGTAGCTGTTGAGAATCATGTCGTAGCCGTAGACGGAGTGGAGCACGTCTCCCACTTTGAGGGTTCCCACCGCCTTGGTGTTGTCCTTGCGGGATTCTTCGCCTTTGATTTTGAAGTCTTCGAGCGTGTAACCGTTGTAATCCATGACTTTTTGGCGGAAGTTTTCAAGCCCACGCATGGTCTTCCAAGTACGGCGGTAGGTGCCTTGGTAGGTGCGTTCGCCTTGGCTGTTCTTAGTCCAAAGTTCAAGGCTGAACATTTTGGTTCTCCTTTTTGTTTGCAGTCTTCGTTTGTGTGAACAATTCCAGTATACCACATGCGAGAACAACCAAAAAAAACGGTGAGTCGGAACTTTTTAACTATGATTCAGCCACAAGGGTTTAGAAATCTTTTCTTCTCGCCCTCAAATAGGACTTAATCGTTTTACGGGGTACTTCTCTGTTAGAAAACAGCACGTCGTGACTGTTGAGTCTGACTAACACCAAAGAGACCACATCGTTGTCCACGTAGTAAACCAGTAATAGGTCTGATTCCACGTGCAATTCGCGGAAACCTTTCCAATCACCGGTCAGCTCGTGGTCGGAATACTTGGTTTTGAGTAGGTCAACATCGTTTTCGATAAGAGCTTGAAGAGGTTCGCGAATCTTGTTAATGTCGTAATGCTTCTTTTTCAGCCGTTTGATGTCATTGTCGAACGGCTGAATGGTTTCCAACGTTCGTTTACAAAGCATTGAGATAATCCATCATGTCGTTTACGTTTTGGGAAGAGTGGGTGTACTCATGATTCAACGCCTGACGGCGAGCCTCCTCGTTGCGCAATGCTTCCACTTCGCATTCAAGCTCACGGAAATGCCTGTAATCATGCTCGTTCAGTATGAAATAGGTTGGCCGATTGTTTTTCATGACTGTGACCGGAGAATCGTCCGCCACTTTTGAAAACTCCGCGCTTGCGGTTCCTCTTCCAAAACGACTGATGGGAACCATTGTCTCTACCGGTATTGTCAACTGCATTTTTCCTCCCTTATGTTTGCATGTAAAAATACATGCTATCACATGAGGTGGCTAAAAATCTCAGCAAAAACAAAAAGGCTGGACGGGAGCCGTAAGGTTCCCTATCCAGCCTTTTCACTTATCTGCCGTAACCTACTTCTTGTGGCGTGCGGTCACGGTCGTGTTTCCGCGACGGTGGGCGAGCATCAATCCCATTCCCACGAGTGCGAACAGGATGACCGCCATGATGGGCGTGTTCACACCGGTTTGGGCGAGTTGGCGTACCGCTTTCACGATGGCCGGTGTCACCGGAGGAATGTAGGAGTTGGTGAACTCGGGTTGGGTTCCATTGGTTGTGACCATGCTGGGGGTTGTGGTCGGATTGTTCTCATCCTCACCAGCATCTCCGTCGGTCTTGTCGGCCTTATCGGTCGGCGTGACGAGCATGGTGCTGGAATCCTTAGCCGAATCGTCCGTCGGGTCGTATTCGACTCTGGCGGTCAGATTGCCTTGCAGGTTGTCGCTTACGGTGACGGTCACATGGTGTTCCATCTTGTCGTAGGTGACGTTCTTCTCGCCGGTGTTCTTCTCGCGAATCACATACCGGTATTCGCCGCAATCATCCACTCCATCATTGTCTCGACCGTAGGTGAGCGGCCTGAACTGGATGTTGCCCTGCTTGTCGTTCTTCTCACTGTCGATGACATTGCCCTTGTCGTCCACAAGTTCGAACTCGAATTCGTAGGCTTGCAGTTCACGTCCGGTCAGATTCTTCTTGGCCGACAGTTCGACCAACACGTCTTCCGGCTGGTACGTGTTCTGGAAGAGGATGCTCTTCTCGCTAGTCTTGCCGTTGGAGTAGGCGACGCTGGCGGCGAGCTTGTGGCTCTTCGCGTCCTCGGTGACGGTGATGGTGACGGTGTGGCTGGTGGTGTCGTAGGTGATGCCGCCCAAGGTTCCGTCCTGTTCGTCAACCGTGTACGTGTACATGCCGGTCTTGTCGAAGGTGAGCTTGTCGAAGTCGAGTGTCCCGTCACCTTCGCGGACGTTCTGCTCCTTGTCGGATTGCGCGTCGCGTGGAACGCGGGCGAACTGTTTGGCTTGGAGCAGGTTGCCGTTGGAATCCTTCAATTCGGCGGAGAATTCGTTGTCGTTCAGGTCGCGTCCGGTCAGATGTTTGGCCGCTTCGAGTCGCACGCTGACCGGTGTCGGAGTGTACGTGTTGTCAAATCGGATGTCATTGGTCTGACGGTCGGCGGTGGCAGCGAGCATGCCGTCTTGGTCGGTGACGGTGACGGTCACATCGTATTCCTGAGTGGAGTAACCGATGGTCTTGTCCGTTCCGGCGAGTTCCTTCACGTGATACGTGTATACGCCGGGCATGGTGTAGACCATTTGGCCGAATGTGAATCCGCTTCCCTTGTTGGTGACGGTGACTGTTCCGTTTTGGCTTCCGGCTGGCATTGGCATGTCGTTCACGCTGATGGTGTTGCCGTCCGCGTCGCGTGCGGATATCGCGTTCAGTTGGAACTTGAATTCACCGTCCTGCGGGGTGCGGCTGGTTGCCGTATCCGTGTTGACGATGTTCTTCACGCCGCTGATGGAGTATCCGACGTTCTTCGGACTGTAATGGTTGGTGAACGTGATGTTCTTGCTGTTGCCGTTTGTCGGGGTGACGGTCTTGGATACGACGGTCAGCTTGCCCTTGTGGTCAACATCCTTGACCACGTAGGTGATGGTCGCAACCGTCCCGTCCTTCGTGACGCCCGGAATGGTCGTATCCTGTTCGGTCATGGTGAACACGTAGGTGTCGACGAGCGGGAACGACAGTTGGTCGAATCGGATGTTGCCCTGCTGGTCGTTCTGCTTCGTCTGGTCTGCGTTCTGCACGTTGGCGGGTGCCGACTGCTGGTGGAGTGTGAAGTTGAAGTCTCCGCCTTTGAGCGTGTACTTGTTGCCCTTGGAGGAGGTCATCTTCTTCATTGCGGTCGGATTGTCCGTGGCGGGTTGGGCCTTGTACGTGTTGGTGAATTCCGGAATGTTGGTTCCGTCATCATATTTCACGTCGGACAACAGTTGGCCTTCGCCATTGTCGGTGACGGTGACTTTCACATGATGTTTCGTAGCATCATAGGTGACGCCTCCGTTATCGCCGTGGACTTCGCTGAGCGTGTAGTCGTACACTCCCGTCTTCGTGTAGGAGATGGTGTCGAACAGGATGTTGCCCTGCTGGTCGTTGGTTTTCACCGTTCCGACCTGACCGCCGGTCTTATCCTCGACGCATTTGAACTCGTATTGTCCGGCTTGCAGTTGGATGCCTGTATGGTCGGGGTCGTTGAGTGTCTTGTGCGCACGGAATTGCACGCTGACCGGTTTCGCCTGATACGTGTTCGTGAACGTGGTCGGATAGGCCGCGTTCGTTCTGGTTTCGGCTTTCAACTGTCCGGTCAAATCGTCGGTGACGGTAATCTGCCACATTCCCATGTGGGAATCGTAGTTGACGCCGCCCGCCGATTGGCGGACTTCACGCACCGTGTAGGTGAACGTGCGGGATTTGACACCGTTCAACTGTTGGGCGGTGAACGTCAACGGTTGGAAGCTGATGTTTCCGTTCTGGTCGGCGTTCACGGTTTGCAAAGGCTTGCCTACCGCCTGCTCGTTGTCGAACAGTTGGAATTGGAAGTCGGTGAGTTTCGCATGGCTGGCGTTCTTGTTGTCGAACGTCTTGTGTGCGGTGAGGCTCACGGTCACGTCCTTCGGCTGATACGTGTTGTGGAAGACCGGGGTCTTGTTCGTATTGTCGTAGGAGGTGGAGGTTTTCAACTGTCCGTAACCGTTGTCGGTGACGTTGACGTGCATGGTGTGGACGGTTTGGTCGTAGGTGATGCCTTTGAGCTGTCCCGTCTTTTCCATGATACGGTAATCGTGTTCGCCTACCGTATTGTAGGCGAGCTTGTCGAAGGTTACGGTTCCGTCCGCATTGTTGGTCTTGGATTGGATGGTCTTGCCATTCTTGTCCTGCAATTCGAATGTGAACTCGTTGGCGTTCAACAGGCGGAGCGTGTGCTTCGGATTGTCGATTACCTTGCTGGCTTTCGGCGTGACGGACACAGGCTGGCTGGAATACGAGTTGACGAACTGGCCGTTGTCAATGGTCTCGCCATTCTTCATGGAGATGGCCGGATTGATGAGCGAGGCTTTCAACTGTCCACTGTTATCGTCGGTGACGGTCACAGTCCATATGGCGTAATGGTCGTCATATTTGACGCCCGCCGCACCCGTGTTGCGTTCACGAACCGAATAGGAGAAGGTGGCCTTGTCTTTGCCGTTCAGCTTCGCCTTGGTGAACAGGAGCGGAGAGAATTCCACTTTGCCGTCCGCCGTGGCGTTCACGGTTTGGATAGGAGTGCCTGTCGCCTTGTCGTTCGCATACAGGTCGAATTGGAAGTCGGTAATCTTGGTGGCAGACTTGTCCGCGTTCGTGAACAGTTTGCTCGCCACGATACGGGCTTGCGTATCCTTCGGAGCATACGTGTTCGTGAATTGGATGGTGTCGGATTGGATTCCATTATTGGACACGTTGGCCGTGACATGACGGTCGAACGTGTTCAAATCGTCGGTGACGGTCAGTATCCAAACACGGTCATCATACGTGACTCCAGCATTGTCTCCCTTGCGTTCCTTCACCTCATACTGGTAGACGCCTTCCTTGGTGAACGCGCCGGTGTTGATTCGGACTGTCTGCGTCTTGTTGTCGGTGAACGTGATGGAGGATGGCACCGCGCTCTTCGGAGCATTGTTCAACGGGGTGATGTCCGCAACATACTTGTCTTTTTCAGTCCAAGCGCCGTTCGGACGACCGTTCAACACTTTGACCGCTTTGAACGTGACCGGAACCGTGGGCATGACCATGCCGTAAATGCCATGGTCTTCGTTCGGGTCTTCGTAGATGGCGGTGGTCATCTCATCCAATGCGGGGAAATCCTTCAAAGGGATTACGCCCGCAACCATATTGCCGTTGGAATCATCCTCTTCATCACTGTCGGAATCCGTCGCTTCGGACGCTTCCTTCGCGTTCTTGATGGTGACGTGCTGTCCATGCCAAGTGGTGCCGGTCTTCGGAGTGAACCGAAGTTTGAAACCGGAGCCACCCGGAATGGCCGACAGTTCGTAATGTCCGTTCTGGTCGGTGACTGTGGTGCAAGGCTTGCCGTTCATGCTGGTGACGGTCTTGCCGTTCTTGTTCAACAGGGTGACGTTCACGCCAGCAAGGAGACGGTCTGTGCTCTCACGCACACCGTTATGGTCGTTGTCGAACCATGCGACGCCGTTCACTCTACGTTCCACGACCTGCGTGACCGCATCCACCTTATTATCACCGTCAGTCCAACGGTTCACGTAAGCGTCAGCCGCCTTATTGCCGGACGGTTTGAACGCGAGACTGAAATCATAGCGGGCGTTCGCGGGAAGCTTGTCGGATGTAAAAGCCCAAGCGACCGGCTTATCGCAACCGTCGGGGATAGTCACCGTACCAGTGTTACGGTCAACCTTCGCCTCAGTCCACTGTTCGACCTGCTCGCGCGTAATCTTCGTCGCGTCAACGGTACGCCACTTCGGGTCGGTGGTGAAGTAGACGCGCCCATTATCCAAGGACGCGCCATTCTTCACACCCATGTTCAAACCGGTCATCACATAACCGCCGGAATACTTCGACAGGGAGCCAGCACCCGAATACGGCATAATATCAACCGCATACGGATTCTTTTTCTCATCCTTGGAGAAGTTATTCAACATGTTCGTGAAACCTAACGGGCGTTCGATGTCGTTCAGCAACGGTTGGGCGCGGGTCGCCAATGAGGAGGAGTGCGTGCGTGAGACGCGGATGGTGTAGGCGGCGGTCTGACCGTAGGCGGCGGACGGGGTGCCCATCCACCGTTTCGACCTGATTTCCGTATGCACCGTGTACTGTTGGTTGTTCTTCGCATCATTGTCCGGGTCGAACGGGTCGCCGATGGTGGTGGAGAATCTGACGAGCGTGTCCGTCCCGTCCGCCTTCACTCCGTTGACCCTGTACTCCAATGTGGTTGTTCCGTCCTTGTTCGGGGTGGCGGTCGGCGTGACGGGCGTACCGCCGGTAACAACGCCCTGCGTTTGTCCTGAATCAGTGTCCTTGTATTCTCCGCCTACGGTCGATGAGCCGTCCGTGTAGGTCAGACCCTTGGGCAGTGTGACCTTGATGTGGTAGTCGGTCAGATAGTCGCCGCCGGTGCTGCTGTTGCCGGTCTTGGCGGTCGCGTTTATCGTCCAGTCGGCGTGACGCTGCTCCTTGCCCAAATCGTAGATGGTCTTCGACACGGTGTTGGCCGTGTCTTTCTGGCTGGTGTGGATGCCGATTGCCGGGCGTTCGCCCACGACGTACAGGGTGTCGCCCTTGTGGTTTCCGGCGGTGTCGCCGCCCTGATACACGCCGTCCTCGCTGAAAGTGGCCTTCACATAGTTTTTGCCGTCGTAGTGGAGGCTGGGTTTACCCAGTTGTTTGACGAGGCTCGTGTAGTCGTCGCCGGTGATGGAGTGCGCGTATGCCGTCCACTTGGTCAAATCGTCCTCAATGTCGAGGTTGGCTTTCTTGGCGAGGTCGCTGCGCGTCCAGTAGTCTATCTGTCCGGTGGTCTGCGCGGTCCTGCCCGCCGTATTGTCGTTGACCTGCATGGGGAGCGTGGTGCCGACGCTGATTCGTGAATCGTATGACGTGTTTGCCGTATCCCATACGCGGGTGTCGATTATCTGCGCGGCGAGCACCCTGCCATGCTTGGCGGCCTCGGCGTATGTCGGATACCAGTCGAAATCGTCATAGTCGGCCTTGGCCTGCGCCGTATCGGTGGAGTAGCTGCCGCCGTCGGGCAGTACGCCCCAGATGACGGGTTCCATGTTGTCATTGGTGCGGGTGTCCGACCACCAGAATCGTCCGCCCCACGTGCCGTAGCTGTCGTGGACGGTGTACTGCTGGTCGGGATTGTCGTTTGCGGCCAATGGGGTGAGGATAGTGGGGTCCCATTTGACCAAGTGGACGCCTAAAACCCTGCCGTTGCCGGTCGAGTCCAGTTTGTTTTCTGCTACGGTGTTGATGCCGAACTTGGTGTTCTCCAACACGCGGTCGGAGCCGTTATATCGTTCCGTATCCTGCCAACGTCCGGTGGTGGCGTTGTCGCAGCGTCCGAACGTGCGGGCGAAAACGTTCGTGTAGTACATGCTTTGGATGAATGTGCCGGGCAGTCTTACGACCCAGTTGCCGGATGCCGAATCGTCGTCGGTGACCGTCTGGTTCGTGTTCGAATCGGATTCGTCCAACGTGTCGCCGCTCAGACTGGTGGCCGACAGCGTGGTGTCGGTGATGGTCACGTTGCCGGTCTGGTCCTTGCCGTAATACTGGGCGGCGGTCTTGCCGTCCGTGGTGGCTGTGGGGAGGATGAATGTGAACTCGTCCACGTGCAGTGCGGCTACCTGCTGTTGGGTGAGGGAGCCGTCCATGTAGGCGGTGGTGCATTTGCCGTATGCGCTGTACTGGGTGGCGTTGGCGCATGGGTAGTTCAGGGTGTCGTAGCCGGTGAAGCCGACGTTGACGGTGGTGCCCTTGTCGGTGGTGGTGCCGTCGTCGTAGACGGTGGTGCCGTCGTTGACGGAATCCTTGCCCACGGTGCTGGAGCTGGGGAAGCTGCCGTTGTGGTCGAACGAGTCGTTCTTCCTGTTGTGTGTGTTCGCTCCGCTGTTGTTGGCGGCGGGGTGGTGGATTCTGTCCCAAAGTATCGGCTGCCATTGCTTCTCGCCCGAATGCTTCGCATGCTTGTCGTCATCATCCTGAAACACGCTGGACACGTTCAGCTTGTAGCCGATGCTTCCCGTGGGCACTTCAATGCCCTTCAACCCCTTCGACTTGTCCTTCCAACGCATCGCGGTACGGACGAGCACATGCAGTTGGCGTCCCTGAATCTTGCCTTTGCCTTTGTTTGGCGCGGTAGCGTCACCCGTATTGAAATCGTAGGTGCCGCCGCCCGTAATCTGGTATTGCAGGCTTACGTTCAGGTTGAGTTTTGCGCTGACTGTTACGTCTTGTGGCGTGTTTTCGGCTTGTTTGTGGGTGCCGGTGTTGGTTGGATTGCTTGCATCCCATGCTGCCCATGCTTTGACGGTTGGATGGAATTTGTATCCGTGGGGTGCGCCTTTGACCGCGACTGCGAGACTGATGGCTGACGTGCCGGGGTTGACGGTCGGACTGTTGGAAGTCGGCTCCAACAGGCGATAGCAGGTGTACACTTGCGTCTTCACACCGTTGATGGTTTCGGTCGTGAGTTTCGGCTGATAGCTGGGAGTCTGGTCTACCCAACCCATTTGGTCGGTGTCGAACGTGACCTTATCCGCCGGATAAGGCAGTTCGAAACGGAAGCCGACACGGGTACGCTTGTAATAGTCCATGGTCGAATCCGGGGTGACGGTGTAATCGTAGTCGTAGATTACATCATCGAACGAGCGGACTATATCATTGCTCGCGTCCTTATCGTCGCCACGCTCATTGTCATTGTCGAATGGTGCGGTTCCGGTGACTCGGTCGGTTAGTTTGAGTTTTGACACGTATGCGCTGTCGGTGTCGAGCATGTCATGAATGGTAACGTCTTTAGCGTCTTCCGGAGCGGATTGCGCTCGGATACTAGTGTCGGAGTGAACGTCCGACTGTGTTTGACTGTCAGCATTACTACTGCTGGTAGTGTCTGACTGGGTGTCGCCACTATTAGTGTCGGCGTTCCCACTATTACTGGTGTCGGCTTGGACTTGCGTGGACGAATCCACCGTCAAATCGTCAGCCAAAGCAGTGGACGCGGACAATGCGCCACCACCAAACATTGTCGCCGTAGCCAAGATAAGCGCGGCAACCTTTCTCAGGCCGGGTTTCATAACCTTGAGCTTCCCTTCTGGAGAGTGTGTCATGAAAACGGGAGAAGGGCTAAAAAGAAGCCCCCCCCGCGCGTTTTTTGATTGTTTAGTTATAAGTATGGAAGGCTGGTCTCAAGTACGGTTTGCAGGAGAGTTCCCAAGGCCAGTCTTCCGATTTTTCACCCTCTCCGACCATGCTTCTTCCAATCGTTGGAGACTGGTTGAAGCATGGTTTCATGTCGGGGAGGGCAAGGCTTTATCTGTTATTCGGCTTTATGTGTCGGTTGTTTCTTGCCCGGGTCGGATTCGGTTTCGGTCTCGGCATTGGATTGACCGTCGGAGGATTCTTCGGTCTGGCTTGCGGTTTTACGTTTGCCAAGCTTCTTGACGGCCACGGCCAACAGTCCGCCGACTGCGGCGAGCACGATGATGACCAGTCCGATGATTCCAGTGTTCACGCCGGTCTGCGCGAGGTCGCTTACGCCAGCGGTTCCAGCGCCTCCGAACAGTTTCTTGGTGACGTGAATCTTGTAATCCTTGGACACGAGTCCATCACCGGACGTGACGGTGAGCGTGGCGTCCGCACCATTCTTGTTGATGGTGATGCTCATGCCCGTGTCCTTGTCGTACTGTCCGACGACCGTCCACTTGTCGGGATTGTCCACAGCCACTTCGTAGGAGGTTTTGTTCGGGTCGAATCCGTTGATGAGTTTTCCGTCAACCGCGATGCCCGTCAGTTCCGCCTTGTGGGTGGCGGCGGTGATGTAGGTGACGGTGTAGTCATGTTGAGTGAACGTATTGCCGTCCGGAGAGAGCACGCTGACCGTATACGTGTAGGTCATGCCCTTGTGGGAACTGGACACTACGGCGCTTTGACCGACCTTCGTCTCATAGGAGAAGGTGCCACCTTCCGGAATGTCGAATTTGTCGGATGTGACGGGCACATATTTGCCGTCCTTGCCAACGTAGCCGACGGATGCGAGGCTCGTGTCAGTCTGAGAGTCTGGTGTCTTGACCGGAGACTGTTCCACCGGCTCCTTCGGCTGGAATTCGGTGACGGCGGTTTTGACCGGACGGGTGACGGTCACACTGTAGGTGCGGCTTGCTCCCGTGGCGGTGTCGGTGACAATCCATTCCTGTCGGTTGGATTGCGCGCTTTGGGTCACGTTTCCGGCTTTGACGGTTACTCCTGCCGGGGCTTCCGGTAGCAGGTAGGCACTGGTGTTCGCGTCTTTCAATGCGACCACGTAGTCGAGCCTGTTCGGATTCCAATTGTCGATGAGCGTGCCTTTTTCGGCTTTGCCGGTGAGGTTCACGTAGATGCCGGTGAGTTTGGCGGGACTGTCCGGTTGGATGTCGGAGGTTTGGAAGTTGACCCGTACCGTGTAGTCCACGTCGTTCACGTTGACTGTGATGATTCGGCTGGTGCCGTCAACACTCAATTTCGGACGGGATACTTCCGCGTCGAGACCATGTTCGGCGGAGAGGGAGAAGGAGTCCTTCGCGTCGGAGGCGGGAAGGTCAACGACTTTCTGATGGTTCTCATCAAAGTCCGTCTTATTGATTTCGTAACTCTTGGACTTGCCGTCGGAGGAAGTCTGGGTGAGCGTCATCTTCGTGAAGTTCTTATCCTCGGGACGAACGTCTCGGGTTCCCACCGTGTAGGCTTGTTCAATCTTGTTGCCGTGTCCGTCATCGACGGTCACGGTTCCCTCTGCTGTTCCGAAGAGCACGACGATATTATGCTCGTTGTCGGCACCCACCATGGTCTTGGGAGTGGATTCCCATTTGACGGTGGCTTTGTTCTTGTTGGACAGTGTGACCTCATGGTAGGAAGGACTGTTGTCCTTGTCGGACAGGCCGGTGGCGGAGTAGCCAGCGTGATAGGAATCATCTTCGTACTTGCTGAAAGGAGTTCCCTTATCGGTGCCATTGTTCAACGTGATTTCCTCGCCAATCGAATATTCGAATGGTACGGTGATGTCGAACTGCGGCAAGCCTTTATCCGGGTTCGCGTCGGCATGGTAGACGGCTGTGCCGGATACGATTGCTGTGCCGAGTTTATCGCCCGAAGTGATGTGTTGTTCCCTGAAGGTCGGTTCAATCGTGAACTTGGTGTTGTCGTCTTCGTTCAGTGAGCCGATGGTCACGGTGGTCGGACGGACGTTCACGGTCGGAGTGGTGAGGGACTGGTTGCCGCCCGCGTTCGGAAGATTTATGAGCGGAATCTGCTTGTCTCCGACCTGCGCATACCAAGTGTTGGTACGTGAATAATCTCCCAAGTTGACGGTCATATGCCAGATTTTGGTTTGTCCGGTCTGAACGTCCGTGTACTCGTAGTTGCCTGTGGCGACGCCGGTGGCGGATGTCACGTGAGTGGCATTGTCCACACTGACGTTCCATGCGATGTTCAGGCTTTTGCCGTTGGACAGTTTGACTGTCTTGACCTCATTGCCGTCCTTGTCAACGACTTTGCGGTCTTTGGTCACACGATAGGACTCGTTTTTAGGCACATTGGCTACGGCTTCCACGGTTCCGTCCGGGTTTTCTCCGGATACGGTGAACTGGGTGCCGTCGGCCAGAGTGATGTTCTCACCTGTGGAATATTTAAACGGGATGGAAACGTCGAACGCCGGATTGCCGTTCTTAGCACCGACATGGTAGACGGCGGTGCCGGTCACATCCACTTGGGCGAACGTGCCGTTTGCTGTGAGTTTCACATCCTGCAAATCGCTACGCTTCAATGTGAACGTGTCATCGGAATCGTTCGTATGCACGGTGATGCGTCCCGGAACCTTGCCGTAAGGTTCGATGGCCGTATAGGATTGGTCGCCGGTTTCCGGATTGTTCGTGAACTGGAACGTCTTCCCTTCGACCTCACCGCTCCAAGTGTCGGTACGGGAGTATGATTGGTTGACTTGAATCGTCCACTCGTATTCGGCTTTGGTTTCCGGGTCGATGGTCTTGTACTTCTGGTTGACGGTTCCCACGACGGTGGTCACATGGGTTTTGGAGTCAGTGGTCTTGGCCCATGTGATGGGCAGTTCGGTGTCGTCGGACAGTTTGAGTCCGGTGATTTCCTTACCGTCCTTGCCGACCACTTTGCCTGCCTTGTTGACGGTGTAGTCCTTGTTCGCATAGTCGAGCACGGCGGTCTTGCCGTCCTGTTGGATGGTGAACTGGGTGCCGTCAGACAAGGTGATTTCCTTGCCGTAATCCTTCGTATAGTTCACGGTGGCGGCGAATTCGGGGAGCACGCCTTCGGCTTTTTTGGAGTATCCGGCTGTGCCAGTCTCGTGAATCATGCCGAGCTTGCCCGCGCCGGTGGTGGTTTCCGGAGTGATGTCCGGGTCGGTGAGGGTCACGTCGTTGCCGTTCTTGCCGGTGACTTCCAGTTTCTTCGGAATGCTGGTGCCGGTCATGGACGCGAGCTGTTTTCCATCCTCGTCGGACGTGTCGAAGCTGACGTCTTGGCCTTCGTATTTGGTTGACCAACTGGCGGTGTTGGACGCGGTAGCTTCCGTATGGGTGTTCCAACTGTACGAGGTGTTACGGGAGTGGCTTTCCCAGTCGAAGTCCTTGATTTCAACGCTGGCGGTCGCGGAGCCAGTACGGGTGACGGTGTAGCCGTTCTTGTAATCGTACGCCGGGTCAAACCATTCTATGTTTGCATGGGAGCCGTCGGACAGGGTGACTGTGTTTTCGGACGGGTTGCCGTCCTTGTCCAAGGTCACGCCGTTCAGTGTGGCGTTCGCGGTGTTGGTGTCGCCTTGCACGACGAACTTCGTCCCGTCCTTTAGGGTGACTTCCTTGCCGTAGGTTTCGTCCACGTTCACGGTCAATGTGACCTTGTGGCTTACGGTGTCCGACTCATCGAATGTGCCATTGTAGGTGACGGTGCCGGTCAGATGGCTGACGCCGACCTTGCTGTGGTCGATATTGAGCGTCGGGGTTTCAGCAGACAGTGCGATAGGCTTGTCCTCGCCGTCGAATGTGGCGGTGGCGGCTTCCAACGGGTCTCCGTCGTACTTGTCGATGGTGGCCGTATAGTTGCCGTCGCTGTCCTTCTCGTAGGTGACGGTCTGCTTTCCGTAGGTGGTTTGGAGTTTACGGCTTGTCGTGGTGGTTTCGTCGCCGGAAGTGGATGGCGGGGTTGTGAGATTGGTGTCGTCAACGGCCAACGCCGTCACGGCTCCCGTTCCCATGGAGCCTACGGCCATCACGGCAGCAAGACCCACGCCGCCGATTTTCTTCGCGGCATTGTTCCAATTATCACTCATTCAATGTCCTATCCGAAATGTGAAACGTTTCCTTTGCGGATTTCGTCTACCACCTTAGCGGACATGTATGCCGTCAACCTCGTATAGGCGGGAAAATACCTCGAAAAAAATTCGGGGTGGACGGTATCCGGACTTTTAGCGGATTGTCCACCCCGAAAAAATCGTTTTGGAAAATGTCATGCCCTCTGGGGAAGGTTCGCTTTAAGCAGGGGTTCGGTGTCGGTGTGGTGTCCGCGCTTGTTGTACCAAGACACGACGCTCATGCCGCTGGCCTTGTCGCGTAGGGTGATGCCGTACTGGCCCTCATGCTTGCCGGTGCCGACATGCACGGCTTGGGCGGGTACCGGATTGTTCTGGTGCGAATAGTTGAACATGCTACGGAATCCGTCGGCGTCGTTCGCCTCGTATCCGACACGGGAACCGTATCCGTCGTAAAGGGTGTTGGTATGCTCTCCGCGAACCGCGAAGGACACTTCCTTGTCCTGATGGCGCATTTCGATGCTGTCCTGTGGAATGTTCATGTTGCCGGTCTTACGGCGCATGAGCTTGGCGGCGCTTTCGCTGTCCACCGGATGATAGTAGTTGGACGCGGCTTTGTTTCGACGGTCTGCGACTTTCGACTTGTAGTCCGCGTACTCCTTGTCGCTGCTGAACTCGCCACGGGCCTTCTCGACCTCGGTGCCTTTGTTGTTCATTTCGATGGTTCCCCAAGAGGTCACATGGTCTCCACTGGTCTTATTGCGGTAGAACTCCTTGCGGAAGTGCAGGGCGTTCTGCGGATGGCCGTTCGCCTGTTTGCCGGTACCGGCGCTGATGGCGCATTGTACGTCGTCCAGTCCTTCGGCTTGCATGGCGCGGGTCATTCGGGTCAAATCGTCGCCCGGAACGATAGCCATTGGGGAGCCGCCCTCATTGTGCGGGCGGGGGGCACGTTTCAGAAGGCCGGTCTTCGAGTCTCGCTTCAAGGCTGGTGCGACGTGCGTCTTGCCTTCCTTGTCCATGTAGACGAACACTTCTGCGGAACGCGCGTCGGCATTGTTCAGACCAAGCTTATTCTCGTAGTAGTGGCGGGCTTTGACCTCCGCCTCCGCGAAGTCCTTCGGGTCGATGTGGTACACCTTCGCGTTCTCGCCTTCGAACGCGGCACGGTTGACCTGCTCGTTCGTTCGGGCGTTCAGGGTGTCGTACACCTTGCCGTCCTTACGCCCCTCCAATTGTGCGGCACGACCGCCGAAACTGGTCTCGTCCAACGGCAGGTTCTCGCTGACCGGCTGGAACTTGTTGCCTCGGCACATGCTCAACGTGTGTTCCGGGGCCTCACGGTCATGGTTGATGACTCCGAAGCAGGTGTTGCCGGTGGACGCGATGGCGAGCTGTTCGCCGTCCTCGGTGCCGGTGATATGCACTCGTTCGTGAACCTCATGGTTTTTGAGCGTGCTGAAATTACGTCCACTCGCGCCGACGTGCATCATCTCGTAGCCGCTGGGCATTTGGGAGAGATTGTTCTTGTAGTACTTGCGCACGTTGCCGCGACGGTCAACGTACTCATGCCAGCCGACGGTCAAGCCCCATTCAGTCCACTGTCCGATGGGGTTTCGCGGCTGTGCCGGATTGTAGGCCATGTCTTGTCCTTCCTCGACCTGATTCCTCCCCGAACGGGAGGTTTTTCCAACATCAGATTCCAGTCTACAATCCTCAAGGTCTATAAAAGGCGAAAGAAGGTAATCTACCGGTTTTTCTTACGCTTCGACTTTTTGGGAAGATGGTCGGAAACGTGGACGAACACGGTTTCAGCGAACACGCCCACATCCTTGGCGAGAATCCTCAAACCCTTCCACAGCAATCGTCCCCACGTCTCCCCCAATATCCAGAAGCCTACTATCAGGCCGAAAAGGGACAGGATGGATTCACGAATGTCCAGTCTGCCGTCTGCGGGAACGTCGAACGACATGTAGATGACGGTCGCAAACAGGATACCCGCCCCGAGCAGGGTCTTGCCCAATACGCTTTTCCAACTCATTTCAACCTCCGGTCGTGTTCCTCCCAGCTCGCGTCCGCTGAATCCGCTATCGCTTCCAGCATTTGGAACCCGTCTGGCACGGGGAACACGAGCAGTCTGACCAAATGCCGTCCGCCATGGTTCAGATTCTTAGACCGGACGAACGCCACGCCCTTGCAATAGTTCGACGTGGTGCCATGCCATGCGCCGACGTTCGTTCCCGCTTTCAGAATCGCGTTCACGCTTTCTGCGGTATTGTCCGGGTCGGCTTGCGCCACGCCATACGGGTAGGCGATGCTGGCGATGACGATGTACTTGCCGTATCCGCAGTAGGGCTGGCGTTTCCAACACTCCTCCGCGTAGGCGATGAGCTGGGAGCCGACCTTCTCACGCACGCCCAACGTGTTGCCCCTACCCCACGTGGTCGCCTTGCGTTGACCATGCTGGCGGGCTTTCAAATCCGAATCCGTGTAATTGCTGGTAATCCAGATTTTGTCCGGCACGCTGAACTTCACCTCATAGCCGTCGCACCATGCGGGACGCTCCCCCACGGGAATGTTCCTCCACATGCCGACCACGCTCGACGCCAATCCGCCCGTAATCTGATACTGCGGGTTCTCGTCGGAAATCGGAATGATGAGAATGTCCAGCAGATAACAGCCGGAAGGCGCTTCGATGGGCGATTGCAGGTAGATGGTCGAATGCCGGTGCAGACTATCATCATCATCCCACAGGCGCACGTCGGAACCGGCGTCGATTATCGGCTTCACGGTTTCGGCGGCACGGGCTGGGAACACGTTCCCACCGTGGGGTGCCGACACCGTGACCACGGCCAGAAACCGTTCCACCTTCCACGCCTGTTTCATCGTTTTCAGATTCCGCCACTTGTCTTTCGCATACCGACGGATTCTCGCACGCCGTAGGGCACGCGTCTTTTCGGTCTGCACGGTGTCGGTGCCGCTCCACCATTCGATTGGAATGTTGATGGTCAACCGGTATCCGCCGCGTTTCACCGCTACGGTTTGACGAACCATGACGCTCCTCCGAACCATGACGATTCTCCGAACGGACGGTGGCTGCCGGACTCATGCACGCCCAGACAGTGCTGGCACATGGTCTCCCCGTCGTATGGGGTTTTCCTGACGCCGCAGCGGACGCAACGGCTGGTTCCCTTGTCGGTCGAATGCAGTGTGAATCTCATTTTCGGCTCCCCATCTCCAATGCGCTGATATCGGCTTTTAGAAGGTCGATGATGTCCTTACGGGTATGATTGGTCTCGATTTTGCCGGAAACCCCGTGAAGGGCATTTAAAACGACGATACGGTCATGTTCAGCAAGCCACTCATCGTAATCCTTTCCGTCTGCGGGAAGACCGGTCTGAACGTAGGCACCATCGCAATACCGGCCACGAACGGTCTCATCATCAAGAGGCCGAACCGGCGAACCAGTCGGAAGCGCGATAGGCAAAAGCATGTTTTCTCTTTTCCGTTAGCCAATGTGGACTAATCCAGTCTAACGGAAACAACATTGGAAGAGTCTGAAAAGCACGGAAATACGACGAAGAGAAAAACCGGCGGCACGGGAGGGGCGGGCTTTTTCCTTCTTTAGGGAACCCGGGTTAAACAGATGGGCTACGAGAGTGTAGGCATATGCAAATCATGAACTAAAAATAGAGAAAAATGCATTTTCTCATTTTTATTTCCCAAAAATGGTTTTTCATAAAAAAATTGAGCCTATATATTATGTAATACTTATGTATACTTATGTACTTATGGGGCGTCTGAAAACCCTTGTGGCAGTAGGGCTGAGAGCATGCCCGCATGTCAATATCTCCCAAAAACATGTCAATATCTCCCACTTTGCATGCCAATATCTCCCAGCGGCATACCAGTATCTCCCACCGAAAAAAATGGTGAAAATCGATAAAAACATTTTTTCCTATTTTTAGTTCATGATTTGCATATGCTCTCATATCTATCTGTACGTGTCTCAAACAACCTCTAAAATAGAAAAAAGAAACCCGCCTCTGTCTGGCAACAGAGACGGGCGGATGACCAATCAGTTAGAAAAAGGAGTGGTCACGTGTCTAATGATAGCGGCAAAGACAAACTTTTGGAGGTTGTCTACAGTCCGAAACTCATGTCGATTGTCAGTATCTTTCCTGTGGACAATCCAGATGCCGAATTTTTTGAGCGGAGAAACGGCGCGGTTACTGTTAATATCGCCCCGTTAAGGCGGGAATGGGCTTATGGGAAAATTCCTAGGCTTATTCTTCTTTATTCGCGGTCTTTGATTATGGAACGGTCAGAAAAAGTTGATTTCAACAAGAAGACCATCGTCTTTGATGAGTCGTTCCGTTCTTTCTGCAAGCACGCCGGTCTGACATATTACGGCGGTCTAGCCAAAGACGTCGATGAGATGCTGAACCGTATGCTGAATACGACTATTCAGCTTAGGGGCTGGTTTGACGCGAAGGAAGAACAAATACTTGCCGTGGGCAATTATCGGATTCTCGATTATGGCGAATTTCATTTCCACGATGGCGACTCTTCCGAGAAAACATATATTAGGTTCTCCGACTTGCTTTGGCAGATTCTTACTGAAAATTGTGTTCCTTTGAGCAGAGAAATCGCCGCCCAATTAGGACGTTCTCCTAGGGCTTTGGATATTTACCAATGGCTTGCTTATCGAACATATGCCCTGAAAAAGCCCGCCGTCGTTTCTTGGGAGAATCTTCGGAGTCAGTTCGATTCAGCGGATACGCCGATGTACTCTTTCAGACGGAGGTTTTGCAGGTCGTTGGAGAAGGTGTCGGACGCGTGGCCGGAGCTGGCGACTTCCGTTGGGGAAAAAGGATTGACGCTCTATCCCAGCAGAAGCTCCCTCACTTCGGGGAAAGGAAAGGAAAAGGCTTTCGGACAGGGGGACGTCTCTTCCGCAAAGGAGTCCGCCATGACGGAAAACCCGTTCTAACAAAAAGCTTGGGGCACCGGTTTTTCGATGCCCCAAGTTGAATGTTGGAAAACGGAGGGGAAAGAGCTATGCGACAACGTCGTTGTACATGGCGAAGTTTTGCGCGTCGGCCATATCCCATGCTGTGAATTCGACTTCCTTCAAGGACTTGTCGTATCCGCAGTTTCGGAGCGCGTAGCGTGCCGCCGCGTCGATGCCTTTGCCGTAGTGCCCGTCGGCTTCCGCCTTGTCACGGAGTTCGGCAATGCCATGCAAGGCCGCGCTGATAGCCATTCCGGCCATTTTCGTCACATCATTGTCCGCGCTGATGGAGAACGGTTGCCAATCGCATGCGCCGCTTTTCTCGAACACCCAGAATTGCATAGCCACAGGCTTGCGTCTGGTGCGTTGGAATGCTTCCGCCGGACAGTTCGCAACCGCCTGACGGTAGAACGACGCCTGAATGTGATAACCGTATTCGATGACATGCTTGTGGAAGTCCGTGGCGCTGGCACTGCTCGCGGTCTTCAAATCCACGAGATAGTCAACGCCGGTCGGAATCAAATCCGGCTTGGCTTTCAATTCCAGACCGGTATCGTCATCCGTCCACACGATGCACTGTTCGCATGTGCCTTTGCCGATAAGGTCGTACATGTCGGGACGGGAGTCGATGATGTTCTGCTTCATGCGTTTGAGCAACTGCATATCCTTGTAGGATACGACGATGTTGCCCATCGCCTCTTGCGCTTCACGCCATGCTTTGTTGGCTTTGTTTTGGAAGGTCTGCCCCTCGTCAAGGCATACGACCTCGCTCGTGTTCAACAGGTAGGCGTGGAATGCGGTGCCGAACTTCATCGCGTCCGTCGGCGTATGGTCGCCCAACAGTCGGTCGTAAGCCCATTCCTTCGGATTTTTCAGGAACGCTTTCAACTGGCTCTGGTCGAGCGCGTCCATGGCGAAGTATTCCTCGTCGGTCGCGTCTATAATTTCCGCTTGGCTCATGGAGGATTACTCCTCTTCGTCTCCGGTGATGGAAGTGTCTTCGCCTCGCGCTTCGGCGTCGGCCTTGACCGCGTCTTCGTCGGGCAGATGCACCTCGACCTTGTTGGTTTCGGCGTTCTGGAAGATAACAGGCTCCTCATAGTCGATGGGTTCGCCGGTCTGCGGGTCGAACTCCGGCTGGAGTTTCATGTTGTCAACGTAGTTGTAGGGGTTTCCATCGGCTTCGGTCTGTGCCCGGTCGATTTCCTCCCACGCGTCCTGCCATGCGGCGTACTCCTCCGCATAACCCGGATATGGTTCGATGTGGCGAATCTCCCAGTCGAGGAATTGTTTATCGGTGATGGGCTGGGATGGTTCGAAACTGTTGGTCAGAGAGTCCGGAATCGGAACCGTATATGATGCTCGGTTCCTTTCCTCCTCCTCGTCGGTCATCGGTTCGTCGAATACCACTTCGGAGTGGCCGTAATCGGTTGCCATTTTGGTCTTCTTTCTGATTTGCGCGGACATTTCCAAATATTGGACGGTTTCCAACCACATGCCGTGTGGCATTTCAAGCGGGTTTTTCTCCCACCGTTTATATGTGCTTGTTGACACGTCCAGTACTTCGGCTGTTTCAGCCTGTGTTTTTCCCGCTTGTATTCGAAGGTTGCGTAATGAGATGTTTCCCATTTTTTAGACAACTCCTTTCCTACAAGTTTCAACCCAACTATAGCATTGGTTCACTTTTGAGCCAAATCGTATGATTGAGTATGCTGATAATCCTTGAAATTCAAAGGGACACGCCTGATTTCACAATAGTTCAAATATGACCTATACTTGGACATGTCCACATAAAAGAACCGACTTCCTCCACTCATGTCAGAGCATGTTCAAACTGTTTCCCGAATGGAAAAGGTTCATGCCTGATATTGGTGTGAGAGGAAAACGAAAATAAAGGAGAAAGCCAAAAATGGCAGAGCAAGAGCAGTCCGCGTCAGTGCCGTCCACGCTCGACGTGTTCCTCCCCCACATCACTCTTGGACGTTGCTCCCTCTTCGAGCCTTACGTTTTCAAGCAGAGCGACGATGACAAGAACAAGGACAAGACTCCAAGCAAGCCGTCCTACATGTTCCGTGCGATTCTCGACAAGCGTCGTGACCGCGCCATTATCAAGAAGATTTCCGGCTATCAGAACGCATACATCGAAGAGCTGAAAGCCAAGCGCATGTTCGACAAGCGTGCCGCAATCCACTTCGCCCTCGTTGACTGCGATAGTGAGGAAGTAGAGGATAAGGACACCGGCGAACTGGTAATCATGTCCGAACGTGATTCCTCGCTGAGGGGCAAGTACATGCTTTCCGCCAAGTCTCGCGCAACCGAACCGCCGAGCGTCGGCTGGGTCGATGACAAGAACATCCTCCACCCCATGCCGAAACATTTCATCGTGAACGAGGAAGACCCCGATTCCGTTGAAGAGTACGAACGCCGACTCGACTTCTGGAAAGACAAGGTGTATGCGGGACAGTATGCGAGTGCCGTGCTTCGTCTTTCCGGCTGGCATCAGGCCAAGATTGGTCAGGGTGTGACCGGTCGAATCAAGAGCGTTGTCATTATCGGCGGCGGTACTCCGGCTGGCATCATGTCCCTTGAGGATGCTTTCACCGAAGAGCAGATTGCTGAAATGGTCGCATGGCGTGACCAGATGGTGCCGGATTACGAGTCGGGCGACGACCCGTGGAACAAGCGTGTCAAGCTTCGTTCCAGTTCTGACGTTGACGATTATGCTGAGGATGACGATGTGGAGGAAGAGGAGACTCCGAAGCCGCGTCGCAAGGCGAAGCCGGTCAAGCCGGTCGAACCGGAACCGGAAGAAGAGGACGACTACGAGTATGAGGAGGAGACTCCGAAGCCGCGTCGTAAGACCAAGCCCGCCCGTAAGGTGAAGCCGGTCGAACCGGAAGAGGAATACGACGGCGAGGAGGAAGAGGAGACTCCCGCTCCCCGACCGCGTAAGACCCGCAAGCCTGTCAAGGAAACGGTCGAAGACGATTACGACTCCGACTTTGACGAGGGTGCGGACACCGAATGGTGATTGATTTCAGTTAGCTAGAAAGCCCAGCCTACAAGATTTTCTTGCAGGCCGGGCTTTCTCTATCAAGAAAGACTACTGACTCTTTGAGGGGTTACGCCAATCATTCCCGCAATGTCTCTAACCGTCATTCCTTTTTTACGAAATACATCAATGGTCTGTCTGGTTAAATAAGAAGCTTTTTCTTGGGCTTCGTTGGCTTCGCTTCTTGCGTCCAACAGTTCCTTAAGCATCCTCTCGTCCTCTTCGCTTAGTTTTGGACGAATGTCTATTTCGTCAATTTCGTAGTCGAGCATTTTCGCCGCGTCTCGAACCATCTTGTCCACTTGGTCAAGACGGCGTGTTTGGGTGAAAAGACCGGGGATTTCCGGTACTTCGATTGCCCACCATCCCTCGGAACGTTGTGCGATGGCGGTGACCTTGTTGATTTTCATTTTATTTTCTCTCTGAAATATTTGATTATTGATTTTGCTGTGATTTCGTTTATCTCGTTGTGGCGCGGAATTGTCGTGGTTACGTTTTTGATAGTGACTTTAGTGTGGTTGCCTCCTTCTTTCCATTGGGCCGTGGCTCCTTTTTCTTTGGCGAGTTGATTGATTTGTCGCTCTAAGTCTTTTCTTTTCATATAATAAGTATATACCTATTTACTAAAATATTCAATAGGTATATACTTATTGTAGTCCTTTCCTTGATGGAACACAAACGGTGGACATAATGTGGATATAACCCATCAGAACATCACGCCACTGTTTCCATCGCCACCCGTAGACGGTTGGGACGGTGTGGACGGAGCAGTCGGCGTGGATGGCGTGGACTGCTGTTGCCTTGGAGCCGTGTACTGCCGTTGCGGCGTATAAGTGTACGTGTATTGGCGTTGCGGCGTATACGTCTGCTGGGATTGCTGCTGCTGTTGCGCCTGAGCCTGAGCTTCCTCCTCGGCCTTCCTCTTGGCCTCCTCCTCCGCCTTCTTCGCATTATCCGCGTCGGTCTTGGCCTTGCTGACCTTGCCCACCACATCTTGCAGACTGGACACCGCCTTGTTGGCGTCGGCCACATTGTCAGCCGTCACCTGCGTATCCTTCCACTGTTTGACGAGACTGTTCATGGTCTTCTTATCCGACGAGTCCGGAGCGTCGCCAAGTTTTCCGGCTTGGTCGATGAGACTCTTCAACTTGTTGGACACGTCCGCGCTCTTCGACTGCAATGCCTTCCGATACGCGTTGCCGGTCGCCTTGTATTGAGCGTTCAACGCCTTCATTTTCTTGCCAATTGCCGCTTCGGTCATCGGATTTCCTTCCGTGGCCTTGCTGAGCTTGTCACACTCCCCCAACGTGGTCTTGTCGTCCTTCACGAGACTGTTCTTGATTTCCTTAATCAGGTCTTTCGCGTCGGACACACGCTTGTCCCAATTGTTTTGGGCTTTCGTGAGCGAATCCTGCTTCTTTTGGATTTCAACTTGCCGGGCCTTCTCGGCTTGGGCGTGAGTGTATGTCGAATAAGCGTAATAGCCACCACCGCATAGAAGCGCGATACCGGCCAGAATCACCACGACCATGATAATGATTTTACGGATTCTGCCACCATCGCCCTCACCGTCGGTGGTGCTTTCGGCTTCGGCATCATCCGCATAATCCGGCAGTTCGCCGTCGAATTGTTGCGGCGGAAAACCGGAGGGCTGTCCTACGGGCGTACTGTCGAACTGGTTTGCCTGTATACTGTCATCCCAGAAACCGTCATCCTCCTGTTGTGGCGCGGATTGTTGTTGCTGGGGTGCCGACTGTTCCTGAACGTTGGAACCATCCTCCCACCATTGGCCTTCACCATGGTCGTTGAAGATGCTGTTTCGACGGTAGAAGTCATCATCCGGCTGGTTGGACTGTTCGCCGTTCTGCTGGTTCGCCGGTTCGGTGTCGAATTGGCTCACCGGCGTATTGTCGTACTGGTTTTCCTGTCCGCCGTCATCCGGTTCAGGCTGTTGGACTGGAATCTCATCTCCCCAAATATCATCGTAGGCTACCGGAGCGGCGTTCTGTCCATACGGCGAATTGTCGTCACTGCTCCCCCATATATCCGGCTCGTTGGACGGCTGGCTTTCCGGTATACCGTTCAACTGGGTTGCTGTTCCGCCTGTGGAATTGTCTCCCCAAATATCCTGTTCGCCGTCCGACTGGATTGCCTGTCCGCTGTCTGACTGTTGAACCGGCTGAGCGTCGGATTCATCTCCCCAGAAGTCTTGTTCGCTGGCCTGCCTGTCCGCCGTTTCACCATTCGACTGTTGGACTTGCCCGCCTGTGGGATTGTCTCCCCAGATATCCTGTTCGCCGTTCTGTTGGAACGCCTGAACGTCATCGGACTGTTGTTCAGGCATACTGGTCTGCTGTTGCGCCGGTTCGCCGGTATTCCAGAAATCATCATTTGACTGGTTTGCCGTTTCGCCGTTCGACTGTTGTGCCTGACCGTCGGCATACTGTTGTTCCGGCGAATCAATGCTCCAAATATCCGCTTGACTGTCCTGCTGGCTGTCCGGATAATCGGATTGTTGCGGTTCCGCCTGTTGCGGTATGTCATCCATCCGCCAGATGGAATCCTGTTCCGCCTGTCCACCGTTCTGCCGGTTCGCCGTTTCGCTGTTCTGTCGCCCATCCGGATTGACGGTATTCCGTCCTACCGTGGAGGCGTCGGACTGTTCCTGTATGTTCCACATGGAGAACGGGTCTATGTCATCTTCGGACTGCTGGTTTTCCGTTGCACCGGTTTGCTGTTCTGCCGGTTCGCCGTAAAATTGTTGTTCCTGCTGGAAAGCTGACTGCTCTTCCGTTCCAACAGCCGACTGCCCGACCGGCTCACTGTAGGGTTGCTCAGCCGGTACGCCGTTTTCGACGGGGGACTGTTCGACCGGCATACCGGAATCCTGTTCAACCGTTTCGCCTGTATCGGACGATGGGGAACCCCACGGGTCTTCCAGCAGACTGTCGATATCGATGGTATCCTCATCGACCGTACCATCATTCTGCTGGCTGACCGGTTTCACATCGGCCGGCTCCACCGGTTGACTGTTGAAACGTGGAGGCGGCGTTGTGGAGGATTGGTTTTCACTATTGGATGGTACGGCGTCATTCCGTTCCGCCTGTCCACCGTTCCGCCTGTTCGACGTACCATCATCGTTCCGGGAAGACGATTCTCCACTCGACTGCTTCGCCGTCGCACTGTTTTTCTTCCTCACAGTCGAAGAGGTGTTCCGCTTCGCCGGAGACTTCTTTTTCCTGCCCGCCGGTTTGGCGGCGGACTGCTCCACCGGCATGTCGGACATGTCCATCAAAAGAGACTCATCCAACCGGTTGTTGCCAATCAGAAAATCATCCTGCTCAGACATCTGCGAAACACCTCCAGACTATGATGGTCGGACTCTTACAAGCCCTGCTGTGCGGACTCTTTGGCAAGACTACGGGCGGCGGCTACCGCGCTCACGTGGGGCACGTCAACTCCAGCCGCATACAGTTTGCTCGCATGAGCTGCGGCGGCGGCACCTTTCAACGGTTCGTCCCGGTCTGCCACGTCACGACCGTCTTCACCGAATCCGCCTTCGGTCTCCAACTGGCTGGGGGAGTGGCTGTCATCCTCGTACATGGCACCGTCGTCGGGTTTTTCTGCGGCGGCGGGCACGGCCACGATGATGTCATCCCAAGACCAGTGACCGGCCTCATCATTGCCTTTCGGAGGATTGTTCTCCAACATGTGCTCGCGGAGAATGTCGCTCCAGCTTTTCCCATGCTTGTGGTCATCCTCGTAGAAGCCCTTGTAGACGCATGCCTCCTGTCCGACGAGTTCAGCGATTCCGCAACCACGGGACACTCCAGCCTCGATAAGATAACTCGGCACAGTCGGAGCGTTCTTCGCATCATTCAGCACGGTGCCACGAACGGTATCGTTGACCTTGTCGCCCAACAGAATCTTCGACGGAAGATTGGTCCGGACACTCGGGTCAAGACCATTCTGGCTGGTTGCGGACTGGGCCGCATACATGAAGAAGATGCCGCTGAAACGAACTGTCTGGCAGATTTTCAGCAACGCCATATAGTTCATCGCACGGATACCCTTCTCGTATTCGGCTTTGATACGGGTCGGATTATCCTTCGACAATCCCGGCGGAACGGTCAACGGTGCCGCCCATTGCGCAATCTCATCGCACACCAGCAGAATCGGCGGATACTGTTTACGGACGTCCTCCGGCAGACCCCACCAATTCTCCTTGCCATACTGGTTGATGACATTCGCACGAACCGCGCTCAAGTCCAGAATGTGTTGCAAGGTGGCCGCGCAGGATTCCATGCTTTCGCAACCCCAACCATGGTCGATGACCCACGGACGGCACCATTTGAAATCGACGCTCTTGTACTTGTCGTCGCATACCGCGAGTTGGCATCCGGCTGATACTGCGGCATATACAAGACAGTTGATGACCACGCTCTTACCGCCATTGGAAGCGCCCGCGACCAGCACGCCGGAAGCGTCCTTCCAATCGTTGTACAGCAGGTCTCCCGTCTCACGTCCACGGTCTGGAAGCTTCATGCCAAAGTAGGCGTGGCGCAAATCGCTTTTCTTCCAGAACTCCTTCGGCGGGTTGATGACCGCAGGGAAGGTCGGCGGCACTCCCGGATATACGGTGATGACACCGTTCTCCGCGTCGGCCTTGAAGAACCAGCCCTCGCCGCCGATAATCTCAACGGTCTCCTGAATCTTCGTATCATGCTTGGAGGGACGATACGTGGCCGCATTGCCTTTGATACGGATTTTCCAACCACCCTCAGCGGTTGGCGTCAGTCGGATGAGCCACGGATACTTCTGCAAGCCCAACGCCTCAGCGAACTGTTGGCGAATCGAAATGGTCTTATCGTCCATCAACTGCAACAGCACGACGCTCTTGGAACTGGTGCGCGGAATGAAATCGATGACCTTCCATGTCATGCCCGGCACATGTTTGATGGTCGGGTCTGTACTGTTGGCATAATTCAGTTCGATACGGGCGACGGTATCCTTCTGACGGGCTTCGCCCATACAGTCGGCGGCGTCGATTTCATCACCGTGCGCCATACCCTCCGTGAGAAGCTTCTGCATCTCCTTATCGTCGGTAGACATAGCCATCGGAGCGATGTAGGCGTAGAGTCCGTCCGGGCTGATGCTGTCGATGAGATAGCCTTCATATTTTTCAGGCTGGCGTGCGGCCTTCTCCTGAATTTTTCGAGTCAGACGCATCATATCGTCGGGATTGTGCGCGTCGAACCCTGCGGGGAACATTTTGGACAATCCGATTTTGATTTTCGGTCGTGTCTCAGGCATTGTGGTTTCCTCCTTCGAATGCGTGGGGTTGACTGATTGGTTTCAACGCTCCGAACCGGTCTTCGTAGAATCCTTGTCCGGGTAGCAGTTGGAAGCTGTGGTTGGCGAGACGGGTGATGAGATGGCTCGCCTGTTCCCTGTTGGATGGGAGTACATATTCTTCGATGGGGGAGTACCCCAAGTGGACGTGACCACTATGGGAGATGACGTTCTTCAAAAGGGAATGCTCTTCCATGGGGAACGTGGATGATACAAGCGCCAGATACACGCGCAGTCCGGAGATTCCGGTTTCGACTTCCCGTAGGCGTTCCTCGACGGCACGCAGATAATATCGGTCTTCGGTCTCCATGAGCGTGTCCAAGTCCTCGAAGACAAGCAGAAGCGGACGTGGGGTCGGGTCTCCTTCCACTCCATGCTTTTCGAGGCATGTTCCACGCCGTCTGATTTCAGCCACCGTCCGGTCAAGCACCTCCAACGTTTCGGCCTTTGCTTCATAGTCAACCTGACTGACGATGGGGGAGGGGAGCGGCTTGCCTTCGAAGTCGAAACGGATGACCGCATATTGTCCGGACAAAGCTTGCAACATGATGGAATCCGCAAGCATGGTCTTGCCTGAACCATGATTACCGCTGATGGTCAGCATGTTCTGATTGCCTTCTTCAGGCCGCCATTCGACCGGAAGGCCGTGAATATCATCACCTAGAATGAACGACATTTTTCTGGAATTCCCCTCCTTTGGGATTGTTGGAAAAGACGAGCTGGAAGAGCGGGATGATTACCATTCCTCTTCCTCCACGTCCTCGTCCTCGACGTTTTCGGAACCGTTGTTGGAAGTGAAGATTTCCTTGATGTCCTCCACGTCGAGCTTGGTGAACTGTTCCGCCGCTCGCGGCATGTACTGCTGGTAGTCGATGGGTTCCGGATTCGGAATGTTCGCCACAAGCCTCGCCAGTTCGTCCTGACCGCCCGAATACCATGTCTGCACGGCCATCAGAGTGCCTTGCATGCTTTCGTACATTCCACGACCGACCGGGATTAGACCATCCTCGTTCTTCAACGACTTCTGGGTGCGGTTCGCTTCGGAGAGATTCTGGGCGCTGACCACACCTGCGGGGGAGTCCATTCCCAAGAGAATACGTCCCAACGAACGGAAGAACGCGTTGCCGTTGTACTTCTTCATATCGTCCATCGTCAAACGCTGAGCGCCGAAAATGCATCGGATGCCAGCGGTACGACCCTGCACGATAATCTTGCTCAACGCGCTCATCGTCCTTGCGATGGATGCGTTCGTCGCGGACACGGCGGCATTGTCGTTGGCAATCTGCATGTCCTTCTGCGGGTTCTGCGTGGTCTTGCCCGTCTCCTGCAAATACGAGTTGAACTCATCGAACAGGATGTTCAACGGTTTCAGATGCTTGCGGTCGGCTTCCTCCACGTCGTCCGGGTCCAGTTCGAAGATGTTGCCCACGCCATACTTGTTGTTGATGCGCACACGTTCGGCCATCTCCTCACGCGCCCAAGAAATCACAGCCTCCGTCTCACGCAACTGGTAGAGGCCGACGAACGCCAGAGCCTTCGGTTTCGCCCACTGGGTGAAGTCGATGCAACCCTTCGACGGGTCGATGAGAATGATGTCCTCGCCTTTCAGCAAAGCCTCCGCAATGACAATCTGCGACGCGGACGACTTGCCGCTACCGCTCTTACCGCTGATGAGCAGATGTGGCGTGGTCTTCGTATCCCAATACACGGGATTACCCAAATCGTCCACGCCAATCGGGAACTTGCGACGGTCGCACTTCTTCGCCGTCTCCCAATCGGCCATGACGCTCGTCGGGAAAGGACTCTTCTTCGCCAACACCATGGAGAAATCCGTGCCGTAGGCTTGGATGATTCGACCATACGGATAATTCGCTTCGGTGAGGAACTTGCCGATATTGTATTGGGGTTTGTCCAAATCCAATCCGCCCGGAATCTGGAATTTGGCGAGCAGAACCTCCTTGTTGTTCGGAAGCACGCCCAACGATTCGACGGTCGGCGTCTTACCGGAACTGTCCTGAACCCCGGCAACACCCCAAGCGTCAGACAAGGCTAGTTGAATGAGTTCCTTCTGGGCGGCTCGAATCTTCCAATGGGCCACGCTGTCCGGGTCGGTGCCCAAATACGGGTTGGAGCACAGCCAGACGGTCGCACGGTCAGCCGACTGCCAATCCCAATACACTCGTTCGGAACCGACGGCGGCGCTGATGTTCGCGCTTTTCCTGCGCACGTCGGCAACGGTTCCGCCACGACCCAAATGGAAGCCGATACGCCAGATGGCCGTGTCCTTGCCCATCTGCTGACAGGAGTCGATGACCACCTCCGCACGGGATGGCATCACGTCCATGAGCGCCTTGTAGATGAGCGCCTGAGCGTAACGACGGTATTCCGGACGGGAACCGGTCAGACGGTCGATTCTCAAAGGGGCGTTGTCCGCCATGACCAGCGAGGTGATGCCGTTCTCCTCGATGAGTCCGACGAAATCCTTGGACGGGTCGAGACTCGATAGGTCGTAGCGCATGAAGTCGGACGTGCGGTCGGGTGCCGTCAGCATTTCCGGCATGAACGAAAGCGTCCAGCCTTCGCTCGTCTCTACAATCCTCTCCTCGTCGTAGTTGCAGACGGGAAGATTCAGCTTCGACCCGACGATATCCTGCCAAGCCTTCTGGTCACGTTTGAACCGGCGGGACAGTTCGATATACCGGTTAAACGACTTGCTTTGGGTCAATCCCGCCGGACGATACTTGTTGCCCTTGTCGTTCAGCTTCGTCTCGGGTTGGGCGGCGAGCATGAACGCATTCTCCAAATCGGAGAAGATAGGCATTTTGATGATGTCAGCCGGACTGAACGGGTTCGCCAACCATTCCAATCCCAACTGGGTGATGAGAGCACCACCACTGGGAGGATTGTGCAACAGCATCAGCCATGCCGCCTCTTCCTCATCGTCTGCGGCGGCGTCGATGACCTGAACGAGCGGCGGACGTTTATGCCATTCGTTCTGGGCGCAATAATCGTAGGCGATGTCGGCAACCAGTTGGGCGATTTTTGCTCCGACCTTCTTCTTGGTGATGTCGGGAATGCAGGACTCGTCCTTGCCGTATACGATTCGCACTAGGCTTGGGTCGAACTGCCAGCCGTTCTCCTTGATGGTTTTGGCGGCGAGCAGGGCTATGAAATTGTATCCGCTGGAAGTGGCGGAGGAACGTAACGGTTCCACACCGGCCTTCAATACCTTCTCATTGCTTCTTGGAGCGTCATACTGGTCTTGCAAGCGGACTCGCATGACGTGCATCGGATTCTTGCGATGGCCGACCTTCTTGACTTGGGTGACGTAGGCTCCTCCCCACATCTTCGCCAAGTCGTCGCTTTTGACCCAACCGTCCAGCATGCGTTGCGCTTTTACAAGTTCACGCCAATACGCGGTCTGCTTCTTCTTGTCGAATTTCGTCACGAGCAACAGGAACAGAAGTGCGGGAAGACTGAGCGTCGTGGGAATGTCCACGAACCCCAAATATGCGCAAGCTCCCAGTATAACAAGAAGAACGACAGCGGAGACGATGGCGATGGTCTTCTGCGACGGCTTGCCTTTTTGCAGGAAGGCGAACACGCTCACACCCTGATAGATATGCCGACGGTCTACAAGACGGTCACGCCAATGGATGACGCCCATGACCGACATGAAACCGAATATCATGTTGAACGGTATCGTCCACAATCCGCATCCACGACTGGCGTACAGGCCGACGAACCAGCCGACCCACCATGAGACCCTATGTACGGCAAGCCAGTCGGACTTGGACATGAGGTCTGTGAATGTCTCGGGGTTCTCATCGAACTCGTCGTCCTTTTCGGGACGGGAGTAAGGTTTCAGCCCGGAGAACATATCCTTCCAACGGTAGTAGACGTTGAGTTTCTTCGGGTCTATGAGGTCTGTCTTACGTGCGGGCGTCGGATAGGTGGCCGTGGTTCCTCCTACGAGGATTCCCAGCCAGATGAACGGCATGAGCGGAAGTCTCAGTAAAGTCCAGAGGATTACGCCGATGATGATTATGAGTCCACACCAGAAGCCGCTCCAGATATGGGTCGGCTCTTTGCTCCTACTGCGGCTTCGTCCACCGCGATTCTGTGTCATCGAGGACTCCATTCATTATCTGTTTTTGAATGTCGGAAATCTATTAACGACACTAATGGACTGTTTGTTGTAAACCTTTTGAAAACAGGAAAATTGTTTGGAGGAGGTTGGGGTTGGTTGGGGTGTTTTTTGGGCGTGTCGTCGTCTTGGGTGGCGAGTTATTGTAGAAAGTTTAGGTTCGTGCTATACTGAGATTGTCCACAAAAAAGAGTCGCCATAAGGAAACAAATTATGACCTAAAGAAAAAGGAGAAAACAAAATGGCAACGCTACTTATCTCGATTGGCACGTTCATCGTCTACTCGATTTGCGTCATCGTCCTCGCAATCGGAGGACTGTCCATGACCAGTGCAGGACAGACGTTCGAAACGATGTTCAACAACTTCTTCGGAACAGTCATCCCCTCAATCGCCGTCGGAGCATTCGACATCTTCACGTTCCTCATCTTCGTTGCCATCCTCCAAACCATCATCTGGTGCTTCCGAATCGAATTCCATGAGGGCAAACTGCGTGATATCCCCATCGACTGCGTGCTCATGGCAATCGTTCCAATGCTCTACGTTCACTGGAACCCCGGAGATAATTTCTGCCTCCTGCTCGCACTTATCGGATACCTCATCCCCACGGGTGTCATGTGGATGAACACTATCCTGCTTCGCCTCGGAAAGAACGGGTTGGACGGAAGGGAATCCCAGTACAAGAAGGCTGACGGCAGGGTTTCTCGCTAAGATTCTTCTAGATGTTCGAACACCCGTCCGAACTTCCTAGCAAAAGGCTGAACTCATGTCCCACAACAAAAAAACCATCACCATAATCACAGCAGTCGTCCTAGTGTTGGCGCTCGTCATCGGATGGTGCGCATGGCGCAAGCACGTCACGTCCACCAAAGAGACCCAAGCCAGCGCCAACACCAGCTCCTCCAGCTCCACCAACAAGGCCAAAAAGAAGAAAACCCCAGTCTTGTCCGACAAACAAAAGGAACAGAACAAGACCATCGCCCTCCAAATGGAAAAAGACATGCGCAATTGGGGAGTGGACTCGCTCGCAGACCCACACCAGTGGGCCAAACAGCCAGCCGACCAAGTATTGTCCGCATTAAGAACACCAGACAATATCGAGACTCCGGCGGGCATGCCCACCTCCATGAAAATCAATCAAGGATGGGGAAGCAACGCCCCCTCCTACGTGTGCAACACCTCCGACTACCAGTCCTTATGCGACACCATGCCCACCTCCCAAGCATGGTGGAAGAACGAAGTATGGGGCACCGGAGCCAGATGGGTCAAAGACCCGACGGCCACAGTGCTCGAAAGCGGCAAGGTAAGAGTCAAAGGCAAGGTTCGTTCCATCCTCGTCACTAGCGGCGACACTTATTCTATGGGCGGCTACAATGCGCTCACCCCGGCATGGCGGGATTATCAGATTAACGACATCCTCACCATCAAAAACGGAAAGGTCTCCGACATCGAATATGTAGGAAACCAGAACTGGTGGATTAACCCGTTCCTGACCGCATGGACTCCCGACAGGGTTGCCGACAGTATCGGTGAGGGCAACAGAATCGCCATTCCAGTTTCAGGCGCATTAAATTGGAATGGTATGAATCCAACCGGCATCACCCGCGTACTAAACGCGCCCACCAGCATGGGAGGCATGGATGGAAAAGTCGATTGGAGCATGTGGGACGATTTGATTCAGGCCGGAAACACAGCCAACGGACAGCAACAGGCACCAGACCTTGACCCGGCGAAGGACGCGGCCACCATTCACGACAGAGAATAGTGCCTTACAAGCAAAAAGAGAAGGAATCCACATTCCTTCTCTTTTTTATGTGTTGCGCCGTAAAACCTCCGACTTCAGTCAGGGGAGGAAGTCAAAACTCAAACTACTTCTTCCAGTTGGAATTACGGAAGAATTGGCAGTCGGTGCTGGAAAGCTGGGATTTCGTCAGCCATCGAGAACCATAGGAGGAGAACGACGCGGAACCATCACGGTTGCCTTCACTGATACGAATTTTCCAACCGGACGGGTCGGAGGACACTTCCTCAACCACGGCCACGTGACCACAATCACCACCACCGGCGAACGGGCTACCACGACCTGATATACCGTCACCGGGTTTAGGGTTCCCATCGACCGTCCAACCGGATTGGCCTTTCAGATTGTTGGCGATGTCACCACCGTTACCCATAACCCAAGACCAGCCTTCGTTGCCGTGAATCATGGCAAGACGGTTCCATGCATACCAGACGCACTGATGACCATATTCCAAATGCGGGTAGAACACACCAGCGTCGGACGCGCTACAAATCTTCTGATTGCCCGAACACATCCAAGAAAAGTCCCCATCCTTGGTAGGCGCTCCGCCGACGGAACCATACGAAGTACTACCGCTATCGTCACTCACAGGGCACGTGGTGTTCGCATCGGAATCATCTGAGGAACCGCTTGAGGAACCACCCGTGTCAGCCGGGGGAGCGGAATCAAACTGCACTTCTGACGATGGTGGGAACTTGTTTGTCTGCTTGATGTAAGCAATGAACTGTTGGGTCACACCCCAAACGGTCGAGACGTAATTATTGTCCGTGGCGTATCCGGCATTCTTTAACTCCTGAATATACGCGTGTGGGTCGGTACGCTTCTGCAATGCCGTCGCATAACGGGAATTCTCGGTGATGAACTTGCCATAACCGGCGAAACCATCCTCGTCGGAATCGTAGACCGCGAAATCACCGGTCGTGTCATAGCATCCACCTTGATTGCATTCCTTGGTGGCAAGCTTGACCGACTTTTGACCATTGACCGCCTTAATGCCAAAGAAGTTATGATATTTGGTCGTCAGACTGGAAGCGCCCCAAGCGCTTTCCACTGCGGACTGTCCAAGAATCGCCTCATATGGGATACCGTACTTCTTGCCGATATCGAAAGCGGCCTGACCATACTTATCCGTATATGCTTGAACGGAATTGGTTACTGTCACATTGGCCGACGCGGTATCGGTGGTTCCGTCCGTATCGTCGGATTGTGTGCAACATTGGGAACTGTCATCATCGGAATCCCCACTCTTGCCGTTGAAGGAGATGTCGTTCAATCCTTTGTCGTAATAGTCCTTGGCTACCTGTTTTCGGCTATCCTCATTACGGGAAGCCCAATTTGGCCTTTCCCATCCGGCCATCCATGCGACTGCGGCCACTTCCGGGTCGCTGGCGTCATGCCAAGTATCGTACAGATTGTCGTTCTTGACGGCTATCTCGGCCTTGGCTTCCGACAAGTAATGATTGTTGAAGGAGCTTTTCGCGGTTGCCACAAGCATTTTTATCTGCCCGTCTTCATCCGAGTCGGGGGTATCCTTCAAACCGTTGGCGTCCATCCATGTGCGGATTTTGCTTCGGGGGTCCCATTGTCCCAAACCGTAGGCATTGCCACTGCCACTCCTGTCCGCTACGAAACCGGATTCGGCATACACATTGCCCAATACTCCAGCCGTGGCCGCTTTGGAGAATCCCGCTGACGCGAACGCCTTGGCGATTTTGATTGCTACATCATTGGTTTTGAAATCAGAAGATGAATTGGAGCTACTGGAGTCCGAAGAGGAGGAGTCGGAGGAGCTGGACGCGGAAGAGTTGGAAAGACGATAGTAGGAAGTGTATTTACCGCCACCGTAATCCAACGGGACTTCCGACACCTCGTCTCCCTTGCTGTCACCATCCTTGCCATCGGTGTCCTCGTGAGCGCCAACGGTCTTATTGTCCCCGATATAGATTTCCGTGTGGCCGTCCCGCCATACCACGTCACCTTTCTGGAGCTTGTCTGCGGAACCATCGAAGTCGGTTTTGGTGAAACCGGCCTTGCTCATTGGGTCGTCCATACTGGACGTGTTGAACGGAGAGTCACCCAGATTCTTGACGCCACCCTTCGTCAACGCGTAGTAGACAAAACTGGAACAGTCAACATCAGGATTAAGCTTTCGTTTCGACTGGCTATAGCCGATTTTGCCATCCTTAGCCATTTCCTCGGCCTTGACTATGTACTTGTCTATGAGACTGTTCCCACTGTCCGAACTGCTTTGGGCAGAGGTCTTCTTGCATCCGTTGGAGCGAATGGACATCATGGCCGTATCGGACACGGTACTCATACTGGTCACGCCGACCGTTATCATCATGTCGAAGAGGAGTAGGCCAGCCATCCCCATCGCCGCCATTTTTCCAAAACTTTGCACTGTACCCGCCTTACAAAAAACTTGGAAGAGATTTTTGCCATCTCTTCCAAGTTAACAGAATTTTTTAGGTAAGTGGAGGGAAATCAGTGGAATGGTTCAAACGGGATACTGAACACCATATCGTAAAGGTCTTCCACATCACCCGCCGCAGTCTGCGCGTCGGATAGAATCTGTTGCGGTTCCCGCTCCTCCCCCCAAAGGTCGAACAGGTTCACGACCGTATCGACTTCCTTCTCGCTTTTACTGTTGATTGCGAACCCCAATAGTCGGCCACAATTAAGGTCGGACAATGGTTTGCTGATTTCCTTAGACCATTCGCACGCGGTTTTCCACGCGTCATCATCCATCGTATAATCTCCGTCCACACCATAAGTGAGAAGGTCTCCCTCGGTGCTTTCCTGAGCAATGTCATGAATGACGAACATGTATTCGATGGCGAGGAGATACTCGTCCAAGCTCATTTCGTCCACGTTCCAATCATGGTTCGTCGGGAAATGCAGATACGGGTAACGGTTCAATGTCTCATTGCCGATTTTGTCACCCTCATGGAGCAGTGCCACGGGGAGTGTGAAGATAGGCGACAGGTAGACTCTTCCCTCGACACCGCCATGCTGGTCGTTCTCCGGAATGGCGATAATCTGCTTCATCGAATTGACGATACGGTTCACATACTTGGTGGGTTTCTCCAACAGCAACGGTCTGCCGCTGGAGAAACCTTGAAAAGCCATGACGTCATATTTCTCCACCACCGGCGTGGTATCGAACTTCGGTGGGGACAACGGGGTCACGTTCGGCTCGTCCCGCTTTTTGCTGGGGGTCGGACGGTTCTCTCCGAAGAAATCCTTGTAGCTCACTGTTCTTGTCCTTCCTGCGTTTCTGACGCTTGCATTGCTTTCTTCTTTTCCTCTTCACGGCGAATCTTATCGGTTGCGGTCGTGGAGATTTCCTTCAACAGGTCTGGCGGAATGATGACTTCGACGGGTACCGGCTGTTTGCTGGAATCCTTGAAGTAGGCGACGGCACCACGAATGGTCTTGTCCTTGCCGGTCTCCTTGTCCTTGATACGCAGACGCCTCATGCCAGCCCAGTTCGGCTCATCGTTCTCCTTCGTATCACCCATGCTCATACGGGAACGGATACGATTGCCGGAATCCTCAATCTGCAACAGTCGCAAAGCGTCACGGGCAGGAGAATCCTGAATCGGGTCGTCCAAAGCCAGCAGGAACGCTCGTCCGATACCGCCGGTCATGCCAGCGTTGATGAACTCCTTGACCTTCTGGGAGGCGAACACCGGGGTGAAACGGCGGGAACGTGCGGTACGCATCCACTCGTTCACCTTGGCGGCACCCTTGTCCTCGCCTAGGATTGCCCAAGCCTCATCGATGCCGACCATTCCGTCTCGTTCGCTTACTGCGGCACCCGCGCCGAACACAATCATACGAAGCACCCAACGTTGAATACGTCCGGTAACGGTGTTCTCGGCTCCCGGTTCCGGAATCATGGAACGGTCGCCAGCGTTGATAAGGGTAAGGTTCTGACTGACACGCAAAGGGGCCACGTTATCGTTCGTACCGAAGATAAGACGCAACGACTGGTTCGTGTTGACGCTCATCGTAATCAGTTTGAACACGTCCAACGTGTCCGGATACAAGTTGTATTGCGAAGGGTCTTTCCCCGCTTGCTGGAGAGCACGGAAGTCGGTAGCCGCCTTGTATAGGATGGTCCCGCAACAGCGGCCACCCTTCTTGTAACCGTAATCCAGCATGGCCTTGACGGTAAGCTCATAGGAGGTGTCGCCGTCAGGTTTCAGAATATCGGAAATCATGATAGCGGCCATATCCTTGGCCTCTTCCTCGCTTCGGAGCACATTGTACGGGTCGAATGTTCCGTCAGCGATGTCGGAATCCATTCGGAGCACTGTTCCGTTACGGGACAGGACGGCATCCTCGAAGTCGTTGCCTTCCTTCGGGTTGACGAGAATACAAGGCGTTTTGCCCTTGCCGCTACGGGAGTCAATCAGCATCCACTGGAGGAACAGGCTCACCAACAGCATGGACTTTCCGGAACCGGTCTCGCCAATGACCAGAATGCCCGGTCGCGTGTCCTTATCCTGCACCGTCGTGGTGCCCACGTAAACAGGTTGCCGGTTCGCTTCGGTCAATCCGACCAACGCGCCCGTATCGTCACCGGCCTTGGCGAAACTACTCACGCCGCCACCAGCCACGCAGGTCGCAGACCAGTGAATCTCATACGGTGTCATACGCACCGGAGAACAGGCTTGCATGCTTTTGAACGCCATCAACTGTTCGTTGGCCGTGGTCAGATTCGTGAACTCGAAATTTTGGATGTTCTGCAACGAGTCCACGGCCATCTGAGCGTTACCTGCCACACAGGTGGCGACACTCAAATCGATGATGCTCGGCGGCATTTCGGGAGAATTGTAAATGGCCTTCTTATAGTCCAGACGATATTTCAAATCGGTCATATCGGCGGAAGCCTCACGGCCATGCTGATAACGTTCCTTGATGTTCTCGTCAATCGTGCGGGCGTTACGGCGAATCGTGTCAGCCGTTACCTTGCCGGGTTCGACCTTGCCGCGAATGGACGTTCCGACGGCGTTCGCGCCACCGGCTGTGGCGACTTCCATCAGTTTCGCAATCCACAGGTTGGACGGGTCGGTGATGTCCGATTGTGCGAACTGGGTTGTTCGGGCGAAGCAGATGGACGCCGGATACTCGCTGTCGATGTTCCACTGGTCGCAGTCGATTCCCTCATCGTATAGTCGTTTCGCGTTCTGGCAGACCTTACTGTTCGGGAAGAAATGCAGGTGGTCGTTCTCGGCAATGATGGGAAGGGCTGACGCGGACGCGCGGCTCACCCACCATGTCTCCATCATTGCGACCAGCTGTTCTCGTTCGCTTTCCTCCATGACGGTGAAAGGTATGAGACCGGCGTTCAACATGATGCGTTCGATACGATGCGCGTCCGGCAGATACTCCTCGAACATGGCGTAACCGTTCGCCATGGAGAAGCTAAGCTGATTGAACTTCGTGGTGACTTTTCGTAGAAGCGACTGTTTACGGCCTTTCCTACCGGCTTCGCCACCCAGTTTCAACGGGACTCCGATAACGGCGAACTGCTTACACACGTTCAGATTACGGTAATAGTAAGCCTGATAGCTTTTTAAATCATCCTGCTGCATGACCGGCGGACGGTAGGGGATAGGCATGGAACCGGTCAGCAGGTGGAATTCCCTGTATTCGCTTTTCAGAATGTCACGGTATCTCATGCCAGCCACGCTGACCTCACCGGCCAACCCGTCGAAGAAAGCCATGAAGCTTTGCTCGGCTTCCTTTCTCTTGGAGTCGCCCGCACCATCCAATAGTGCGCTCGTCCAAGGAATCTTCGCATACAGCCATACCGTTCTGTCCGGTGTCGCCGCTCGGAGCAGACCGTATTCGCTGCCGGGGCTGATGAAGCTTTCCGGACGATAGAAACCGTCTCTTGCCATTTCGGGTCAACCACTTTCGATTCTGTGGAATCTTTCCTGTATCACTGGTTTCGACTCTAATGGTTTCGACCGTTGTCAACCTTCGGAAAACGGAAAAATCCCTCCCCTATTGGAATATCCGTTGGGGGAAGGATTCAGAATCGGCGGAGTGAATCAGTCGTCCAAACCGAAATATTCCATAGGGTCGAAGTCGGCGCTCATATACTTGCCGGGGTTCTTGTCTTCGACCGGCTTGTCTGGCTTGTCCGGTTCGAATGGCTTGTCGATGGCCTTCTCGCCTTTCTGCTTCAATCCGGAATAAGCCAACTGTCTCACGGACTTATCCGAATCGTGGGACAGTTTCTTCAACGTTTCGACGGACGTGTTCGAGTTCGTCGCGATAGCACGCTTCACATGGGGACTCCACTGGTCGGACATATAGTCCAATGTTTCCGTCGAAGTGTTCGGGTTACCGGCGACGTTGATGCGGGTCTGAGTCCAACCGTCATCGGCCAGAACGTTCAATGTTTCCGGCGAGGCATGGGGATTGAACGCCACCTGCTCACGAACCACATTGTCGGCGTTAAGCGCCAACTGTTGCAAATCCTCCTGAGACGTATTCTCGTGTTCCGCGACGTTCCGTTGGGTCTCATAATCGTCCACGCGGAGACATTCGTGAAGAGTATCGGCGTCGGCTTGCCAATTGTCGGACGCGGCACGGGTTATTTTCGTCATATCATCGGTCACGGCACCATCCAGTTGAAGGGCCGGTTCCAAAGCGTCATCCACGGCTTTCCTAATCTGCCCGGAATTCAAATCCGAACGTTTCAACGCTTCCGCACGGACGATGGCCTCATCATCGTTCAACAGTCGTTCCGTAGCGTTCTTCGGAGTATGTGGATTGCCAGCCACGGCACCGCGAACCTTCCAAGACTCGTCGGACGAGAGCACATCCAATGTGCGGACGTCATCCGTGTTGCGTGCTACCGCATTACGGATTTGGGGATTGTAGTCGAACCGGCATACGCTCAACGCGGTATCGTCGGCACCGCGTTCGATTGCCGTGCAACGAACCTTGGAATCATATCTGACCAACTGTTGCTCGTAATTGTACCGGTTCTCCCGCTTGTCTTTTGGCGGTTCGCCGTTCGCATTCGGGTAGGTCTCGTCCTCGTCGAATGGATGGTTGAACCCGTATTCGGTAGTGGCGAGATTGTTCAGCACGGCGGTAGGCGTCCTATCATCCAAGGCCATGTTCTCCAAATCGACCGTACTGGTTTTGGAGACGACATCCTCAATCGAAGCGCCGCCATGCTCCTTGACCCATTTGCCCAGCGGGTCTCTTGCTTGTAAAGGATTGTACATTCCTCCTCCAATTTCTTTTAGTATTCGAATTGGATATCGTCGTGTCCGTTATCGTCGTTGAAATCGACTCCCGCGTATTCGTCCGAAAGTCTTTGATTCTCACGGCAATGTTCAAGATTCATGACGGCCCTACGGCTGACTTTCTCGTCCTTGTCTTCGCTTAGCGTCTCTAACGTGTGAAGGCTGGTGTTCGGATTGCCCGCCACATGAAGTCTCGTCTCTGAGTCCTTCGACTGGGAGAGCCTGTCGAGCCTGTCCGGCACCGTGCAGTGTTCCGCCATGGGGCGGGTGCTGATGGTGTTGGTCATGTCGAAACGGTTCAGTATGCCCTGCGCCGACGAATCGTAGCCTAGCTCATGGAGTTTTTCGCACTGCTCGGACGAGGCGTGGTAGAGGAACTGGTCGGCCAATTTCGTCTCCGCATCGATAGCCATGGCGGGGCATTTCATCCTGCCTTTGCTAAGGGGGAAGGTGGTTCCCGCCCTGCCGTCCGTCCATTCGCTGTGACCGGCCTCGAAGATTTGCAAGGCTGCGTCGTAGTCGCCGTTCCTAGCCGCCTCCGTGGCTATCTCCGACGTGTACGCGTCGCAGACATGCAGTTTCTCGTTGGTCTCTATATAGTCGTTGTAACCGTCCTGCCCCGGTAACGGCATGGGGTCTCTCACATCGTCGTAGTCCATAAGCTCTTCGAGCCTCAGTGTTTGATGGTATCTGTTCTGCCCGAGCAGGACGCTGGGATTACCGTAATCGCCTTCCTTGCAGTATTCCAGCGAACGGTTCCGACACCATGCCATGAGAGCGTAGTCGGCAATGTCCTTGTCGGCATCGCCTTCGAGCCGTTCCAGAGTGTTAGTCGGGGTGTTGCGGTTGAGGGCCACGGCACGTTTCACATAGAAGTTGTCATCGTCCGCCATCATGTCGAGCGTCTTGCCGTCCAGTTTCGGATTGGACGCGACTGCCGTGCGCTCCCTCACGTCGTCGCTGTACTTGAACGAGTCAAGCGTCTCGTCGCTGATGTTCGGGTTCATCAGCGCCTCCAGCCGGTTGTTCTCGTCTTTGCCGGTCTTGGCTATCTGGTCAATTACCGCTGTCGGCGTGTTTTTGGTATCGACAGCCGCCCCATGCTCTTCCGCATAGTTGAGACTTTTGACATTATCGGCAAGACTCGCCTTCGGATTGCCACCATGCGCTTTCATCCACTTGCCCAGCGGGTCGCGTGGTTCTGAAGGATTGTATGTCATAGAAGAAAACCTCCTTTTCGCTGTAAACAACCTTACGCGAAAGGGAGGTTCTATTCTTGCTGTTTGGGTAAAAATCAGGCTCCGGCTTGGGTGGTGTCTTTTTTGACTATGGACACGTATTCGTTTACCAGTTTCTTGAGTTCAGGATTCTGGTCGAGACGGATTTCCACTCCAAGCTTGGTGTTCTTGTAGAACGCATAGTTTTCCTTGGCGGCGATGGAAAGGCTGAAATCCTCAACCTTCCAATTGTCGCCTGTCCCACGGTCCAGACTAAGGAACATGGCTCGGGCGAACCATTCCCTGCCGGTCGTATCCTTGACTGTAATCATGGGCTGAATCTTATGGGTGACATCTGCCGTGAGACGTTTGCCCGGCACGATGATTTTAGGCATCTTCCTTACCTTCCTCCTTATATACGAACATGACGTTCATGTGACTGTTCTTCAAGGCCGCATCCAATGGTGTTTTGCTACGAGCGCGATGACGGTATGCTTCGATATACCATTTTTCAAACGGGAAGTCGTCTCCGCTTTTGATGTTCTTGACCTTCACCCAGCGGGACGCGGTTTTCGCCCGCAGTGCGGTCGGGGCGGTGTAGCCGTCACGGTCGTCCATACCGTACTTGTAGTCCTCTCCGGACTCGTACAGTTTGCCGATGAGATATCTGCCGTCGGTGCGCCAGAGGATGAACTGGGAGCAGGTGTCGAGCGAGCGGACTGAGACGATGCTGTCGAACGGGATGATGGCTTTGCCATCGTTCTGTTCCGCATGGTTGATGATTTCATCCATCATGCTTTCCGCCTGTCGCCAGTTGTAGCGGATGATGGTGTCTTCGTCGGGTTTGACGCTGGCTTTTCCAATGAGGTCTGATTCCGAACTGATGCGCATGAATACTGCGCGTCTGTCCATGAGTGTTTCGGTCATGGTGTTATCCTTACTCTTATGTGACTACTTCCAGTATAGGGTGTTTTTGCGAATGTGTCCAATACTGGAATCAGTCACACCTCACGTAGTCGAATACGGGTAAGTCCCGAACGTCGGGAAGTGGTAGCGGACTTGCGTTTGCCATCGGCGTCGGCCATGGTCAGCATGGGTACCTTGCGTTCGAACACCAAGGACAATGGTTTGCCCTTGTCTTTACCTGCGGCGAGTTCATACAGGTCTGGGTTGAAGCTTTCCAATGGTCTCAGGTTGTCCAACGCTATCCAGTATTTGGCTGGTTCTTTAGACCATGGTTTGGGGCATTGGTAGAAGCTTCCTTCGTCCCATGTCCTTGGATTGTATGGGCTTCCGAAGCCAGTCACTTCGCCTATGAGCATGAGGTCTTCGTCGTGCGCGTACAGGATTACCTGCTCCACGTTTTTCATGACGCCTATGATTCCGCATTTCCATAGGACGTGGTTGTCGTGTTCTTTGCTGGATCGGAGATATTCCTGCATCACGGTGTGCGGTTGGAAGTATACGCGGCCTTGTCGGGGTGCGTATCCGATTCGTATCATCAGGATTTCTTTTGAGTGTGTTGTACCAGTCATGCCCCCATATTACCATATGTGGACAATTCCAATATAACGTGTAGCATGCTAGGGGGGTAACCTAAACTCAGTGCGCGTCACCCTTCTTCGACTTGCCGGACTTGCGAGAGGCCTTCAAAACGGCGGCAAACATACGGGCATCGTCTATCACGGAAGAATCCTCAGAATTTTTAGAAAAAGTTCCTTCGGGGGGTTCTATGCCAGCTTGCTCATACGTGACATCCCCTGCAAGGAACTCAAACAGAAAATCCAAAGCCGCCAGCAGGGCCTCGATAATCACCACGACGGACGGAATGACCAGAAGCCCGACCGCATACGTTCCAAATACGAGATGAAGCAACACAATCGCCAGCAACGTGAACACGAACACCGCCAGCAACAGGCTGAAACCCCGATGGAAGGCTTTCAACAATTCGGCTTCGATTCTACGAAACCTTAATCTCGTTTTCTTCGACATGGTTTTTTCTGTCTCCAATCATCCACTGTTTTGCCGTGAGTGTGCCCCCTGCCTTTAGGTGCGGGGAGGAATCACAGCTTTCTTTTTTCCATATTACGCGTAATGTGGTATTATTAGAAATATGAGTCAGAAAGTCGTGTTGGAACGTGTGACGTTGGACGGTGCCAAACCGTTCATCGGTTATACCGACCAGCATGACCCATGTTCCGAAAAGCTTTACGCGAATACCGGCAGTCAGGCGATGGAATGGCTTTGTGACGCTTGGCGTTACCGGTTCAACCAGCTGAGGTCGAACCGTTGCAAATACGGTAAGGACAAGACTCTCATCCCCATTGGCGGCACGCCCGACACTCGTAGCGTCAGCCAGTCTCGGAAAGAATGCTCTTGGCTAACCGCAGTGCCTTCCCTTATCTTGGAATCCCCGACCAGAATCGAACGCGTCGAATGGTTCACCGCCGTGCAACGACGCAAGACCCTATTAAGCAAACGGTTGAAACCGGGGAGAATGCCCCGTTTCAAATCGTACAAGCGTGACGGGCAACGTTTCGTCTGCTGGCACAACGGGGGACGCAACGCCGTATACCGTCAGGTCAACCGCAACCACGGCATCATAACCATCACCGGGCAGAATCCCAAAGGCATGTCATTGCCGGGCGAACCGTTACGCTACCGCATCCTCCTGCACGTGCGCGTCAGCCAGCCGATACGCGAATACACGGCCATCCAAGTGGATTGGACGAACCGTACCGTAGTATTCAACAACATTCCCCTCCCCATCAGACGCAAGCCCACCGGAAAGGCCATCGGCATCGACCGTGGATGCGCGCATGCCGCCTCCGACTCCAACGGTCGATTCATGGACTTACCCAAGAACAGGCTGAAAGCCATCGACCGTGAAATCCGGAAACGTCAGAAAAGCCAAGCGCGTAGGGTCAAAACAGCCGGATATTCCAGTGAGAAAGAATACGCGAATAGTGGCAGAACCAGCCGCGCATATTGGAAGACCCGACTGGAAATCACAAAACTGCATGCGAAAACCAAACGCATATTGGATGACGTGTACCAAAAATACACGACCCAACTCGTACGTGACAATGATTTGATTGTGTTGGAGAACCTACGGCTGGCGAACATGAGCCGCCGCAACAAGCCTGTTCCCGACCCGTTGCATGAAGGCAAATACCTGCCCAACGGTCAGGCGGTGAAACGCGGACTCAACCGTAGTCTCCGACAGGCGAGCATGGGAAGACTGTCCTCCATGCTCGCATACAAGACCAAGCTTGCCGACGGCGTGGGCATGATACTCGTCAACCCGGCCTACTCAAGCCAGACATGCAGTCAATGCGGGTATGTGGCGAAAGAAAACCGCGAGAGCCAAGCGGTGTTCATTTGCAAAAAATGCTCGTATAAGACGAACGCTGACGTGAACGCGGCGAAAAACATTCTCAAACGAGGATTGGACACGCTCGCCGTCACGTCGGAAAACCTGTGGGGCGCGGACGGCACCCCGGTCGAACAGGGACGTAAGACCAACGGAAACGCTACACGCGAATCCGTGGCAGTCTCTTAGAGACCAGAACCTCTCCCATCGTCAGGATAGGAGGAATCCCCCGGCTTCAGCCGAGGGGAGGACGTCAACGACAGGAGAAACAACGCCAGTGGAAACACGACTAGAAACAGTATGCCGCATACGACGAAAGGCAAACCCCAATACCAAGAAAATCGTTTCAGCAGAAAAGAGCCGACAAGCCCCAACAGGGACACCATTCCGGACAGCAAGTACAGACCTAGACTATACCGGAACATAGCATAGGACACTCGCTCAAGGAACGTTTCGTTCTCCTCCTTCATGTCAGCGCTTCTTTCCGGTCGGATTCCAAACGCCATCGGACTTGTCCAGTTTCGCAAGACCACGGGCTTGCAGACGGTAGGCGATTCGATTCTGCGATTCGGTCAGCTCCTTATCCTGCCAGACAGCGGACAGAATAGTTTGTTCTTCGTCGGTCAGCATGGACTCCAACAGTCGGATTCGACGTTCCAATGTCTTCTTGGCGCGGGTGTAACCGGACTGGTGGTTGCAAGCGAGTTCGGCCATGCCCTTCCAGAATCCTCGCATATTCTGCCAGTTGAGCCGGGCGAGCTTCCTCAGCATATGAACTGATTCGTCATCGATTTGGAAGTGACCGTAAGGTGGAACAAGCGAGTCGAGCGGGTAAAGTCCGATGGGTTCGTAGGGGTTTTCCGCTTTCGCTCGGTTCAGATACCAGAGGGCTTTCCTTAAGTCTTCCAGACCGTTCTTGTCTTGCCAGCGGTACACGTATTTAATTGCGTTGCCTCCTAGGAACGGGTATCGTGATGTCAGTTCGATGCATTCGAAGGGGCCTGACGTGTAGTGGCTGGGGTGGTTGACGTTATCGTTGTGCAAGTTTTTCTCCTAAACGATAGGCTGTATGTGAACGTTTCCAGTATAGCATACTATTTTCTAACGGGGGTAAGAGCCTTGCGATACTCCTTGGAAAGCTCATCATACGAACGCTTCAAAGACATCGCCTTCCGCTTGTCGCCATCCAAATCCGTGGAGCAATGCAGATTCTCATATTCCTTCGGCTTCTTGCCTTGCAAAGCAGCCAACGTGTCCAAATCATATGATTCGTCCAATTCGTTGAACTTGGAAGACACCTGAGCATACAGCCGGAGCGACTTGTTATACGATTCCGTCATCCTGCTGACTTGTTGGAAACAGGCGTCCTCCGCCTCGGCATGGGCACGCTTCGCCTTGCCTTGGGTATCCCACCAATAGTATCCGCCGCCACAACACAAGGACAGGGCGACAAGAACGGACAGCACGGCGGCTATCCTTTTCTGCACACGCTGTCTCGCCCATTCCTTGCCATCCCTTACTCCGGCGGCGATAAGACTATCGAAAGAAGGAGTCTCGCCTATCGTCGTCGGTCGGGCTTGTCTGTTTGAATGCCTTCCCAATTATGGTCAGTCCTTGAAACTCGGGAAAGATAAGTCCAGCCTCGGCTCAGACTCCGAACAATACACGGGAGAGCCTTCACAGAGGGCACGGTTGAGGTTTTCAGCGAACTTGTATGCCTGTAGTCTCCGTTCAGGCTCACTGCCTCGCAAGCATTTGCCGGTGGGAGTGTCTTGGAACCCGTGGGCGTCCTTCTGTGCCTTGGTGAGAAGGTTCTGCAACTGTCCGACGGTCAGAGAAGTGGCCTTCCCCGCTTCCAGTCTTCCGGTCTCACGCAGTTTTTGGATGGCATACTCGTTGTGGGACAAGTCCAAGCATGTATGCCATTGAGTTTTTCCTTCCGGATTGTCTCCCAGTAGAAGCGTTACCCTTCTGGTGTCCTCTGCGAGTTCCGACATTATGTTTTTGTTTCCTTTCATTTCTTCAGCCCGTAGTAGACGACGCCGTTCGATTCTTTCGTCCGGTCGAACAGTTCGTGGCCGCGTTGCGTGTTTTCGATGCTTCTGATTACGACCTCCGGCGCGTCGAAAATGGTCATGGGTTCCTGTCCTGCAAGTTTCGCCCACTGGTTTTGGATGACGGTGAGCGTGACCCGGCTGTTGGAGTCGAGTTGTCGGCATTGTCGCTCGTGCTGGTGTTTGCGCACGTAGTCGGATGCGACATCGGCTAGTGTGGTTCTAGGCATGTGTTTTCCTTGCTTTTACTAAAATGTGGCTGATTCCAGTATAACAAGGAAATGTTTCGGATTTAGCTTTTCTATGAATCTCGACGCCAACGGGAGAAATACACCCAAGCCGGAATGTTGGCGGAAACCGCCACCACACCAATCAGGCCGGTCAGAATAGGACGGACAATCATATCCTCTGGTTCCGAAACCGGCATAAGCCAGAGAATCGGAACCATCCCCGCCAAGAAAACAATGCTTACGGCGAGCATGACGAATGGCATGACCTGTTCTATGGGATGTTTGGTTTTATCCGTTTTAGCCCGTGACTTTTTGATTTTTGGCGGCTTGCTGTCATGCTTGCCGTGTCTGCCATACATGGTGGTTTCCCTATTGTCCGGACGGCTGGACGCCATGCGTGTGATGGACGCGGGGTCGATGACGGTGGTGAGTTCCACGGTGTCTTCTGATTGTGGTCGCAAAAATACTCCCTCTCTATTTAAAAACAAGCCAACAGACACTACCAGTCGATGAGCATGTCGCCGTGGACGATTTCTCTCGCATACTTAATCAGGTCGGCGTTTGATTCGACACTGGGGTCGTCCACCAGTCTTTTCAGAGTGTGCAACACATTTTGCTCGTATCCTTCCCAAAACTCTTTCGGAAGATATTCGCTCCAAAAATATTCCCCCATAAGAGCCATGCAAGGTTTGCACATTCGGACTATTGGAATATGCTCTTTCGGCACGTTCCCATCTTCCATAGTGACAACTTCCAGATAAACGTACTTTTTATCCGCTTTGAAGAACAGAATGTTCTTTTTTGCTGGATTAGGGTCGCCTTCCAGTACGAAGTCCGGGTTTCCGAAATGCATTCCGAATACGATTCCAGCATCGTAATTGTTGAGCCGATTGACGCAATCGCGGAGTGCTGAACTGTTGCATTGACTCCAATCTGGATAATCCGATAACGACACCTCACGTCTGGCACATGAGGGGCATTCTTTTTCTCCGTTTTCCAATATTATTCCTCTCTTTTTAGATAGCCGTTTCGAGTAGAACCGGGGGAAGACACTGTTTCCAATTGACTCGCAACGCGCTCGTCAAATCGTTCATGTTCAATGCGAACAGTCCGGAATTCATTAAACCGTTCAATTCCACGATTGACACTTCACCCTTGATAAGACACAGGTCGAGCGTGTACGCGCCGTAACCGCAGTGTGAGAACATTCGTCCGGCTCGCGTGGCGAACTCACGGTATCGTTCTGCCAATTCCGGTCTGAGTTCAACATTCTTAACGGTGGTGTCGTCACGAATCTTCTGCATTTGAGGGTCAAATCTCGTATGCATGTTGTCGATAGGGGTTTTCAACCCGATATTGCCAGCGCCGCAGACAGGCTGGTCGCCAACCATGAACATGCGATACTCGTATTGGACATCGACATTCTCCTGAATAAGCAGAGCATTCGGGTCATCATCCGCATGAACAAACGCCCAACCTCCCCACTCCTGCACCTGCTGTTCAAGCTCGTCAAGATTAGTTCCAGAGATTTTCAAATTCGGTAGCCATTTGGCTTGGTTCATGAATTTGATGAAGAACGACGAAACACCGTCCCTAATAAGAGAAGCGAACGCATGTTTGATGTCATCCTCGTAGATGGAACTGAGTTTCGCCTTCCGATGCATGAGCATACGCACGTTGGAATTGATGACGTAACGGTCGGCATGAGATGGGTCTGCATACTGGTCGATTGGCGGCATGTCCAACACTTGTCCGAAGTGCGGTAATCCGATTAGCCTCTTCGAGTCGATGTCGGTTTTCCCATGCACTCGGACTATGGCGTCCTCACCTAGATTGCGGACACCCCAGTAAAGTCGGGAACAGGTTTCAATCCAATCCTCACGGTCTCCACCTTCCGGCTTGACCTTGCCGACGTACTTTTCCCATATTTGAATGTAATAGTTAGGGATGCCGGTCATGTCGTCAGGGCATTTGACGGGTGGAACGGAAATGACCCACGGTTTCCTATCGGTCAATCTATAGCTCCTTTTCGAGTATTGTTGGCGTATTCGATTCCAGCCTTGAAAGCTTCCACCGCGTAGTCGTGGAGTATTCCAAGCTGTCTGAGACTGAACCCGTCCTCCAAATGCGGGGACAGGTCTGGCAGGTTTTCTTCTATCGTCTCTTCCGACATGTTGGAGATATTCAATTCGCCACTTCTTTGTTTCATCCGGCGTTTGTAAACATCCCCAGTATAACAAGACATGAATGATATGAAAGACGAAACAGGGGTCTGCACACAAAAGTAAGCCCAGACCCCTATTCGACATCAAAGACCATGCTTGGTCAGATACTTGTTGTTGATGATTTTAAAGCAACGGTTGCTGCCAAGCTCGTTGTACAGGTCGTCGCTCAACCGTTCGCCCGCTTTCGCATGCCAGACGATTCCTTCGTCCAACAAGTCGCGGGTCACGTTGCCTCTCAGACCATCCACTTTGGCAATCATGTCCATCACATCGCCGGTCGGCTTCCACTCGGTCTCGTCTAACAGTGGGACGGCGTTGTCAAGCATGGCTTTCGGCCAATCCCTACGGTCGAGTTTCATATTGTCACGCCATACGGCGAACACGAATGGACGATAGGACGCCAGCTTCAACCTGTTGCCGTTGACACTTGGGCCGCACAGCTCGAACTGGCAGACCATGCCTTTCTCCAACGCGTCAACCAATCCGGTTTTCACCGCCACCTGCATGTTCGTGCATTCCGGCTTCAACTCCCAATTGCGAGAGTAGACGTGAACCGTATCATCCATATCACGGTAGATTGTGGTGCTGGTGCCGTCCACCTTCACGGTCGGAGTCCACGCAATCCGTCTGATTTCATCCCAATATGCGGTGAGATTCTGCACTCGCGTAGCGTCGGACTTGGAGCATGGCGCGTTGAAAGCGCCAACCATATCCCCGCCTTTCAAAGGCGGTAGTTCCTCGAATTTCCACACGTTCGCCTGCAAGGTGACGTCGGTGCCGACTGGAGTATCCTCCGGCACGCCAATAGCCGAGAGCGGCATGACCAAACCCTGACTGTATACGCCTCGCAGTCTTGCGGTCTTCAACACATGTCCGGTGATTTCGCGTCCTTCGCCGGTAATCGTGTTGGACACTGGCACGGTACGCTGCCCACGTTTCTGCAATTCCGCATACCGTGGGTCGTCGGCGGGCAGCATGGAGTCGATTTCGAAATATGCCACATGGTCGCCGGGCTTTAATCCCATGTCCTTGCCTACTACGACAATCCATCCGCCAATGCGAGCCTTCTCGATACGGTCTGCGTTCTCGATAGGGTACACTCCCTCAATCTTTTGAACGCTTACCATTTTTCTAACCATCAGGTTTTCCTTTCTAACAGTAAGAGGGGAGAAGATGATATCGGCTCCTCCCCGAAAAATGTCAGTCCTTTTCGGACAGTGGAGTCAACCGCAACGGGAATTGTTCCTCCAGTTCGAGGGCGATAAGAACCCTTTCGTCCACCGGAACATCATGTGAGGCCAGCTTGTCCAGCAAAGCCGACAGGCTGGAATGACCTCCCAGATGATACTGTTTGCCACGATACTGTTCCGGCAATGCCACGGGAGTGCGATGCTCCTTGCTCCACGGTTCGCTACGCAGAACATCCAACGTGATGGGAGTGGTGGATTCTTCCATCTTGCGACGCGCGTTCCAATACGTTTCGTCGCACTGGTATCGGCATTCCGGAACATCCACCTCATACTTTCCGTCCTTGTAACGGATGACGGTCACATAGCCGTGAATGTGGGAGTTCTCCTCCCATGGCGTGTAGATGAGCGTCTGATAATCCAATTCGTCATACATCTGGTCGAGGCTGACGTTCAAGTAGAGGGACAGAAGCCTAATGGTGCCGAAGGAAGCGTGTTCGAACGCACGCTGGTCGCGGCTCCACCGGTTGATATCCTCGACAATCTCGTCCACCGGCTTCAACTGTTCCGGGTCAAGGTCGCGGATTTCAGAGACAGAATACGAATCGTATTCGTCGCAAGCGATTTCCTCGGCAAGCTCACGGACGGTCATGCCACTGGTTGCGAGAATGGTTTTCAGCCCAGACTGCGTGTCATGGCAGAGCGGACAACCGCAGTATCGGATATTGCGCAGATTGCGCATCAACTCCGTATAATCCTTGCCTGTCGCATAATGGGTGCCGTCCGGCATGGCGTATCCGGGCTTCAAATGAGTGCGAAGCCCATCCTTGGTCTCCTGCGGGATGGTGTCGGAAACGTATTTGGCGTTCTCACCGATAATCTGCTTTTCACTGGTGTCCATAAAACGGTTCAGCCTTTCTTCTCGCTGGTTTTCTTGGTGGACGTTTTTCGGGTTTTCGGTGGCCTGTGGAATTCAAGAACGTTTTCCTCATTCAAGGATTTGCGTTGCAAGGTCATGACGGTTTTATGCGTGCGCATGCAATGCTGGCAGATGACCAATGTTCGAGCGTATGAGCATCGACCGTGACCGCCTGTTTGGACGACGGAGATGATGTACTTGTAACCGGTGTCCAAGTCGGTGACTCTTCCGCACAACATGCATGCGTATTTGGAACAAATCACGATTCGTTCTCGCCATCTTTATCGAGTTCATTGCGAACGATTTCCAAAGCCATGTCGATAGCCTCGTCCCAGCCTTTCCGCCATCCGATGACAAACGCTTCCGCCGGAGCGACTTTACCAAGCTTCGATTGGAGCAATGAGTGGACGGCCCTTTCTTTCAGTTCGTTTTCGTTCAAACTTTCTGCTCCTTTCCCTTGTCGGCCATCAGTGCGACGGCCAACCATGCCGGTAGTGGTGTATTCTGTAATTTTTGTGCTTCCTTCCGGGTTTCAGCCACGCGAAGGAACGGCTCCTTGTCTTCGGTGAGCATGTCGCCCGCCATTTTGACCGTTTTTTTCGAAGTGGATAGAAGCTGTTCGGCCTTCTGGTCTCCGCCCCTCCACATGATTTGGAATCTAAGAGTTGCCCACAACCATGGATTGTCCCAAGAGTCATTCGGAATATCGTTGGCCGCGAACAAGTGGAGCAAATGTCGGACACGTCGGGTCAGGCTGGCTTTGCTTGCGGAATATTTGCCGCGTTTGGAACCAGAGAGGAACGCTTTCATTCCTGTGTCGAACGCGTCTGGATTGGTGTGTTGGAGCACGCTCCCGGAAAGGACTGTATCATTAACGGTTTCGGCGCTGGTCAGATGCCATCCGTGGCATATGGGGCAATGGTATGCGCGTTTCTCAGTGTGTTTCGGGTTTCCTTGTCCTTTGATGACGGCCAATGCGAGTTGGGCTTCCCTTTTGTTGGGGTAGCGGACTTTGCTTCGGTTCAGAGTGCATTTACCTGCGGTCTTGTATAAGCTGTGCATGATGTCCGTCCTCTCTTACTGTTCCAGTCCGAGGTCGTTCATGCAGTCGGTTACGAGGCTTCGAGCGCCTTTTTCGTAGTCGTCGTCTTCGGAGAAGTCGTAGTGGCCGTGTGAGTATTCGTCGTTGTATTCCATGTCTTCCAGCGAAAGGTAGAGCGTATAAAGAGCAGTGTCGGGGTGGTCGTCCGGAATGTTGATGATGACGATTCCTACGGTCTTGCCCTTCTTGTCGCCTAGCTGAAGGAGGAGCGTGTCTTCTGGGCATAGGGTGGAGAGGATTTTCTGGTCTTTCACGCGATTGTCGTTGTAGGTAGCGTGCCTGAGTTCGTATGGGTCGATGTTTTTCATGGTGTTCTCCTTTTTTGGAATGGTTTTTATGTGAACACCCCCAGTATAACATAAACCTCTCAAAGAGGACAACTACCCCCTCTTCAAAGCGATAACGGAACCATACTTGTCCCGCACCTTCTCGATGACCACGACCTTCTTGTTCTTGCGGCTTTTGTTACTATGCTGGGCCATTTCGACTCCTTCTAAAAAAGAAAAACAGCGAGCACAGTATTGTGCCCACTGTTCCAGTATAACAATAAAGATTTGGAAAATGCTGAAAACTCAGCAATCCAACTCCAGCTTCCGTGCGACACCAAACCCATGGCCGGTCGCTCTGATGGCTTCATGCCCCAACAAGGTACACCAACAGTCGGCATACCTGCTATCGATAAGGGACACAGCCGCATCCAGATTATTTTCGTCAACCTCCGCTAAGCGCCCGCGATGGTACGCGTCACAGAGGAGCCTTTCGGCTTTTTTGTCCAATGAAGCCGCCTTTCGACATGATAGGAGAACATGTACTTTCGGCGCTCCCTGACCGGAGTGTAAATCACGAACTTGATGGTATCCGTGTCACGGAGAATGATACTGATTTCCCCGACGGAAGTCCGTTGGATGAACTGCACAACGCCACGAACGGTCATGGAACGCCGACTTAATGTTACCTTGTCGCCAAGATGCAATCGTTCTCCGACGAGATAATCATCCAATTTGGTCACTAGTTCAGCGCCGGTTTCGATGAACGGGTGGAAACTGTTCATCGGGTTCCGCAGGAAGCTTCCTACCTTGTATTGCCAGTCGCGTTCTGCCTCGTGCAGTGTTGCGAATCCGTTTCCTCCAGTCGTTTGCAATCCGTGTTCATCCAGACATAGGTGGGAGTATTCCCAGCCTTTAGGTCGGTAGAGTAGGTACCCGTCCCACATTCCGCACATTTCGTTTTTGGCCTGATATCTGAATTTCGGGGTTCCACTGCAACATGGGCAGGTGAGCAGATTCTTCACGACTGTTCCTCTCTGGTTTCCAGCAGTTTGTCCAGTTTTTCTTCGATGCTTTCCAACCGCAGTCGCAACGCTTGCTGATTTTCGTAGATAGCCGCAACCTCGCCAGAAACCGCATAGCTTTTGTCGCCATACATGTCGTGCTTGTTGTCGGCTTGTTTCTCAAGCTTCGCTATCTCCCGCTCCCGTTGCGACGGCTTGCGTGATTTCAGATAGTCCCTGCATTCGGGATTGAACATGTCCTCATACCCCATTCAGCGTCCAAACTCCTCTCTACGCATAGCCTCATACAGCATGTTCTCCTGAGTCGCGTCAGACAAGGCACGATGCTCCTCCACGTCACCGATACCATAGTCGCGGATAAGCACGGCAACCTTATGGCTCGGCTTTTCGGGATGGATTTTCCGACTCATTTCCAACGTGTCCACGAACCGGTGCGGGAAGAAGAACATTCCACCGTTCACGGTTTTCATGGCCGCGTCCAAGAAACTCAAATCGAATGACGCGTTATGCGCCATGATGATGGTTCGCGGGCCAATCCACTTGTCGAATCGGATGATGGCTTGGCTTACGTCGGGTTGTCCGACGACCATACTGTCGTTGATTCCGGTGAGCGAGGTGATGTATTCGGGGATTGGCTGATGTGGGTCAATCAGTTGCTCGTATCGGTCTACGAGTTTTCCGTCATGGATTTTCACGGCTCCGATTTCAATGAGTTTAGCCCCGTTTTCAGGTTTGAAACCGGTGGTTTCGGTATCCAAGACCACGTAATCGTAGAGTGGTGTTTTCATTGGGTCGATTCTTCTGGGGTCTCGACTTTGGTATTTGTCCCAGCTCATGGTGTGGTCTCCTCGGGTAATTGAATGTGTGGACGTTTCTAGTATAACGCCTATTTGGTGATGGCCTTGACACGCCCGTCCAGAACCGTTCTCACGACATCCTCGAAGTCCGTGCCGTCAGGCAATAGGTGGGAGTCTTGGAGGGTTCCGATAATCTTCAACAGTTCCGTATGCCCGTGCGGAGTGCGCTTATAGTCGCGGGTCGCACCCGCCTTGTATGCGCGACGCAACTGCAACGCCAACTGCTCCCGTGTGAGCGTGATGAAGTCTCCTTCCTCGATGGGATACCGTTCTTCCAGTTCTTCGTTGAGAATGCTCATTTTTTTGTTTTTCCTTTCTGTTTTTTCAGACGTACATTCCCTCATGCCAGCCGTGTAGCAAACCCCATTCGGATAGTTTCCGGAACCATTTCTCGCATTCGTCAGCCACCTTGTTGGGATAATCCAACGTCGGGTTCACGTTGAGTAAATACTGGTAGTCGTAGGGTTGGCAGAAGTTCTCGTCCAACACGTCAATCTGCCAGTCGCTACCGTCCTTGGCAATCTCGACATTCAATGTCATGTCATGGTCGGGGGAGACTGAACGGCAGAGGTACCAATACCCCTCACGGTGGTCGGTGAACCCCAGTCGGCGCATGGTCGAATCTTCGGCGGAACTCATGCTAAGCGCCGCATTGTTCTGATGCTTCGTGTAGGTGACGCCTATGGTCGAGAATCGAGGCGTGTTCTGATTGTCGGACATGTTCTCTCCTATTCTTCGCTTTCGCGCAAGTCGATTACCGGAATATGGGTATCGGCGGAATAGTGGACGGAATAAGGGTCGATTGTCCTATGCCGCCAACTGACACCACCTTCCACCGGCCAAGCCAACCAGCTTATGCCGTCCAAATAGTTCAGAATGCTGACGTGAGCAATCCAACGGCACCATCTTGCCGGGCATATCACGTCGAACATGGGAGTATCCTCGGTTCCCGGTCGGCAGGAATGCCGTTGCCAAGAACGAAGGCATACGCGGTAGAGCGCATAGGAGTCATATGTTGGCAGTTCCTTGGTGTCGAATACCGCGCGAGTTGGGTGGTCATCGAAGAGGATTCGTTTGCCGAATTTAGTTGCTTGATTCAATGCGTCCTCCTTTTTGGGTTTTGTCTTTGTTTTTGTTGTGAACAATCCCACTATAACACAAGGGGGTAGAAAAACGCAACACGCAAACCTAAGCCAGCGTCCCGTTAAAAAAGAACTCCCTCTTCCCAACCCGATACAAACCCACACGAGAGACGGACAGACGAAAATCAAAACGACGGAAGAAACCCTCATACATCGGCAACAACTCTTCCGGCACTGTCACCAGAGGGAACCGTTCATCCAGCGATTTCAATGCATATTCGACCAGCGTGGAACCAACCCCTCGACTCCGAAAACCCTCGTAGACATACAAAGTGCAAATCTTCCGTTCAGACGGATTTCTCTTGAGAACGCAAAACCCCGCCAACTCACCGTCTATATAGGCTAAAAGAATCACACGGTCTTCCCCCAATGAGGGGAGAACCGTGCGGTCGAACCAAATATCGAAGCCGGGATAATACGTTCGGATTGTCCCCGGAATGGGAATAGAAGCCGCAGTGCCAGCGTCCCGAACTACACTAATCCTCAACGAACTCGAACACATGAAAATCCGTCACACGCTCGACGTTGACATGACTCGTATCATCCGGCCAAATATATAAGACCGGCATGTAACCGGACAGTTCACGAACTGCGAGATTGCTGAAACCGTCCAAGTAGAGGGTTCCGGCCATGGGTTTGCCGTTCCATTTGAATATCGCGGACTTGCCTTCGAATTCTTTCCAGTTGATTCCGTCTTGATAGGGAAGTTCTTTTAAGGCCATTGGTTTTCCTTTTTTGGTGTGGGCTATCTCACTCTAACACAACAGGGGTAATGCAAAGAACGAAAAACCACCTTCCCACACTTAGAATTCCGGCTCCTCAACATTCAACAACACCAGTTTCGGACGGCGGCGCAGAATCCTGCAATCCTCTGCCCACGCGTCCAAAATTTCGCAAGCCAATACGGGTGCTTCCGGAGCCAGAGTAGGCATGGTGTTCAGAATCGACTGGACGGAGTCTAAGTCTGCGAAGGGAAGTTCCGTCGCATTATTGGCTGCATCCAAAAGATAGTGGGGCATTCGTGCTCCTTCCAAAAATTGAAAAGAAAAAGCCTGTGGGCAACGATTTTCCACAGGCATTCTTAGCTTATTATTCGATTTCGCGAGGCTTCAGAACTTTGTCTGAAACACCAGCGCAATCGCGCTCAATAATAGACTTTTTTACCGACTTTTATTCGTCGCACAAGTCGGTGTTGCGTCTGCCATATTCGTTTCGTTTCTTGGCTTGCGGATTCCAAGCGCTACCTGCATCCCATTCGATGTGAGTGGAACGGTTTTCCCTGTGAGTGTTGTTCTTGTTGGCATTGCCGGTGTTAATCCAGTCGTGGTTGCTCATTTTTTTTTCTACTTTCAGTAGCAGTCATCGCACCAACCGGTGTCCCCGCACGGATTCTCGTTTTCGTCGGTTAGCAGACAACCGCAACCGCTGCAATACATGTTGTCCGGATTGTCGGACGAAGCGAAAGAACCTTCCCTGACAATGTTACCAGCCAAGTCGGTGATGGTGTAGATTGCCCGAGTGTCGGCTTCCGGTGCGGGATAGCCGGACATGCCTAGAATCCTGTTGTACACGTTCGTCAGTAGAGTGCGAACGTTTCCCACCTGACGAGTCCCATTCAGAATGGGAGCCGTCAAATGGTCGAAGAATCCTACCGTCGTATCCCAAGAATGCTGACCTTCGTGGATTTCAATTTCCAGCTTTTCCTTGCCGTCCGTGAATCGCATTTTCGTTTTTCTACAATTCCCTCATGGCCTTGTCTAAATCGGACACAATCGCGTCATACAGTCCGTCAACATCCAACGATTCCAGCTTGTGCGACGGCAAATCCACGGGAGTGTATTCCCCGTCGTCGAAAGTCCAATGCTCGACCGAAACCGTGTATACTCCTCCACTCCAACGGTAGGAACGTCTGCCGTTATGTTGCGAGTCTGCCACAAGATAGTATTCGAACATCTTGCCCATGTATGGGCATTGGAATGCGACTTCGATTCCGTCTCCGAAGATGGCGTGGGTGGCGTGTGCGCCGGTCACGTATGGGATTTTGACAAGCTTGTCAATGAGTTTCCGATAGGTGTCTTCGCTGATTTTCGAGTACATTCTGATTGTCCTTTTTTCGTGTGGTCGGTTTTGTGTGGTTGGGGTTTTTGTGGCGATTGTTTTTCAGCAACAGTATTCGTTGACTGCGTTGACGAGTTCAGCCATGCTCATGCCGTACACGTCGCTGTGGTGGGCGTAGATGTCTTTTGCGAAGAGTCTGTTTTGCATGACGTCGCGGGCTTCGGCGCTTTGTGCGAGTTTTACGCTTTCGGGGAATGTGCCTGTGGGGTTGTCATTGATTTGTTTGGCGTATTCGATGGCTTGGGCTTTGGGCATTTTCCTTACGTTCATTGCGCCGCCGATGTAGTGGATTGCGTACATGTTATGTGCTCCTTTTTGCCTATCGCTCTTTGTGTGAACAATTCCACTATAGCACACTTGAGAGAAACCGCAAAACCCCAAAAAACAAAAGCAGGACACCAAAACAGCATCCCGCCTCCCCTCCATCAAACCTCAATCGGACAAACCGGCACGGGCACGCATCTTGCGTTTAATCTCGCTACCCTTGGCAAACAAGCGCTCCATACGGGCCACGGTCTGCAACGCCTTCTTATACTCCTCCAATCGAGAAGAGATTTGCCAATTACGAGGTTCCGCCAACGACTCCTCAATCAGAGAATCGGGAACATCCCACATAAAGGACATAATCCAACGGCGGTTTTCCCCGCCCATGCGACGCCACAAGCGCACGGCACGCTTACCTTTGACCCATTCCGGATTATTAAACAAGACTTGGATGGCGGATTCGTCGGAGAGGGAGTCCAGCAATGGGTCTATGTCCGTTTCTTCCGCCAATGGTGCCGATAGGGCGCGAATGGTTTCGTCTTCGCTTTTTACCCAATGCTCGAAGCAGAGCCTATCGGCCAGCTTGTTTTCCACCATGTAGCGGATAACGTCGTAATCCGTCTCCTCCCAGTACATGCTTGCAACGGTATGCTTTGCGGCGAGCTTGCGTAGTTCGGGGTCTTTGTCCTTGGCGAGACCAATCGCGGTCTTATAGTTAAGCTTTCCCTTGTATTCCAAATAGTCGGCCACTTTGCGGCGAACGTCACGACTCCGGTCTTTCAACACGGTTTCACGCAGTCCGTCGTATATTTTTCCGTCCTCGATTTTCATGTTGTACTTCAACTTGCAGTTGATGTAGTAGTGACGGAATGGTAGGGGGAGCAGAAATATTCTTCCACTCCGGTAGATGTTCTTGATGCTTTCCAGCAGGTCGATTCCCTTGTTGGTAAGCTTCCAACGGTCGTGTTCCTTGGTCAGTTCGATTAGGTTGGCTTCCTTGATTTTGTCTAAGGGCTTCTGGTCGATGTATGCGCTCAGTCGTTGCGAGTGGGTTTCGTTGTCGAAGTCCTCGAAGTAGTAGACGAGGTTGGCGTTCCACTTTTTGGTGAGAGTTTTGATTTCGTTGTTGTCCATGGTTTCTCCTTTTCTGGTATATCTTGTGTGAACAATTCCAGTATATCATATTTAAGAGAAAGCGCAAAAGCGCAAAAAACAAAAAGCCGTGCAAATACAAAAAGCATTCACATGACTCGGAAATTTTTCCCACTATTAGTTAGTCAAAGTCCGACGGTTCACCATTGACGTAGTTTAAAAACTGGTCGAAGGCATATTGCGCGGTATCTTCATAACGGCATGGCTTCGGCTGTGCGTTCTTTTCCTGCTCTTTCTGCTCTATCAACTGGTCTATTTGGCTTTGCTCATTGCGGTGCTGCCATGAAAGTGGTTCGTTGCCTTGGGCTAGGTTCTCATACACCGTGTATTCGTGCCCGCGATAGCTGTAGACAAGATAGACCATATGTGCGTCGTATCCGTGCCCGTAGTATTTTCTGATAAATGTCGCTTTTCGCATTGCTATCCCTTTCAACCAATCTCGCGCTCGGCACGCTCCCAAATCTTCCGGCGAATCTCACTGTCCTCGGAGAACATCGTACCCAACTCCAACACTTGACGGACAGCTTCTCGGTATTCCTCCAAACGGTCATGCAAGGCCATGTACGCGTCGCTTTTGAACGCCTGATTGATGAATGAGTCCGGCATGTCGCGCATGACCTTGACCAGCCTGTAACGTCCCGCCTCGTCCGCGTTCTCCCAAGCGTTCATGACTCGTTCACGCGTGGCCCACTGCGGCTTGCAGGCCAGTACATGCGCCACATCCTGTGAGTCGAGGCGGGCCAACACTTCATCCACCTTGCCGTCTTCGGTCAGAAGAGCCGCCTGAACGCGAATCTGACTGTTGGGATTGTCCAGCCAATGTTCGACGCATTCCTCATCGAAATTATGGTTATAGATAAGAGTCTTGACCACGCGCTCGTCCGACTCCTCGAAGAAGAGGTGAGGGTCTGCGTTCTTTGCCGCCATGAGTCGAATCTGATAATCCTCGTCGTGGGCCAAACCGTTCGACGTTTCCTTGTCGAGCTTGCTGAACTTGTTGAGCATTGTGGCCGCTTTCTTGCGAATCTCGGCGCTCCTGTCATGTAGGGCAACTTTGGATAGTTCCTTGACGGGTAGTTTCTTTTCGTCGTATACGCGCCAGTCGAAGTAGTAGTTACGGACTTTCAGGGGTAGTTCGGAGAGTTTGCCGGAGTTGAAATGCTGTCTGATGTTGGCGAGTTCGTCTTCGCCTGTTTGGGTGAGAGTCCAGTCGCCCGTCTCGTTTTCCTGAATGAGTCCGGCTTTGGCGAGTTTGGTGATGTCGCGGTCGGGGAATACTCGGCGTTCGGGTTCACGCTCGAATCGCATGAATTCGTAGACTGCGGTTTCGTTCCAGTTGATGTCGCTCATTTTTTGCTCCTTGGCTTCCATATTTTTGTGTGAACAATTCCAGTATACAATTTGCTTGGACAAAACACGCTAAAAAACAAAAAAGCGGGAACTACAGCAACAAGCCAATAATCCCCGCAAACCCAATCAGCAGACGCTCGCGGAACCATCATCGCAAAGAGAGCATAACAGGCAACCGATGCCGTTAATATCCCTTGTCAGATGCACGCCCTTGGTGGAGCCGCACTCCTCACAACGAATGCCACTGCGCTTACGAGCGGTATTGGGAGTGCGGGAGAGGGCAGACCCACGACGGTAGGTTTCCTTCCTTGGCGTGCCTATGACGTATTCCACACCGTCCAACACGAACGGCTTGCTGACCTTGACGGTTTTGTTGCGTGTAAGCCCGGTATTTTAATGCCGGGTTTGCACGCTATGCGTGTTTTTTGTTGATTACTCAAGGTATATGGTATCATATTGGTATGAGCCAAAAAGTACGAATCCTGAAAGTCCGGCATGCGGGGTGCAGTGTGTTCCTCGGCTTGGACTCTTACGGGAATCGTATGTGGACTCGTAGTCCGGAACGTATCATGGACTGGTTGTGCGACGGGTGGAGAAGCCGGTACAACCAGCATAGGGCGCATCGTCCCCAGCGTAGGCTCGTGGAGGATGTCGAAACCCGTGAGCGTATTTGGGTGGACGTGCCTTTGGGCGGCGCGGATGTGAAGCCCGCAGTCAAGGACAGTCAGGCACGATTGGATTGTCTTTGGCTGGCGTGCATCCCCTCGCCTATCCTCTCCTCGTGCGAACGTGTCGAGAATACGGGATGGTTCGCCGGATTGAAACGAAAGAAGACCAGTGGTGGCCGGGTTCCGGGTTTCCGTTCCCGTCATAAGGCTCCTCAGTATTTCGTGTGCTGGCGTAACCAGTCGAAGACCGGTAACGCCTTGTATTATCGGACGGGCAAGCGTGCCGGTGTGGTCGTCATCACGGGCAGTGTGCCGAGACAGTATCGTCGTGAGGGTGAGAACGAGGCTCGTTGGCGTATCGCCATTCACGTGCGGGTGAGCCAACCCATTCGTGAATATACAAGTGTGGCGGTGAACTGGACGAACAGGACACTCGTGTTTACCAATAGTCCACTCCCTATCATCCGAACCGATACCGGTATGATGGTCGGTTTGGATAGGGGTTGCGTGCATACCCTCGCCACGTCGGATGGACTGTTCCTCGACATGCTGCAACCGTCGGCGAAGGAAGTGGACGAGTATAAGCGTCTGCAACGCAAGCTCGCCCGACAGGACAGGACGAACGAGAAACGTGGCGGCAGGAACGCCAAATTCGCGTCCAAAAGCCGCAAGCGTACTCTCCAAGCCATGCGGAGCATCCAACGTCGGATAGACAATCGCAAGGACGATTGGATAGCCAAAACGACCACCATGCTCGTCCGGGAATACGATTTCATCGCCATGGAACGGTTGAACGTGAAAGCCATGAGCCGAAGCGTCCGACCGAAACCAGACCCCGACAATCCGGGACATTATCTCCCCAATGGGCGGAAGAGGAAAAGCGGTTTGAACCGTAGCATCCTCGCCAACCGTTGGACTGACCTCCTGCATTGTCTCGAATACAAAGCCAAGCTTGCGGGAACCCGACTCGTTCAGGTACCCGCCTATGACACGTCACGCATTTGCAACGTCTGCGGATACTGCGACAAGAACAACCGTGAAAGCCAAGCGGAGTTCCACTGCCACAATTGCGGACATGAGGCGAACGCCGACGTGAACGCGGCCAAGAACATTCTCAACCGCGCTTTAGAACCGGAAGGCACGGACGATGCCTACGAGTGGAGACAACAAGCTTCCACACTGGTGAAAACCGATGGGAAGCAACGTCGATGAAACTCAAACCCCTGCAATACCGGTCGGAATCTCTTCCATTAAAAAACATTAAGAAAGACACGTCCGACCGGCAACAGGAATCACGGGATTTCAATCCCGTGAGGAAGTCAAGATGTTCACGTGAGACACCTCGCCGTTGGCTTTGAATACCGGGAACTCGTCGGTTTCACCAGCCTCGCTCCAATTGTCCCACCACTCTTTCGGGATTCGGACTTTCCAACCGTCCTTTAGCTTCGTCCAAATCGGACGGGGTTCGGTCTTGGCGTCTTCGATAGTTTCACTCATTTTTTGTCCTTTCAGCGAGTGTATCCGATTTTCCTCAGCACATGGTCTTCGGGGTCGGAGAGATGCTTGATGACCTCTTCCGGCGTAAGGCTGATTCTCTTCGTGTGGAGCAGGGGTTGGAACGAGCAAGTGCGGAGGAACTTCGTGACCACGCCGTCTCTGCTCATGCGGGAGGGAATCTTCTGGTTTCGATACTGGCGGTAGGTGAAGCGGAGCCAACGAATCGCCTGTTTCGAATCGATGGTCTTCACATGGGGATTATCAGCGTAGGCTTTCACCCAGTTATTGCGTTCGGTGGCGCTGTGAAAATCTGGATTAGTGGAATGTTGTTGTCAGGGTCGAGCTTCTGGTTGGGATGGTTGACTATGGCGGCGTAGTAGGTGTTCATGGGTTGCTCCTTTTGTAGACCAAGTTTTTGTGTGAACAATCCCAGTATATATTCAAGAATAGCAATCACGCAAGTCGGCACGTCAAAACAAACTACCCAATCACACAAAAACCAGCAAGCCTATCAATGCAATAATCGACAGATAGGCCAGAACCATAAGAGACAATCCAACCCGCAGACCCCATCCCCAAGCCAATACGCGAGAATCGTTCTCCCTACCGACCTCTTCCATTTTGCGGCTCCAAGCCTGAACCTTATCGGTCAACTCGTTCTGCGTGAGCCAATTGCCGTCACGGTCGAACGGGCTAGGCTGATACGGCAGGTAGAAGAATCCCCTCCATATCCAATGGTGGCAATGCCGGATACGGTGGAATATTATGCCGCCAGATTTGCGCGGAACGGCGCAACCCCATACGGAACGCCGGATTACGCACCGTGTCCAATAAACCCATTTTCTACTCCTATCGAAAAGTTAACGGCTCTTCGCCTATCCTCACAAGCAACTCGTTCAGTTCAGGTATGAGAATATCCGTTCCAAGCGCTTCAACATCATGTTTGGTGAGGTAGAACACTTGCCCGTCCTTGTAACGCAACATGCCGTCAGTGTCGAACGATAGGCTTTCGAACATGGTTTCGACCATATCCCAGAACAGGCTTCCGAACTGCTCTTTAGTCCGTTCGTCATGCAGAACCGTGTACACCGCGCGGGAATACTGTTCACCGCGTTTCAAATCCTTGTTCAGGCAACGTTCGCAACGATGGCATCCGTCCAAGTCTTTCATGCAGTCGGAGCATAACGGTCGGGAGCATTCGGGGCAGAGGATAGTCCACTTGTTTGTTTTGCAGATTGCGCAGATTCCGTTGTTCAGCACGTCGAATGCTCCTTACCGTAGTGGGTGTGATTGCTTCCAGATTAACTCAATCAGTCCAACGGTTTGCCGCGTCCGACAATCTTCTTACCGTCCGCGTTCCGCAACCATGCCAAGCCGTGACCATAGGAAACAACACCAGCTTTGACGGTCGGATTCTGCTGGAACGTGTAATAAACTTCCACCAGTCCGCCGCCACCGTTCGCTTGCAGAATACGAATCCTGTAATCCTTTTCCACGGCTTTGACGGCCATATCCCGTTCGAGTTCATCAAACCAACCGTAAAGTGGGAGCATGGCGAAAGCGGCTAATACTCCTACGGTGATGAACCGCCAATATGTTTTGGCCCCTACCAGTAGGGCGATTACCGCCACGAGAACGCCGATGATGGCGATTCCGGCCACGAGCTGGCGCCAATTGCCGTTGCAATCGTATTCGACGGGAGCATAGGGATTGGTGAGGGTCGGCGCGGATTTGACGGGTTTTGACTGTTTGTGTGGGATGGTCGGCCTGTAGGTCTTCGGCTCTTTCGTGGACACGGTTTCGGTCTTTGCTTTAGGTTCCGTCTTGACTGTAGGGTCGTTCTTCGGTTCGACGGGCTTAGGAACGTTCTTCTTTTCAGCTTCCACGGGCGGTGCCGGTGGTTTCAACATTTTCCGTTCCGTCTCTTTGACCACTCTTTGAAGTTCGATGGTGGTGGACGAGTCGGGTTCGTCCATCGGTTCCTGACCTAACATCATGAGGTCGTTTTCCAGCGAGACATCCCGTTCTTTCATACAAGGCTTCCTTTCTTTTTTGTCGGATATGAGAGAGGGGAGAAGCGGTCTGGATGACGCTTCTCCCCGAGGCTTTTAGCATAGGTCAGAGGATTCGGGTTCCCTTGCGGGTGACGAGCATGATTCTGTTTTCGTAGCGGTTCTCGAAAACGTCCCAGTTGCCGCTCAGGACAGCCAAGCACACATTGCCTTTGATGAGGTTCCAACGTTCGTCGCAGTTGGATACGACGTGCTTCCAGTTGATTGGATTGGGCTTGTGGTGGGAGGTTTCCACGATGGCTTCGGTCATAGGCCTGTCTGCGTAGGCGTGGTCGTAGGTGTTGTCACTCGCGACGATGCTGATGGTGCCGTTGTCGAATGCGATTGGCTGGATGGTGTTCATGTTTTCTCCTTTTGTTGTTGTGAGGCCGAACCCTTTTTGTGTGGACATGACCACTATAACACATGGTCTGAAATATCACAATACGAAAAACAAAAAATGCCGACCAGCGCCTAGAAGCGGAAGACCAAGCCCTGCGCCCTGACGAAAGACCTCAGAGCCTTCGGGGGGGGGTCGAGGATGGTTCCCCCGTGTTCGTGGGTATACTGTTCGGCGCTCTCAAGCGAAGTTAAGAGTGTGAGCTGGTCTTCGTATTCGACTGGCCACACCTGCTGTGTCTGCTGGTAGGCGTGTTCTATATACATGTTGTTCTCCTTTTTAAATGGTTTTTGTGTGGACGATTCCAGTATACCACAGAGGGATAATGCAAAAATCCCTCACTGCACAGCCGCAAAAAGCTAAACCCGTCGAATCCAACGGGTTTAGAATCTCAGGGAATCAGCTGCCAAATCCGCCAGCCGACCAACCCCAACAGTACGAGCACCCCAATCGCATACATCCACGTGCCCGCGTATCCGCCCGCGAGGAACGCGCTCATCCGACGTTTCCGTTGCTCCAGCAGTGCGTACCATTCGCTCTCGCAACGGTCGAACATGTCCGCGTCCATGCGGGTGCCTCCGTACATGTCGAGCCAATCGCGCACGGTCGGCATGGGACCCAACGGGTCACGCAGACGGGCGTGCGGTATGAGGGCTATTTTCAACCCCTGCCACACGCCCTTGAGAAAGAACGCGGGTAGCCTGTCCCCGGTCATGACAGCTCCCCACATGGTTCGACGGTTTGCCTCAGCCCCCGTTCGACCAGTGCTCTCACCGCCGCGTTCCTCGCGGGCGGATTCGGCCACGGTCGCGGCGAACGTGTCCCTGTTCTCCATGAGCTCCTTCAACTCGGTCTTGCCGATGACCTCGCGCAGCTTGCCCAAGAGCACCTGCGTCACGTCCTTCTCCATTCGCTCCTTGGACTGGTTCAGATAGTTCTTGGCGGCGTTCTCCAACGCCTTCACCTGTTTACCGTTCTCGTCCACGGTCATGGTCTCGGACGCTATCTGGAAGTTCGCGACGGCGTTCACGTCGATGAGGATTGCGTCCTTCGTCGGAATCGGCGTGTCGGTTCTCAGGAGCGACTGCACCGCTCCGAGGGAGAGCTAGTCCACGCGCATGATGAACGGTATGATGAACGCGCTTCCGCCGGAAACGAAGCGTCGTCCACCCGGCCCGGTGATGACCATTACCCGGTCGGCGGGGCAGACCTTGTAGCTTGCGGTCGCGAGCAGGATGATGAGTATCGCCACTGCCGCGACGATTATCAATGTTGTTGGCATTGACTTTTCCTTTCTTTTTTGTGGGCGTACCCACTATGACAGAACTTGTTTCAGAACTCGTTTTCGAAGTCTGCGGCCATGTCCGCGAATTTGGAGCATTCGCCCATGAACGCGAGATTGAACGTTTCGGTAGGCCCGTTGCGATGTTTGGCGAGAATCACGTCGGCTTCGCCCGGACGTTCCTCACGGTCGTAGTATTCGGGACGATGCACGAGAAACACCATGTCGGCGTCCTGTTCGATGGAACCGGACTCTCGCAGGTCGGACAGTTCCGGTCTTTTGTCGGCGCGTTGTTCCGCATTACGGTTCAACTGGGAGAGTACGACCACGGGGCATTGCAGTTCCTTGGCGAGCATTTTGCATTGGCGGGAGAAGTTCGATACTTCCTGCTGACGGTTCTCGACGGTTTTACCGGAGGACATGAGTTGCAGGTAGTCGATGACGATAAGCTTCAACCCGTTGACCTTGCGGCTGAGAGCACGGCATTTCGCACGGATGGTGCTCATGTTGATGATGGCGGAATCATCAACCCACAATGGTGCCTTCTCGACCTGATGGCAAAGCGCGTTGAGTTTGTTCCAATCATTCGAGTTCAGATTCTCGGGATGTTGGAACGATGCGAGACGGATGCCTGTTTCGGCTGCGAACATGCGTTGCATGAGTTCGTGACCGCCCATTTCCAGACTGAAAATCACAGTCGGCAGACCCTTGTGCAGTGCGGCGTTACGCGCGAAATCCATGCCGAGAGTACTCTTGCCCATGCCCGGACGGCCCGCGACTATGACCATTTGTCCGGCTTGCAATCCGTGCGTCAACGCGTCGATGTCACGGAAGCCGGTGGGTGTTCCGAACTCGTTCGGATTCTGTGACATTTCATCCAACTGTTGGAGCATTTCGTCGGACAGGCGGTATGCGGTCTTCAACTCGTCGTCTTCGGAACGGCTTGAATCCTCCAACGAGAACGCGGCCTCCAACGATTTGCTGAGCACGTCTTCGGCTGACGCGTCGGACACGTTGCTCATCTGTTGCAACTGCTGTCCGACCACGTTGATGTGGCGGAGGATGGCCGCGTCACGAATCTGCTTGATGAAATAGTCACTGTTGTTCGACGTGGGCGCGGAGCCGACAAGCTGGGCGATGTAGTCGATGCCGCCGACCTGTTCCAACTGTCCGTTGTCCATCATGTGCGAGGACAGCATTTGCGCGTCCACACGGTTATTGTCTGCGGCCAGTTCCTTTATATTATGGAAGATGGTCTGGTTGGTCGGCTGGTAGAAGTCCTCTTCGGAAAGTTGGCTGATGACCTTGTCCAACGTTTCCGCGTCTTGAAGCATGGCCCCCAACAACACTTGTTCGGCCATGTCCTTGTGGATTGGTGTGGGGACGCTCACTTGTCGTTGTTCTCCTTCTTGCCGGTGTTGGTCTGATTCTTGTTCAACGTCTCATACAGGCGGTGTTCCGCTTGCCAACGTTTGACACGGGATTTGCTGGGATGGTTGACCCACCGGTATACGCAACGTTCTATGCGCTTGTATCCGAGGACTTCCGGTCCGAGATTGTGACTGCGGAATATCTCCGAGGGACGTTCCCCTTGCAGATATCGGAGGGTCACTTCGTCTTGGAATTGGGTGGTGAAGATTACCCACCATCCGTGCTTGTTTTTCAAGACGTTGACGACTTCCGGTCGTTTTCCCAAGGCCAAAGCCTCGTCTGCGGTCAGAAGCTTCGCCGGGGATGTGTTCGGTTTTTTCGGTTTTTCGACCATGCTTTTGTTCGTCCTTTCCAAGGTCAGATTGCGTCCGGGAACTGTTCGTTCGGAGAGAATTTGAGGAGTTTCACAGTCGCTCCCTCACGCCATTTGTTCCACGCTTTGATGGTGATTCCGACGATGCGTCGGCGGGTTGGACGGTCGCTGTGCGCTCCACGCTTGTTGATGTCGAACAGCGTGTTGCGGAGTACGAGAATGGGGCTTCCCTCGTCAAGGTTAGCGCCGGAGGCGAGCATGTCGAAGAACCGTTCGCACGCCTCACCGTCGATTTCGTTGAACGTCCAGTAGAGGAGCGCGGCCATGCTGGTGGACATGAGATGGTTGCTTTTCGTGTAGAACGTGCTGGCCTGTCGTAGCGTATCCTCCAATTGCGGAGTGCTTTCGATGAACGTCAGCAGTTCATTTCGGGTCGGTGACATGTTGTTGACGCATGCGGCTTCCACACCCAACTGTTCGCTCAGATAGATGGAACGGGCCACGGTGGAAAGCTGTTTGGCGTTGTTACGGCCTTTCAGTTCGAGCACGTTAGCCATGGTGCGGCTCTTGCCTGCATCCATGGTCTCCTGCGTGTCTTCGGGCAGTCCGCGAATGACCAGAGTACGGAACGGAACACCGGATTCGACGCATGCGAGGAGCCTGTGCTGTCCGTCCAACAAGCGTCCCGTGTTGCTGAATTTGATGGCTTCGCCGTTCATTTTCCAAGCCTTCTGCGCCATGGTTCGGGCGAACAGTTCGACCTGTGTGCGGCTCACGTTGCGGTTGTTGGTGTTCACGCCGAGCATTTCCTTGGCAACGTCCGGGGTGATGGTTTCGACCCGTCCGGTGATGCTGTCCCAATCGTATTCGTCGGTTTCACCGGCATAGGATGGCGTGGCCTTGGGTGCTGGCTCTTCCGGTTTCAAATGGATGAGCAACGTGGTTTTCGGAGCGCCGGAATGCCGTCCGATTTCGGTTTTCGGTGGTTTCACTTCGACCGTCTCGTACTGTTCGGATTCCTCGACCTGATTCATGGCGAACGCGAACGCGGTCATGGTGAACGCGAGCATGAACCTGTCCACGCTTCGTTTCGGAGGGAACTGTTTCATTCCGTCGATGATGCGGGTGGCGTCCGAATGGGTGATGTATGGGCAGTGGTTCACAACCGTGTCCAGTCCGCCCTCGTATTCCTTATGGGTGAGGAAGACGAATGGTGCGAGGGGAGTACGCGCCTGTGCCATTCCCTTGAAGCATTGGCCGACCTCATTGTAGATTTCACCGACCTGACGGTAGCGTGAAACAGTGTCGATGCCGTACTCGTCCACGGGGTTCGTGTACTCGTATTCGTTGTTTTTGAAGATGCGTTCGTTGTATCGGCTGACTTCGCGTAGTCCGGAGCAACGTCCGAAACCGAGCGTGGTTCCGCTGCTTTTCGTACCGTCAGTCCGTTTCAGATTGTCTTTGCTCAGCCAGTAGGCTTCCATATCCGCGATGAATGTTTTCGCCGCGACTTTCTTGGTGAGGTTCCGTCCGGTCATACGGGCGAAGTATTCTCCTTCGACGCCGGTGAGGACTGGCAGTCCGGTTCCGACGAACAGATTATCAGGCAGGAGGCCGTACCATTCGGGGTTGATTTCATGGTCGCTCATGTAGGAGAGAATCCGTCCTACGCTGTCACGGTCGATGAACACGGTTCGCGCGTTGGCGAACGAGTCAACGTCGAGATTCAACGCCTTGCATACTGGCTGGAGGTCTTTCTGAATCATGGTCATGAACCGTGGTTCGGTTTTGATGTCTTTGTTAGGCATGGTTTCCTTCCTTCAATCGTTTCAGTATCCGGTAGGTTTTGGGGGCGCAACCGGATGGATTGTGTTCCTCTTTCCGATACTGTTTTTCGAGTTCGTCCCAATGGTCGATGATGGTTTTCCAATCGTCCGACACATCGCGCATGAGACTCAGATAGGCACGTGCGACTGGCACCATGTCGAACATTCCGAGTATCCGACGTAGGTCTCCGGGGTCTTTCGGAGTGTCCTCGCAACCATGTTTGCGCGTGCCGTTCACGGTCATTGTGATTCCGGTGAGCCGTTGGACGATGGCGAGCGAGCTGATGCCCACGTCACCGTTGGCGAGCCATGCGGCGAACAGTTCCAACGGAAGTCTGGGACTGTCCGTCATGCCGTCGGAGGCTGGGTTGAGGTTGGCAACGAGCCTGTTCTTCGGAACGTCCGCGATGATGTCCGGCTGGGTTTCGGAGTCGGGCATCCGACCGTAGACGAGATGGTTGTTGACGAGTATGGACGGTTGTCGGCCACCATATACGCCGATGGTGCAGACGGTGTCTTCGACCATGGTTCACGCTTCCATCCAGCGGATGCTTTCGTTGAGGAAGTCTCTGATTTTGCGGAGGGTTTCTATATCGTTGACGACGACGCTGGTCGCGGTGTCGCTGTCGGTGATGGTGAACATGAGTTCCTTGCCGAAGCTGGGGGATTGGAGGATGGTGAGCTTGTTTGTTCCCTCGTTGTCGATGACTTGGAGTGCGGATGTGTTGCCGTTGTCGTATTCGGTTGCGCTCATTGTTTTTGTGGTCTTTTCCGTTCCTGTGGAATGTTTTGTGTGGGCGAGTTCAGCTTAACACACTAGGTGGGGGTATGCAAGCGTTCGGAGATTCGCAGTCGGATGATTTGCGTTCGACCACACCCTTTGTTATACTGGAAACGTCCACAAAAAAGGGAGCCACACACTCCCCAACACGCCAGAACAAAAAGAAGAAACCATGAGCAAACAGACGGAAAACAACATCAACCTGACACTGACACTCATCACAATCGTCAGCGCACTCCTCATGTGGAGACAGGATTACGGACACGTGGTAATGGCAATCACCAGCATCACATTCCTACTCAGCTCCACCGCACTGTTCGCTCACTTCATCAAGAAACTCGACGCCTAAAACAAACAGGAATGCCCCAGCCCGAACGGACTGGGGCATAGGCATGTTCGCAGGAATGAAGGAAACCAATGGACGATAAAAACAACACCGAACGAGAGCCGAGAACCGAAGTGGAACGACTCCTGTTCAAGAACGAACGCATGCAGGACGCGCTGCTCGACCTCAAGGACACCATGAGCAGAATGATTGGCGAAGGCCGACTGCCAAACGACGACGAGGTACACCAATGGTTTGAGGGAATCGACCGCAAACTCGAACACGAAGCCGCCGACCGTGAGGTGTTGCTGTTCAACCATGGGGCCATGACCACAGTGCTCCCGAAGTCCACTGAACGATACCAACCCGACCTTCAAGTCCGATATCAGGAAATCCTCACCACATGCAACAAAGCGTATGCGGACGCCGACTACAAATATTGGATTGGCCGTTTCCAACAGGCCGGACTCTGACCTGAAAAACGCAATCCGAGCACAGTGGACAACACGAAAGGAGTATTCGGACAGGACAATGCCGGAAACCATACAGACATACCATCCAACGTTCGAGAAGGCCAAGAAGCTCTTCAACCTGCGTAAAAGATTGTGGGAGATAGCCGACGGTAAAAGCGACGGAACAATCTCATATGAGGAGGCGAACCATCTCGCCGTGGACGCGGTGGCGACCGCCAACGGAGGAATGCCACGAGCCACGAGCGGCCCCATGGTACGACTCTGCAAGCTTTGCACCAACGGTTGGATTCGTGAAGCGGCAAATGAGATGGGCTTGGTTTACCCGGACTTGGACTATCCGGAACGGTGGGGCAAACATCGAGACCATAGCCGTAAAAAGGAAAGGAAGGCAACGGTTTGAGCGGCAACGGATTCGGCAAGGAAGACATAAGCAGAACAGCCATTCCGGCACGCCCATACGCCAAGGATATGGCTACCATCAACCGTCTGATGGCAAGGTTGCAAACCATTTCGGACGATAAGGCCAAAGGGAAAATCACATTCCAACAGGCGAACAAGAAGGCTGTGGAAGCAATCCACAAGGCACGGAACACCAAGTCGAAGTCCCTGCAACGCAAGCCATTAGATTATTTAGAACGTATCTGCGAGAACGGTTGGATTCGGGAAGCTGTGCGAAAGATTCCCGAACTGTACCCGTATCTCGACCATCCAGATTTGTGGCTTCGTAAAGGCGTCTGATGTATTCCAAAGAGCAGATATGTTGCATGGTTTCTCTCATAATATTGTCGGCGTTGAGCTTGACCGCGCTGGTGCATTACGCTCGACTGTCGATAGGAAGAATGAGTCGGATGCCTGACGAGAAATCCCGTTCAGACCTGTTCAACTATCGGCTGATGACCGTCGTGTCACTGCTGGTGTTGTCGGTTTCGGTGGGTTCCATCATCGTCTATGGTTCCTCTCTCAAATAATTGGAAGACTGCCGTATTTATATTTCCTTCTACTTCCCAAACATTGACCATAACGTTTATTGACAAGAAGCATTTTCAGAAAGCAGGAAGGTCAGTATGTTAAACAGCACGGAAATGCTTCGACTGGTCAGAGCTGCATGCAACGGAGACCATTTGAAATTTGCACAGCAAATCGAACTGCTTGCGGATTCTGCGGAGAAAGCCAAGCCGACCGCTTACACCACGAATCTACGTCGGCTGGCGGAGTCGGAACGCGAGAAGGGACTGGCTGTCAATGCGAGTCTGGTACCGGTTGACGGGTTGACCGAACCGTTGCTCCCACCGGACGGTACTCATAAGCCTGTGTGGGATAAGACCGTGCGGGAACTATTGGACGGACTGGTTGCCGAGTATAAGAAACTGGATGTTCTGACAGCGCATAATCTCGCTCCCCGTAATCGAATCATACTCACTGGAGCGCCCGGTACGGGCAAGACCACCTTTGCTTCCATCCTGTCGGAGAGGCTTGGACTGGACGGTGTTATTCTTCGTGCAGACCGTGTTATCAGCAGTCAGCTCGGTAAGACGTTAACCAATATCGCCTTGGTGTTCGACCGGCTACACGTGGAACGAAAGCTCCTGTTCATAGACGAATGCGACATGCTTCTTGCCCGACGCGACAACTCCCATGACGTTGCCGAAATGCGTCGAGCCACCAATCTCGTACTCCAGAAAATCGACACGCTACCAGATGATTGCATTCTCGTCTGCGCCACCAACATGAGCGGTCTTATAGACCGTGCCGCATGGCGTAGGTTCGACGTCCGGGTTCATATGACACTACCGGACAAGGCGACTTCAAGACTCATCATCATGCGCCGACTCAAGGAGTTGAACATCCAAGCCGACGTTCAACCGCTCGACATCGACATAGAAGACGTTAGTCCGGCCCTGCTTGTCCAAACCGTGGACAATCTGTCCCGTAAGACTTTGATTTCCGGTTCGGAAACCATTCCGACCGACCTGTTCGTCAATGCTTTCAACTCTCTGAAGATGGAGGTTTCCAACCAGTGAACCGTGACGGATACAAGTTCGATATCAATGTCCGCAGAAACGGTTTCATGTCATATCTGTGGAGCGCCGAAGTGGAAGATGAAGGATTCTTCACTCCCATTGCGAACGGTACTGCCCACACTCTCAACGGCGGCAAGAAAGCCGCTATGAAACAAGCGAGAAAGTGGGCGCAACACCAGCTCGCCCACCCCAGTGAAAAGGAAAGGTGGGCGGAATGTGCGACGATGAGCAACACCAAAACCAGACACCGGCGAAGTCACTGAAACGTTCCGGAAGGCAACCGAAACTATCCGACGTCGTCATGCTCGACCGGGGTTGTCAACTGTGGATTCGTGAAGCCCGTAAAGGGAACATCACGGACACGTCGAAGACCTTGGAGAAGATTCGGTATCAGCTTCGATTGGAACGTCGTGTGGCCGGACAATCCGGTTCTGGACTTCGTAGACCTGTGGGTAGGGATAAAAAACCCGATACGGATGGGAACGGTTCAAAGCCGGATAGGAAAGACTTATAACCTATAAGGGTGCCGGTTGACGATGCTGTCAACCGGCACCTTTTGGTATCCGACCTCACAATACTGGGGGTATCATTGTGTTATCGACGGAACCACACGCCCGTCATTTTTATAAGGAGACACAATGAACGAAGGAACCTATGGGCTGGAGACCCTGAAAGCCGACTATCATACGATACTCGGCTACGATATCGGCTATCTCACCGCGGAATCCTATCCGCTGTTCGCACCCTATCGTGCGAAAACCAAGAACAGTTTCTCCGGTAGAGTACCGAGACTGTTAAGCATAATCATCACCACTCTCATCAACACGCCAAGCCGCGAATGGGATGCGGAAACCCGCACGCTCACCATCGGTGACGACTTCTTCTTCCTCGCCAACAAATGCGGGTTGAACAGTGGAGGAGACGGACGCACTACCGTCCGGAACCAGCTTCTCATGCTCTCGTCAATCCAGTTCACCGGAGCGGACGGAGTCAAAGTCACGCCGGTCGAACACACCGAAATCACCGCCGACAGTCTCACTATCGAGCATCGGAAAATCACGTTCACGGAACCGTTCGTAAAAATGATGACAAGGAACGTCCGGCAGATGCCGTTGAAGTGTCTGTACCCCAACGCGGGTAGCGCCATAGCGATAGACCTGCTCGTATTGGCGGCATTGTATTGTCCGAACGACCATAGGCTCATCATCGAACGGGCAGACCTTCCATCACTGCTTCCAGCAAGCAGGCAAAGCCTCTCCAAGCAGAATCTTCTAAATAGATTCAAGGAGTTGAACGACAGTCAGAACGAGTGGACGTATCGTATAACGAAATACAGCGTGACCATCAGCCCGTTCGGAGTGTACTCGTCCGAAGACGCTTTGAGATTACGTCGCAGACAATAGTCCAAGCATGAAAAGAGGGGAGCCGACCGTAAGGCCGACTCCCCTCAATGATGTCGGAATAGGAACTCAGATTTTCAGCTCATCGATAACGGAAAGGTCAACACCGTCACCCCAATTATCGACAATCTTGCTCAGGTTCTTACGCATTCCGGCAGGAGACTGGTCGTCAACTGGACGGCCGAAATTCTTCTCCGGCGCGACCGCGTTCAGCACGGAGAACAGCAGGTTGGTCATATCCTTGCCCTGCGCGAACACCAACGTCACCTCTGCGGCAATCATGCCCGGCTCGGCTGTAGCCAACCCTTCCAACGCGGACGCGAACTCGGAGATTCGACGTTGGTTCTTCGGCTCGGTCAATGCGTCCAGCACTGCTTCCGGAGTGCTCTTCTTCGTATCGGTCAACGCCTTGGCGAGAGAAACCACACGCTCATCATCCAACGATTTGACAAGAGGAATCAGCTTCTTGCCGAACTGTTCCTCGATGTGCGGCATGGTCTTTTCACGCGGTTTGCGATTAGAACGGCCCTTACCTTTCCCCTTCGGCTTGTCTTCGGTTTCAGTGGACTCAGCGTCCACGTTCATGTCCTCACCATCAGCCGGTGCGGACACGTCAGCGACAGGCTCCGAACTCTCCTGATTAAGAGAATCGGATTCCGTCTGCGACTCCTCGACAGAAGACTGCTCCGGTTCAGCATAATTGTCGGAACCGTAACCATTGTCCTGCTCCGACTGCTGGTTGTTGTTGAATCCCCAATTGGTGAAGTCTGGCATCATACCTTCTTTCGTCATATCCAGCGAACACTCCGGTCGTACAGGCTGTTAACAGTCGGAACGAGGTGTTCTGTATTTTCAATTCACGAGTGTAACGCCCGACGGCATCCCTAAACGGGGAAAACGGGAAAAAACAATTCCCCGCGCCACCCGCGCCGGTAGTTCCAACAGAAAAGCGGAACCAAAAAGAGTCCCCAACAAATATGAAAAAAGGAACAGCACCCGACCATTATCAGAAAAACCATGAAAACCATCCAGTCCACGCCGGTAGGTCAACATGAATAGCAGACTCAAAAAAAGAGAAAAACCAAAAATCAAAAAGACTAAAAGAAAGGAAGCACTACCCACCAAAAATCAGAAAAAGAAACCAAACACCATCACATCAAAAAAAAGAAGAACCAAGAAAATCAGAAAGAAAAGAAAAACCAAAAGGAAGAAAAGGAGAAATAAGAGAAGCAATCTTAATCAAATAGAAGCAACAGAAGAACAGGACAATACTCAGCAACATAATCAGGAAAGGAACAACAGAGAAAAGGACAATAGAAGAAGAAACGCCTACCCCTAAATCGGGAATACAACGTATGAAAACAACAGAGGCAACGCAACCATCCACCAAAAGAACAGCACATCAACCCATATGACATACAGGACAGAAGAACAACAGCACCCAAACACCCCAAGAAACAAGAAAAGCCAAGCAACAGCACCAGCACAAACAACAACCAACAGCCACTACAACAACAAAAAACAACAAAAAGGTCAATAGTCTCACTAACAAGGTCAACGACAATCAGAACAAGGTAACATCAATACAGGAACAGCCAATGCAATGAAAAAAGCAACAGCAAAACCAACAAAAAACTAAATATCAAAAAACTATAAATGCCAGAACTCGGACAAAACCGTAAACGTTCCGATGAAAACAACGGAACATGACCCATCAGGAGGCGGTCTTATTGGAAAAACGAACGATTTCCCTGATAATCGGCTCCGGAGGGCTACTCACAACCATCAAAAAGGCCCTTACGAGAGCCGGAAACATGCGTTGGCAGGTGCCCGCCGCAGACAATATCCAAGCACAGGCCGACTATCTGATAAGACATCCGGTGCCCTCCGGGTTCAAAGGAATCATCTTCACCGACAGGGCTGGAAACTGGCTTCCGATAGCCAACGCCGGATACATGGTCTACTGGTGCAACACCGGTCAGATACCGGTCGGAGCCATGGGCATGAGCGAACAGATGTTACGCATGAGCGTGGCTGATTTCGCACGAACTTATTGGGGAATCCAGCTTGCGGACAAGCGTCTCGTAGTCGATATCCTCCAAAACAAAGTGAAGGAGACTGCGGTTCTCCTACCCATCACATCCAACACCGGAGGAGTGGGGAAGACCACGTCCAGCCGACAGTTGGCAGACCGTGCGTCGCAAGCCGGATTGCGTGTTCTACTCATCGACGGCAACATCCGGCAGTCCAGCCAACGTAGTTTTTTTGACCCGAGACAGGACAAGCCATTGCATACGATAGCCGACTGGCGACCGGGCATGCAGGTGCAGGTTGGAGCCAATCGAGGACGTGACCTTGGGGTTCCATACGACATCTGTTTCGCACCTCCAGCGGGCGTCGGAGTGGACTGGCAGATATACCGTCAGTACATCCAAGCGGCACGCCGACTGTGGGATTTCGTCGTGCTCGACCTTGACCGAATCAGCGCGGACGATTTGGATGATAGGGAGAATATCGCCAACGGTTTACTGCTTCCATACATTCAATCCGGAGACCCCTGTCTGGTTATCGTCAAAGCTGGAAGGCAGACGCAGATAGACGCGTTGAATCTGCTGACGGCCTTGGCTGAGCATCATCTTCCAAAGGAACTCATCGGAATCAAGGACACCGTTCCGGTCGGACTGCAAGGTTACAGACGACTCGACTATACGAGATATGGAACGTTTCTCGGAACCGAATATCAGACGGTCGAGGCAAGCAACCATATCGCCAACGGTGATGTCAGATGGGATGACCCCGGTCTTGCTTTTGCTAGGGAGAACATTCTTAACTGGGCTTTGCCCGACCGTGGTTTCAATCCGGAAAGATTCAATCCGAACGCTAAGAACAGTGAAGGAAAGAAAGGTCGTGGGCGTAAGTGACATTCGATGACCGTTTTCTTTTCGACCCGAACGACGAGAATCTTTGGAAGACCGGAAGCATTGCCGACTGGTATAAAGGCAACGACATGTTCGAGATGGAGCATCCCGGATTGTTCGCGCAGACCCACCCGTGGTTCGTTGCGAACAAACTGTTCGCGGAGACAATAGTGAAAGCGAACAGCGAACTCGTTTCGAGTATCCTCGGAGCATTGTTCACTTGGAAGACATGCACGGTTGACCAACTGCGTGCGGGACTTTCCATCAAAGGCGCTCCCGCTTTCGAGCGTGACGAACCGAACCTGTATGGTGCGATGAACCGTTTGGGAATCATCAACGTCGGTTTCAGTCAGGCGGAACGATTGTACGGTCAGACCGTGAATCATGTTTGGCTTTCACCGTCGAACAGTCCACGTCTTATCAACCGTGCGATGAAATTGTACGGGATGGAAAAGTGGATGCGTGAGACGATGGCGGTTTCCTATTACGCGGGGAATCGTTTCCATGTTCGGCATAACACTTATGCGGCGCACGCGGGATTGATGTTGGCACGCGATTCACGTGTGAAATTTTCATCCGGTGATGGTTGGGGGAAATTCCGTAGCGTTGACCCACAGGCTGTTGCCGAGTCGAAGGTCGGCAAGGCTTGCGCTACCGATGTGGTGACGTTGTGCCGGAACAATGTGTTGGCGGGTATCGAAATCCAAACGTCGAACAGCGAATTGGATAAGAAGATGCAGAACTGGGCGAAGATGCTCGCCTATTCTCCGATGAAACGTCGCGGACTCATCTGCGTATGGTTGCAGATACCGAAGGCGAACGAGGGTTACGAATCGTTCAACGCGGTGATACAACGCACGCAAGGCATGACGGAAATGGTCGTGGGCAATCCGACCGTGTCGCAACGAATGGGAATCGCGGTTTGGGATGAATGGTTCGAGCATGGGATGCCGACCGACAGGTTCGGTGACTATACGGATATGAGTGGAACACGGCGCAACATTTTCTCCGACGAGTGGGCGCAATACACTCCGCAGGTTCGTGACGTTCGCAAAGTCAGCGAATGGGGTTGGGACGTGACACGGGACATCATCAAAAAGGATTGGGGTTGGGACGTTTCCGGTTGGACGATGCCGGAAGCGTACCGTGGCGGTTTCTACGGTTTCATTGGAAAGGATTGCGATGGTCTCCACTGAGGAATCATTCCAACAAACGCAGGACGCGTTGGATGTAGCAAGATTGGAACGTGCGCGGGCTTTGCAACAGGTTCAGACATTATGTGAGACGGGACGTAGACATTTGGTCATTCCGTTTCTGATGGCGAACATGCAACGTATTCCCGCATTACGGAAGATACGACTCTGGCAATTGGACTCGATAATGTTCAACACTTCCCGGCGGATTGCGAACAAAACAATCCGCATCATGCGTGAAACCATCAACGATGATTCGAGTGTGAACGACGGTTACGTGACTTTGGGCTGGGCGTTGGAGTCGAAGGAGAAAACCGTCCGGATGACGACGTGGCTTCTCCAATTGTCGTTACGTGAGAGGCTTTCCACTTTCCAAAAGCCGGAAGGCTTCCCATATGCGCCGTTATATCAGCAAAGCACAGACGACCAACAGAAAGAAGGTAGCGCATGAGCGGCCAGAACTGGTATCAGATAACCAGAACATTGCAACAGCTTGACGCGGACGAGCAACGTTCGAAAGTGGAGAGCATTCCCGCCGAACTGGACGGATGCACACTGCTCCTCATCAAGAAGGGCGAGGAGCCGGTCAAGGAATACGTTTACGGCGACGGCGAGGGAATCATCAACGCCGGACAGTTGGCTGGATTCGACGCGAAATTGGTCGAAGACGACGACGGGCCGGTGTTGCCGGACGGTGTGAACAGTGCGGCGCATCCTCTCATCCCGTTCCGTGCCCGGTTGAACTCGAAAAGCAACATGGAGAAAATGCGGACGAACTATTCCGGTGTTCGTACAAGCATCGAGAAGGTCATGCCGCCGGACAGTTACGTGAGCGTCACGCTTCGCAATCAGGGATACTTCGAGCAGATTCGTATTCGTAATTGGATTAGCGACGAATACAATGCGGTCGAGGATTCAAGCGAACTTGCTTCGACCAACACGATGTGCGCCCGTGTGAGTTTCGGTTGCCGTCAGGCTTCGCGTAACCGACAGCTTGCGCAGAAGATTGGTCAAATCATCTGCCCGCTCATATCCAACATGTCCAGTCATGCGAGCCGTCCGAAATTCGGTTTGCTGTTCGTCAGCATGCTGTTGGAAGTGTTGTCCGTGATTTGGAGTGTGTGCGGTCTTGCAAGAGGATACGTGATGGATGGGGTTTTCCCATTGTTCCATTCCGCTTGGGGTTTTGGAATCGCGCTTCCGTTGCTTGCTGTGACGTTGGTCGTGTTCCTGTTCCTCATGCTGTTGTCGTGCATTCCGTTCGTTTACATTCCGCGACCTCAGATTGCCGGTGGAGCGGTGGCGCTCATGCTTTACCTGCTGTTGGGGTTGCTTCCGCTTCCGACATTCATTCCGATTCTTTTCGTTCCGCTTCTTGTCTTCGCGTTCATCCGTTGGAAGAATTGGACGTTGTGGGATGATATTTTCCAAACGCCACGCAGATATTATGCGATTGCGAACGACCGTGGCGCGAACGAGTCCGATAATCAGACCCGTCTTGGCGTGCGAACTCATAAGGAGCGCGTGTCGGCTTATGGTGCGCAGAGAACCACGTTGATTCTTCCTCCGATTATCGTAAGCTCCGTGTTCACCCCGGTCACTCAGGGAGTGGCAATGAAACAGGAATTGCATCCCGTTCCGGAAGTATTGTCGCATGATGGCATCTTCCTCGGAAAGGACGATACGGGACGTAACTGTTATCTCGACCCGTCGCAACTGTTCGGCGGTATCGCCATCAACGGCGAGGCCGGTTCCGGTAAAACCGTGCTCACCCATGGCATCAGCCAGTGGGCAATCAGCGCACGAGAAACCACCAGTCCGAAAATTTGGGGACGCGACTCCCGTATCATCCACTTCTGGATGAAGGATGATACGGGAGTGAACGTGTTGGAACGTTATCGCAAACGTCACGGTTTCACCAGTCCGCAACGCGTCGTCTATTTGGCCGACCCGAACAGTGTGTGCTTGGACATGCTTGGCATGAAGGATGGAAACAATGCGATGGAGACTGCGGCGAGCGTGGCGAAGACCATGCGTTACTCGTTCGATGACGGTGATATTCTGAACGACTCGCAGAACATCATCACCCAAGCGTTGACCATCGGCGTGGCGGTTGACCGTTACGTGCAGGAGGAGCGTAAGCATAATCCCGAATCCGCGAACAAGGATTGGGAAAGCGAGATTGTGAAACGTTGCCATCAGCTCGAACAATCGTATCCGGGTGCGGAACAGTTGCGGATGCAGCTGAGTCCAATCGGATGGGCCGTCGTCGCATTATGCGGTTCCGACGGTCAGGCCGGTTCCGCGAAAGCGTTGGGTCATGTGTGCCGCGCGTTGAGTATGGAATTGAAGAGTGGCTACATGTTCGAGGAGATGACGTATGCCGCCCGTGCCGCCGAGCAATTGTATGGCCGTCCGGACGCGGCTGGTCATACGGTTCGTTCCGACCGTGACATTCTCTCCAAGACGAACGCCTCGTTGAACAAGGTGAACCAGTTCCTTCCCATCGAACACATGTTCACGGCACGTCGTGGCAGAGTGACTTGGACGAACATTCTCGACCATGCTGGCGATTATCACATTGTGCTCGCACCTCATAATGGTTATTCGTTGCCGGAACGTATGGATAAGATTCTCGGCGGCTGGCTCATGTACCGTTTCTGGAATACGGTGTTCGCGCATTGCAAGGATTGGGACAAGGCTGGCAAGTGGACGATGCTCGTGTGTGACGAGTTGAGCTTGTTGGCTAACGGCAATGACGGTATCATGCCCGCGTTGCGTGAGCAGGGTCGTTCGTTCGGTCTTCTTCTCGTGTTCGCCACCCAGTATCCGACCCAGTTGTCCGACGCGATGTTGGATTCGTTCATCGGCTATTCGACGTTCATCACATACAATACGACGATTCCGCGTATTGCCGATATGACGGCGAAACGTTTGACGAACAATGATGGTGAGGATGGTTGGCGTTCGGGCGCGGTCATGAATCTTCCACGTTATGCGGCGGCTGTTCGCACTCGAACCCAAGAACAGTTGCAACCGACGTTCCTTGTTCATGTGAACGATTTCGATAACGGTTATCGCAATGGTGACATGGATGATGACTAGTTTTTAGCGTTCATCATATCGCTTTTCAGAATCCGTTCGGAAATTTCAACTTCCGGACGGATTTTTTCATCCTAAAAACCTCGCTATGACTGGAAACAACCGCGTAGGTTGATAGGATGAAAAATGCAGGAGAGTTCCGTTTGGAAAACGAAAGGGAACTCAAAAAATGGGTGGAACCATTACCTTGGCTGGAAGCAGCCTTGAGAGCACCTATCATAAGATGTTCGACACCATTTTGAGCAGTAGCGCGGGAACCGTGTTGACCAACATCGGTCTTGCCGCAGCAGTGCTTCTCGCACTCGGCCTTATCGCCGGTGGCATTTGCAAAGCGTTGGGACGTCAGAACAAAGTCGTGCAGATGTTCTGTCCGACCATCGGTCGTGTTCTCATCATTCTCGCAGTCGGATTCATTCTCGCTGGCCCGAAAATCACCATTCCGGCAATCCTGAAATTGCTCGACTGGTTCGTTGACGCGTTTGGCGGCAGTGGAAAGTCCTATCTGGGAATCTGACATCCGCAGAAGGAAAACCGGAGTGGATATGCGAAGAGGACCTTTCCGGTTCTGTTCCCACTCCGGTTTTCTTTTAAGAACCTTACGTACGAAAAGAGTTGAATCATGAGCGATGAGGAAGACGAAGGATACAAAGGCCCCTTGCATCCGAGGTTGACGATGGACGACATCACGGAAGTGTCCGGCCCGGAGGAAATCGAACGGAAGAACACGTTCCAGATAACCAAGAACACTGAGGCCCGTTCCAAAACCGTGTTCTCCGTTATCGTCGGCGCATTGGTGGGCTTGGCTCTTTGCCTCATGTTCGCTCCGTTGCTCGGATACATGTTCAGCTCGTTCTTCGTACTGTTGGGCGGAATACTGGCTCCGTTCTTCGCAGTCGGCACCATTAGAGACCGCACCCAACAGACACGGTGGAAGAGAACCTTGCAGGATATGAAGAGCCGCAAGATTGAAGGGCAGGTCTTCTACCCGAATTCCACTCAGCCGGAAAACATTATCGACCTTCAAGAAATGGAAATCCGTTGAATACAAAATATCGAGACCCAGTGAAACGGGCGGGTAGAAGGAACCTGCTCGTCATTCTGATGTTGTGCGTGGTCATGACATTGTTCGTCTTGCCGTCCAGCGTGTTCGCCGCACAGGTCAACGATTCGACCACGACGATAACATGCGCCAACGGTGGAACTGACAGTGCGACATCAGACATCTCTAGTTGTCTTCCTTCCGGACGTTGGGGAAATTACGTTGGGGAAATCACTTCGCGTACAGAACCGTACAGTGGCAGCGATGTCGCCGGTTGGTTCTCGAACGTCAAGCAGACCATCAGCTCGCAGACCCATATTGTCCTTCCTAACATTCTGATGCAGTTGACTCAGGTCTGCTGGTCTTCCGCATTGTCCATCAGCCAGTTCGCCGCTTCGTTCGAGCCAATGAAACAGGCTGGTGCGAACATCGACTCCGCAGTGTCCACCATGGTGACAAGTCTGATGGACGGCGGTATCCCCGCCACCATCGCAGTGCTCGGCATCGTGGCTTGGGTTGGCGCGGCTGGATTCCAAATCGGCACCGTCAAAGAGGCGAGCAAACGAATCGTCATCATGGTTCTCTGCTTCGCTTCAATCACGATGCTTGGAGCTGGAGCGGCCAAGACCGGGAAGAACGCCACAGAACCGGCGACCGGAAGCCCATGGTGGGTCGTGCAGACAATCAACAACACCATCAACAAGCTTTCGGTCAACCTCGACCTTGACGGTATGGCCGACAGTGATAAAAACATGATGTCCTACCATCATGCGGCGAACGGTGCGAAAACCAATTGTCAGGATTACCTGTACTTCATGCATCAGGCATATGACGAACAGGCGAAGTCCAACGGCAATCAGGATACAAGCAACGTCACCAAGGCCATCAACCGTATTTGGGAGGAGACCTCTCTTCGCTCGTTCGTGACCATGCAGTACGGAAACCCGCAGACCACCGGAACATCCTCGTTCCGTATCGCGGAAAACGCCCGGCAAGGTTACTGCCACGTGTTGGAGATGAAAGCCAACACGAACACGACCATCCAGAAGGATTTGACCAACAAGGCCATGGCGTTGCATATCAGCGACCAGCGAGCCAAATGGTTGTTCTCCGTGGACGGTTGGGTAGACCCGCGTAATCCTTACTTCACCGACAAGCCGTTGGAAAGGGAGAACGCGACATATCTCAGCCGTGCGGGCGTGTTCTGGGAAACCTGTGGCACGAAACGCAATCAGGAAATCTACGCGCGAGCCGGATGGGCGACACTCATCAACAATCTCGGTGACACAGGAACCAAGAACATCAAGAACGGCAGTACGAAAGTACGTGTCAAAATTGACGACTTAGACAATGTGAAACCGACCAACGGTGGCAAAGGCGTGATGGACGCGAAACAGAACGGCAGTGAAGACGAAACCATCCAACAGACCACTTCGGTCTGCCAGACGATTCTCAAACAGGGTTCCGTAATCTTCTCCCGTTCCACCGACATCAACAAGGAGGACGACGGAACCTATAAAGACCAGCAGAACGACACAAACTGGGGTGACTCCGCAACAGTCGGATGGCGTTTCGACGTGCCGAACGTTTCCGGAACTTGGAGCGAGGCGAACCTTCGTGACGCTCAGGATGATTCCACGGTCACGGGCGGTGCGAAGAAAACCATCGACTACATGTATGGCAACAACAACGTTGACACGTTGGGTGCTTGCGGAACACTTATCGGAGGCATCGCCAATCTTGTGGTCTGGGGATTGTTGAGTCTCGTCCTCATCCTGACGAAGCTCATGCTGATAATGATGGCGTTGTTCCTCGTGGTCACGTTCCTTGTCCAAGCGTTCCCGATTGGCGAGAAGCCGAAGAAGGCGTTGAAGAACTGGGCGACGTACACCTGCCAGTTGAGTATGGTAGGAGCGTTGTACGGTGCGCTCGGCGCTCTCGCAACATTCATTTGTGGCCTGACGTTGAAGTTCACCTCTGCCAGCAGTGGTTCGTTCACCTACCAGTTGATTGCGGGATTGAGTCCGCTGTTGGCTCTCGCCGCAATCGGCATGTTCTGTTCGAAAGTGTTGAAGTGTGGTAATCCGTTCAGCGTCAACGCTCTCATGGGCATGGCGGGTGGAACCGCAATGGCTTCCGACATCCGCACCGGCATGCGCATGATTGGACAGCACCGTATGATGCAAGCCATGCGTGGCGGATTCCGTCGTGGCGGCAATGGTGTCGGACGTTTGTCCACGAACGGTACCGGCGCTGGCATGGCCCATAACGGAGCACGTCAAAGCGAGACTGTCCTAAGCAAGATGAGCCGCGCGCAACAGGATTCGTTGAGTCAGGGCGATAGGAATCTGATGAATCGTAACGCCAAGGAGTTCGAGGCGATTCAGACGCGTGGACGCGGAAGCAAGAACTGGGCACGAATGGACAAGAGCACGGTGAGAGGAAGTCTTGCCGGTGCGAAACTCCATTTTGAGGATTCCACGGGCAAGTTCAAGGAACGGTTGAACGAAGCCGTTTCCAAGTTCCATGGAGAGGACAATACGGAGGCGTTCGCCCATAGTATCGCCCAACGTCACCCGGGCATGTCCCTCAACGATGTGCAACGCAAAGCACAAAGGATGAACCATCTGAACAATGCCGGACGCAAACTCCAAGGCGCGGCAAGAGTCGCCGGAGCCGGAGCCGCAATGGCCGGTGCCGGTCTCGCTTTCGCCGCACGAGCCGCGAAGAGCGCTCCTTTGCGTAACGTAGCCGCACGCGGAGCGAAGGTCGCCGCGAAAGCCGCTGTCACAGGAGCTTTGTTCTCCAATCCGATTACCGCACCGTTGGGATTGATTGCCGCAGGAAAGCTGGCTACCGACCGTGACGCGTGGCATGGTGCCGCACAAGTAGGTAAAGGCATCGCGCACGCTGGTGGGAAGGGATTGCAGTTAGGCCATGACGCTTTGCAGAAGCGACTCGACCGCACTCAGGAAATCATCGACATGGCTAACGGTGACGCTCCGTTGCCGTCGCCGTTCACTGGAACTGGTGATGGCAATGCGGGAGCCGGTGGTCCGGTTCCCACACCGTCCGGTTCGGATAATGGAGCCGGTAGTGCGATGCCGACTTCGGATGAGGCGCCGACCGAAACGATTCCAACTTCCGATGGAGCGCAACAGGCTCCCCGAATGGGAGAGAACGAAGCGTTCAATCAGGTACGTGCGGGAATGATGGCAGACTTCACGAATAACCAGCACATGTCTCAAGAGGATGCGGAACAGGCTTTCCAAGAAGCCGTGGCCTCCGGTGAAGTCGATGATTCTGTCCAAGCGTATATGAGCCAGAACAATCAATCTCCTATCGAGAATGTGACGGCTCAACCTGAGATGAATGCCAATCAGCCGGTGTACAACACTGAGACAGGTGAGATTGTTGGTGAGACCCTACCCTCCGGAACGATGGACGCCGCCGTGTCCTCCGCCTCCACTTGGCAGAAGGCAACCGACAATGCGACTCCGATGCCTGAATCGGTGAACAATTCACTGCAACAGGCGTACATGCGCGAGAATCCGGTACAGCAGTCTCCGGAGGAGCATTTGCGGATGGCGCAGGAGGAGTGGACTAGGACGACTGGTCTTCCGAGCGATATGATGCCTGCGAGTGCGGAACGTGCCATGAATCCGAATGGAATTCAGCCGAGTAGAGAATTCACGGTTGATTCCGGTCGGACGCAACAGCAGGGTTCGGTACAGGCGCAAGCTCCGCGACAGCAGTCTCAACCGCAGCCACAAGCTCAGGTGAGGCAGCAGCCGTCGGCTCGAATGCAACCGCCAACCACACCGTCACCGACCGTCAAACAGCCAGTGGACGCCAACCCGTCAAACCTGACAGGTTTCCCCTCCGTAGGCAATCTTCACATGAAGAAACCGCCGACCGGAGGACAGCCGACACCCAAACCGCCGTTCATGAAGTGACGTCGGTTTGTCCATCCGGCGTCGAATGTTTTGAGTATCTTCCACAGCATTCGACGCCGGTTTCCCTTTCGTAAACCTTCCAACGTCAAGGAGATTAGAAAATGGAAGAGGTAGGAAACCAAGCCGCTGACACTGCGGGACGAACGTTGGGTGACGTGCTCACTGTGTTCTTCTCTTGGGTGTTCACGCCGACTGGAGCAATCCTCACTTTGTTGATGATTATTATTTGCGCCGGTAGTGTCGTGTTCGCAATCTTGCAGAAAAGCACCCGCGCGTTGATGACCGCGTTGACCATCTGCGCGTTCCTGTTGTTCGTGTGGATTATCACCGGTGTCTTGGAGGTCATGGGTTTGCCCGTGCGTGAATGGATGAAGGATATCGCGGCCCAGATGCCTGATATCGGTTCACTGTTCATGGAGTTCCTTCGCAAACTGGTGTTCACTGCCACCGAATGATTTTTGTTCGGCGGAAAAACAAAAGAAGGCCGTATCCGTTTCATCGCGGACGCGGCTTTCTGTTTTTCTGTTCCGCCTGTAAAACTGTACGCCGTTCAACTGTTTTACTGGAATGTTTCTCCGAACGGTTTTCTGGTTCGGCGTGCCGACTTTTCGCCGTTGTTATCATCGAAACAAAAAGACATACCCCCACCATGATTCCGTCCACACCGGAAGCAGAAAAAGGAAACCAGAACATGAGAGTCAAAAACCATACGGTCATCATCACCGTCGCAATCATCAAAGGCGGTTCAGGAAAAACAACCACATCAATGGCATTGGCCGAACTATTGCACAAACGCGGGGAACAAGTCACAGTCTTGGACTCCGACAACACGGGCGGCGCGACCATGTGGGAAATGTACGTCGAACAGGAAAACCGCAGACGCAGACAGGACAATCCGGACGCGAAACCATACACGCTCGGCTTCCCCGTCGTGCAAACCAACGAAGCCGTATTGAACAATCCGGAACTCATCCGCGAAAAATATTCAGGCTGGGTCATCATCGACACTCCACCGTCCGACGCGGGAGTGGTGCAGGCGGCGATAAACGCGGGCGACGTGGTGATAATCCCATGCCAGCCATCCGTATCCGATTTGACCCACGCGGGACGCACATACGCGGCGGCACGCAACGGCATCGTCCTGTTGACACGCGTGAAGCCGAGAACGAAACTCGCCCGGAACAGCATCAGCGAACTGGATGAGGAAGGCATCGCACGGTTCGAAACCGTCATCACGGAACGTGAAGCCGTCAAGAACATGTACGGCACGACGGAAATCGACAACAAGGAGTATTCCAGCGTCGTGCAGGAACTCATCGACTATCTGTCTGAAATCAATCTGGTGGAAGAATAAAAACAGGAGCAGGGGAGTAAGTAGGCAATCATGGTCAAGAACATCAAACGCAACGCTTTCGCAACAGGAATGCAGGACAAGCGTGACATGCGCCCATTGGAATCACCGGAAAACATTAGCGAACCGAACACGGAGCAGGAACCGACACAGGCCGTTCCTGAAACGCGGGAACCGTCAGACCAGTCAGTCCAAACGTCCGCCGACATGCATGCCCAAACGCTCACGGAGGAAGAAGCCGACCGTCGGGCACGGCTCATCACCGACATAACCCATCCTGAAACACCGGCACCATCCGAAACGCATCAGCCGCCGAAAGAGAAAAGAATCGGCAGCAACGTCACCGTCGAAAACTGGCGTGCGTGGAAGATGAGAAGCATCGAATACGGGACGAAGCAGGCTGTATTGTTGAATGCCGCGATGGATTACTGCTTCCAGCAAGGGCACTTCGATCAGACGCTCATCGACAAGTACGAGCAGAAGGATTAGGCTCCGGTATACTAATTTTCGGATGAACAAAAAGACTTCATCGAAGTCTTCCAGATGGGGCGGACTCACAACAGAGCGTACGCCCCATTGGTTTTTCTAACGCGGGAAGAATTTTTTGTTTCCGCAGTAAAAAGGTTCTTTACATATATGCTGAGGTGGTTATGGTGTAGGCTTGCCGATAGAAAAACAAAAGCCCCGCGCTGGTGGAACAGCCGGGGCAGGGCAACCAGAGACTTAAGGAAAGTGGTTACATGGGTAATTCTATCAGACCTATCGACAGTGACAGTTATCGGTATGCTCCCTCCGTGATGTCCCAGCTCAGTTTCTTTCCCGCACGCAAACCTGACGTGAATTACATCAAGAAGACCAACGGGCGTTCCGCAATCATCATCACTCCGACTGAAGGTAAGTGGTCGTATGGTTCTGTGCCCCGATTGTTTCTTCTTTACATTCGTACTTTGATTAAAAACAAAGACTCTCGGGTCGATTTCGAAAGCATGACTGTGAACCTTGGAGGAAGCTATCGTGCCATGTGTGAAGCGATGGGTGCTTCCACTGGTGGGAAAAGCAAACGTCTTCTCCTTGAGTCAATCAAGAATCTTGCTTGCACCCATATAACATTGGAACATTGGGTTTCGGATGATAGCGGCATGTATGAGAGTTTCCCGGTAGCGCAGAAAGTATGCATTGATTTTGGCGGCGAGGATAAGGAATCCTATATTACGTTCTCCTCTCAAATGTGGTCTCTGCTAATAGAGGAAGCCGTTCCTGCTCAAATGTCCATTATCAGGAACATATCTAATTCTGCACTCGCTTTGGATATTTACATGTGGTTGGCTTTCCGAACCAATAAGTTACGCTCGTGCGGAATGAAAGTCCCGTGGAAAGACCTAACCGTTCAGTTCGAGGACGGCGACTATCCGGTCAAAGAATTCAAAAGACGATTCACGACAGCCTTGAACAAAGTCAAGGAATCATGACCTGAATTAAAGGCAAGTCTTGATGAATATGGCATAACCGTCTATCCGAGCATTTCGTCCATTCATTCCAACGGCAAGATTGTGGACGCTGTTGTTGTGAAAGAAGAATCGGATTCCTGCGACGGACATGTAATCAAAGCGGATGTCTCATGCAATTCGGAACAAAATGATTCATCGACAGATGATATAAGGAATGTCGCTAATCCTTTTTGACGATAGGGATAGAAGAAATGGTTCCACTTCTTCCGACTTTCTGTGTCGAAAGTTCCAATTCGAGAAAATGCCATTTAAAAAATGGCTTCAAATATTTTGATTTTTTTATTCACGGCATATATTTTTGCATATTTTCTAGTGTGGACTTTTCCCACCAAAGTGTGGACTTTTCCCACCAAAGTGTGGACTTTTCCCACCAAAAAGTGCCCTCAGCCCTACTGCCACAAGGGGTTTCAGCGCCGCAAAAGGTTACAAAAGGTTACAAAAGGTATTAATAACCCTTATATTCCCTTCTTTTTCAAAAAACAGGTTTTTCCAAAAAGAAGCAAAAAATCAAAAACCAGAATAAAACCATTTTTGGATTCTACGTTCAGACAGGTCCGAACCTGCTTAAGGGTATCCTCAAAGCTCTTAAGAAAAAAGTCATGTCAATATGAACGTTCAGACAGGGTGAACCCTGAGCAAAGATTATCCTCAATGCTGTTTTTCGTTTCAACAACGTTGACTGTTTTCGAGGGAAGAGAGAAAAAGAAAAGTTCCGGAAAAAGAAAAACAGAGAAGCCAGTACCACCGGTGGATGCATGCTGAAAACCCCGAAGCCGATATAGGAAACCTCGGACGGAAGGTAGACTTGAAGACAGTGCATGACAAACGGAAATGAATTCGGAGCGGGACTGTGTTCGGAAGCAAGAAAGACAAGAACGGCAAACAGCCGATGGGACAGCAGAAGGCGAAGCAGAACCCGAACAATGAGACCGACCTGTTCGCTGACGAAAAAGAACGCAAGGACGAGATAGAACTCACCGCGTGGAAGAAGGCGTTGAAGAACACCCAGAAGTGGAAGGTTCTCATCATCCTGTTCATCTGCACCGGTCTGGTCGCCCCGATGGTTTCCGTCCGCGCAATCAACACGTTGAACGAAATGGGTTCCTACCTGACGGAGAAGTACAAGGAAATCAGCGGCGACAAGCCCGGCAAGCAGGTCGCATTGCAAGCCGTGTACAGTTGGCTGGATGATGACAAGGGTGCTTTCCAATACGGGTATGCGAACCTGTGGTGGAATGGCGCCACCGAGGTCAGCACATCCACTTCGGACGATTCCAACGGTTCCACCACCCAGTATTGGAGCCATCAGATGTCCCTCACCGATAAGTCGGATGGAAGCACGAGGGATATCACCCAGCTTGTCGCTGTCACCGACGGAGTGGCTACTGCGGTGGGAACGCCGACCGTGCTTCCAAAGACCGTCACTTCGAACAGCAATACGGACACGTACCGTCCCGACGATTACATTCAGCTTGACCAGAACACGAGCCTGACAAACGTGGTCAGCGCTTGGTCTAAAGCATACATCGGCAAAGACTCCAACGCTTTGACGGTTCTTGTCGGAGACCCGAACAGCGACCACATGTATCAACCCGCAAGCTTGGGTTCTTATCTGAACTCGTCCCTCGACTGGCTTGTGCAATGCACCAAGGACGGTAAGACCGTTGACAAGCAGAACAAGTCCGACAATCCCGAATGGGCGGCGGCGAGCGTCAGCATCTCGTTCAAACCCTACGAGAAGAAGGTTGACGCGAGTACGGCCAACGACCCGAACGCGGACACTGGTTCAACAAGCGACGTGGAGACGAGCGTCACCGTCCTCATCCATAATCCGACCCGTGGTAGCGCGAAAATCGTTGACTGGGGTGCCGAAGGCAGTCTGACCACGTTGAAGGCGTTCAGCAATGCCATTGACCGTTCGCTGATTGGCTCTTCCAGCAGTGATGACGATGATGATTCTTCCGATTCCAGTTCATCGGATTCCGATAGCGGTTCCGGTGATGACGGTTCCGACAATGACGATTCCGACTCCTCCGATTCGGATTCGTCCGACAACAACAGCAGTAGTTCATCCCAGAATTCCGATGACGGTTCCGTAACCGGCGACCCCAATGAGGGGCCGAACGACTAATCCGAAAGGAAAACTAAATTGACAGGACATAACAAGCCCAGTGAGGGTGACAAGTTCGCTGAGTTCATCAACAGCAATGGCCCGTTGACCGGTGCGATTATCGCCATCGCGTTCATCGTGTGTCTCGTCATCAGCATCATCTTGAACCTGTGATGAGTTTTTTTGGAGGTTTCTTATGGCTAAGAAGAAAGGCGGCATGTCTGCCGGTTCCCTGCTTGGCGGCATTCTGGTCGTGTTGACGGCCATGGTGCTCATCGTGAATCTGGGATTGTGGACTCCCATGTCGAAGATTTTCGGATTGCCGGAAATCAACAGTCTATCCCAGTTGATGCCGGGTGAGGATTCCAAGGTGAAGCCGGATGTGAAATTGGGGTTGAAGGAGCCTTCCTTGAAGTCGTCCGGCTCCAATTCGCAAACCAATACTCCAGAAGCCACAGAAACGCCCTCAGAAACGACGCAGACACAAAACGGGGACAATTCCTCAAGTCAAGCACAAAAAGCCTCTACAAGCGTTCCTGAAGGTGCTTTAAGCCCCATCACCACGAAACAGGCGCTTGACAAACTCGCTGACATCGAAACCGCAACCCCGCACACCAAAGGATACAACCGCAAAACCGACTTCGGCACATGGCAGAACAGCAACCAGCTCTGCGGTTACGGCACCACCCGCGACTACATCCTTAAACGCGATATGACCGACGTGACCATGGACAAGAATTGCAAGGTGCTCACCGGCACCCTCCAAGACCCATATACAGGCAATGCCATCAAATTCCAGCGCGACACCTACGAGACCGTCAATGGCAAACAGAAGAAAACAGGCGGAGACAGTATGGCCGTCCAAATCGACCATGTGGTGGCGGTCAACGACGCTTGGGCCAGCGGACTGTGGAAGGACTCGCGCAAGGGCGACCGCATCACCTATGCGAACGACCCGGAAGTGCTCGTCGCGTCCGAAGGAGAAGCGAACAACATCAAACAGCAGGGCGTGAACCTTGTTAAGGACGAGGCGTTGAACGGTTCCTCGACCAAGTGGAAGGACGCAACGCCCAGCATTTGGCTCCCGTCCAACAAGACGTACCAATGCTCGTATATGGCTAAACGCGTGTACATCAAAGACAAGTACAAACTGTCCATGAGCAGTTGGGAGAAGACCGAAACGAAGTCGTTCCTCACGCAATGCGTGGCCGACGGCAACTGATTTTGGTTAGAAAAACTTTTCCTGTTTTTCCGGTTTTTCACCAGATGAATGTTCGAAGTCGTTTACTGTAACAGTTGAGACCGGGTTTTCGTGGTATATCTTCCACCATCTGGTTTCTTCCCCGGTCTCTGTGGAAAGCTCCTCGCGGGGAGTGTGTTTCGGGTTCCGCCACCCGTGTGTGGATTCTTTTTGGGTGGCGGAACCATTTCCTTTCCTAATCGGCATTGTGGCGATTCGAGAAGAAAATGATGTTATACTAGAAGTGTTCACACAATAATAGAAAAAAGCCAGCCAAGGAGAAAAACATGGGCAACTACTTCAACAGCATCGAATACCAAATCAACCTCATGCTCGACAGGGAACAAGACCTCCAAGACGAACAGGAACAGCGCCTACGGGATATTCACGACGGCATCGGAGACTACGTGCTGTTGCCCGAAGGCGACCCGTGGAACATCGATGACTACGAGCAAGACCCACAGCCCACCAACATCAACAACACTTGCAGTCACGGATTCTATGTTGACGAAGGTGTGAAATCTGGAACCATGTATCATCTCAACCCCGACCTCGGACTGTGGGCGGCTTGTGACGACTACGAGGACATAGAAAAAATGGTCAGGGAAGGCAAAACGCTCACCCAGCCCATCGACGATTACGATTCGAAGCTCGCCTGAGAAAGAATTTTTCCTGCAACCTTCCTTGTTTGCGAAAAACTACGTTATAGTGGAACCAGTCACAAACAAGGAAGGTTCCTTTTTGAACACCGAAACGGACATCACGGACAGTCAAACCCAAGAACGTTCCCGTCCACGCAAAGACCTTGACACCGTAGGAGGGTTTCTTGACTCCTGCAAGGACGAGACGCCAATCCTGATTTACTTCAACACAAACGACGGAATACAAAGAATCCCCCACATCCTAGGAGACCCGCCCACCGTCGGGCAACTCCGACTCAACAAATATCTGCGGCCACTGAAAATCCAACGAAGAGTCCGCTACCAGATTGCCGGAACCAGCGACACCGGCTGGGTCATCCGGGTCGATGAACGATTCAAGAAAAAGAAATACATCAAAGCGTCGAAAGCCTGAACTTTTGGATAATCAAGACTACACCGTGGACAAAACCCCTTTACGTTCCAACGGAGACCGGGAAGCGGTCTTGCAGACCATCTTCCGTAGGGGAGTCCTGCCGCAAGCCGTGGTGTACGTGCTCGGGCTACTGGTGGCGGTATGTCTCCTCGCATATTCGAACTCCCTGATGGGAGGATGGAAAATCATCTTCCTGTTCCTGTCCATCCTGAATTTCGTGGCGGGAATCCGGGGACTCGTCAAGGTAAGCGCCAGCTGGACTACAGTCCGTGACTGCGCGTATCCGAACATCGACGCGAACGCGGCTGAAACATGGGATTTGGCCGTATGGCTCGCCAACAGTCCACAATTCGGAGGAACCCCCATTCGTGCCATGCGACAGCAGGAACTACGTGAGGCATTGGATGAGTACGGGCCACTGTTCCAAGCGAACAATCCGGAAGACGTGACCGTCCAACTGAACCGGTTGGAACGGCTCATGCATGACGTGGATTGGACAGGCCAATACGTTCATGCGCTCCTTCTATTCCGACAGTTGAAAGACTCACATCTCAAATATTGGAGCCAACTGGACGGAGCCTACTGGCAAACGTTAATAAAACTGACGTCAGGCATGCGTTTGGAAAACCTACGCGAAGACGTGCAACTCTCCCCACACCGCATGGTCATCTTGGATGGATTGCAGATTAACTGCGGACTGCACGGAACCGTAGGCGAATACACCGTCGGCTACGAGGATGGCGGAGTCCTGTGAACTATCAGATGCTACGAGACGTTCGCACCGGACGAATCCACATGTTCTCCAACAGTTGTTGGATGCTTCGGGATTGGGTGGCGAAAAACATCGGACTGGAAGAGAACGGCGTAGCTCTCATACGCAGACTCGACCTGTTGGAAATGGAAAAATACTCCACCAAAATGATGGACAATCCCGAATCGTCCAGCGAGGAATACCGGCAAGCGAAAACCATGCATGACGGCGTGGTCAGAACATTCAAGGAAATGTCGCCGGTGGCACGACTCGAATACTGGGATTGTCTGAACGACACTCCCGTCAACATCCTCTGAGACTTAGAAAAAACATTAAACCTCCGAAAGGAACAGCATTGGACGAACAATCCTCCACCCAACGTTTCCATATCCTCATGGCCGGTATCAGCGAAGGTGAGACCAGAATCCTCTACAACATCGAAAAAGGAAGGCTGACAGCCGACATCCTCAAAAGCAACATCGGCAGACGACTGCTGGATGCCGGACTCATCCTCTGTAACAAACAATCCAATCCGACCCTCACCAAGGATGGAACACGCCTAGTGACCCTGCTCTCCCAAGGAGAAGGAGACCGTCCAATCCACCTGTACGAGCACAATAGCGAAGACCTGCTCCGCCAAGCCGGACAAGGAACAGCCAACGCATACAAGACCGGTTTCGAAAACGCCGCCGTCGAACTGTTGACTGACCGGCTTGTCCGACTTGACATCGCCTCCGGAACCCTCACCCTGCTTCCTGCGGGAACGGAACTCCTGTCCAAGCTCGACAAGGCGGCTTGACATGCTGGGCTGGCTGACTCAACAGAACGTGCTTGTGGCGATTGCTATTGGAGCCATCATCCTACTGCTCATGTTCCTCATCCCCGCCATCGAGGAACTGGTCGGCACGTATACTCCGTTGGGAGAATTCTGCGAAAGGCCGAACATGAGATGGGCTGTGGTCATCCTGACCATCGTAGCGGTTCTCACGGTAGTGGTCATCTGACTTTTCCTTGACGGGGACGGCTTGATGCCGTCCCCTTTTTTTTGTTTCCCGAATTGAAAACCGGTGGCAAGTTCCGACGGATATTCTGGAAATAAAAGTACCTAAAAAAGAAAGTTGAAGTATCGTGAAAGACTTCATGATTTTTTGGCGAGGATACCCCACCTCTTGTGGGTGGGGAGGAATCGCCTTTCTTTTTTCACTAGTATGCTATAATTATAGCAGTTATTGAAAGTATGACGGACGGCAAAGGAGGATTGGAATGCTCAGCACGCTCACCTACGCGGTGCGGGTCAAAACTACCTCCACCCAGTCAGAAATACTCGACGCCACCTGCTCCGCCTACCTCGACTGCTGCAACATGGTCAGCAAAACAGCGTGGGAACATAAGACGTTAAGTCAGAAAACCCTCAACCAGCTCGCCTACCACAGGCTCCGCGACGAATACCATGTCGGAGCGCAAATGGCGCAATCCTCCATCATCCGCGTCATCGGCAACTATCGGACAATCAAAGAGACGCATGGAACCCCTTGGGCGACCAGCCAGCCGGAATACCATTCCCTTGGATACGACCTTGTATGGAACAGGGATTACAGCATCCTAAAAGACGGACGGTTGAGTGTGAACACGCTCGAAGGGCGAATCAAATTCCCTATCGACTGGACGCACATGCCGGAAACCTATCGTCACGGAAAATTCGGCACGGCCCGACTATTGAACCGGAACGGGGAATGGCTACTGCTTATCCCCAGCACCATAGAACTTCCCCACCCATCCCAACCACAGCAGGTGGTCGGAGTGGATTTGGGCATACGTTTCCTCACCACCACCTACGACAGTGACGGCCATACCGACTTCTATGACGGGAAGGAGGTGAAGAACAAGCGCGAGCATTACAAGAGGCTTCGCATCACCCTCCAGAAGAAGGGGACGCGTAGCGCGAGACGCAGACTCAGGAACATCGGCAACAGAGAAAACCGTTGGATGCGGGACGTGAACCATCAGGTCTCGAAGGCACTCGTCAACCGACAGTCAAAGCCTACGCTCTTCGCGTTGGAAAACCTCGAAGGCATTCGCCACGCCACGGAAAAAGTTCGCAGACAAGACCGGTATACGCAAGTCAGCTGGGCATTCCACCAGCTACGCCAGATGATTGAATACAAGGCTCTGAAAGCCGGGCATTCCACCATTGCGGTTGACCCGCATTACACGAGTCAGACCTGTCCGAAATGCGGCATGATACGCAAGGCGAACAGGAACAAACGGTTGCACGAATACCAATGCTCGAACTGCGGCTACAGGTCCAATGACGACCGTGTGGCCGCTATGAACATTCAACGGCTCGGATATCAGAGTCTAGTTGAATCCCATTCGGACAAGCTCTGAATTGGGAGGGGTGCAGTCAACCATCCCATGATGTTCCGCCAGTCCACAAGGATGATAAAAGCGGGAGGAGTTGAAAATACTAATCGACTCCACCATCACCGCCGGGCAGGAACAAGCCGCAATGCTCGCCATCGCGGTAGTTGACAAAGAATCTGTTGGTATTGGCTGGACTGGCTTCGGTTGGTGCCGCAGTCTGCTCTCTCGTGTATTTGGATGGGAGACTGCATGCGGTCAGCAATGGGTACAAGTATGGCCCGGCTCGTCATTTGGAGTATTTGAGCGCACTCCTGCACTCCTTCAACCGTTCCGTCGATGTCGTGGCCGCAGATACTTATCGGAAGGTGTGTGACGAGGAGAGTCGTAAGTACGACGAGTTGGAGGAGGCTCGGGAGAAGGCTTGGAACATGTCCCGTTGACATGGATGAGTATCCTTTTACGTCTGTATATGTTATACTGGAATAGTTCACATAGGGAGACGTAAAGGAAAGCTATGATAAAGATTCTCGTCAAATTATGCAACAGGGACAGTCGCACTGTATATCGGGACGATTTGTGGTACGAACTGGCCGATATGCTCAGAATCTACCTGAACGCCGACGCATTACCGGGGGATGGGGAACGGTGGGAGCTGTTGAGAACGCTGGCTTCCACTCTTATTGGACGAGCCATCGAGAAGGGGCTTTTTGAGGACTGCGCAAGGGTCAACGTGTATCCGGTATCCTTTCAAGCAGTTCAGGGAGATTGACCTTCCTGTCATATTAAGCTATAGTGGAACTGTTCACATAAGCAAAAGGAGAAAACAATGAACGTAAACGAACTTATAGAGCAATTGAGGAAACTACCCAAGGAAGTACGCGAACAACCCATCATGGACGGTAAGCCGAACGTAGGCTACCGGCTAGCCGGTCTTCACGCAATTTCAGCCGCCAAGGTCATTGTATCCGACGACGGCGCTTGCAACGTGTACGACCCGGAGCTTTCCGACGAGGGAAACGTAACAGAGTTGGAAAACCGATATGACATGCCGATGCATGTCGAACATCGGGCATTGGCATTCTTCAATTGAGATAGGGGTCGTACAAATGGACGCGAACACTCCCATTAACATTCCCATCCGTCTTGAACAGTGGATACATGACAACTACATGGAAGTCGAAACCATTATCATCGATGCCCGGCCAATCCTAGACGCAACCGGTTTCGACAATCTTCCCGAATGGGAGGATTGGGGCGCGGACTTCATCGCGGAGGACGCTCAAAGAATCGGACTGCTGAAAATGTGGTCTGGGCCATTCACGGTCGAACTGTTCAACTGCAACGAGTATCCCGACTATCTCGAATGGCGTAAAACCCATAAGACCATTGAGGGTGCCGCAGAACATATCCTCGACTTGAGCAAGAAGGAATTGCAACGGCGAATCGAAGAAACCAAGAAGCAACTCGACAAGTATGTTAGCCAATATGAGGCATTATGCGAGGAACGGTATCCGCGTCAAACTTCTGGAACGGAACTGGTTGGCAAACTACTCGTCTAACATCCGAAGGGAAAGATTGGAATACTGCTGTATTTATACTTGCTTCTACTCTGTTGGACATGGCCCGCGCCATGGGTGGTCACGGCTACGACGAGATGTGGCGAGACAACGCTTTGCCGGGCATAATCGGTTCGGCCTGTACAACGAACAAGGAAAGGTTTTTTGATGTCACTTGATTCGATTCTATCCTTGGCGGGCCTGTTGTTCGCAGTTCTGGGTGCGCTGGCCGCTCTCGTCTCCTATGTTTTCGACTCGGAGTGGGCGGACGTTCTGGTCCCTTTCTTCTTCTTCGGTCTGCTGGCCTGTCAGACAGTGCGACTTATCTGCTATCAGGAGACCGACGCATTGGCCCCCATGTTGGCAGCGGGATTCGCCATTCTCGTCTGGCTAGTGGCTCTCACGCGGCGGAACGGAGATTCTTGGAATGATTGACATGCAAGACAACGAAGAGAACCGCTGGCTACTGCTGGACATGGCCCGCGCTATGGGTAGCTATGGTTATAATGAGATGTGGTGGGCGGATGTATTTGAGCCGGATGAATTGGAGTATTCCGCTCCCGACTTGTACGAACAGTTCATCAACTCGACGGACTACAACCCCGAAGCGCATTGGGTGCGCCGCAGGGAGTACGGCAACGGCTACGAATCCGTCATCGAGGAAAGCCTATTGGACGACGCATGGCACATGCGCGACGACATCATAGAACTCGCCCGCCGTGAGGACGTTCGCAAGAACATTCCCGACATCGACTTCGAGACGCGACTGGAAAAGCTGGGCGTCGAACCGTGAGTAATCAAACGAAAAGGGAGCATCATATGAGGCTCGACTACAACAAGCGCGTAATCGACGCGCTTGCCAAGGCGTTGGGGAAGACCTCGGAACAGGTCGAAAGGATTCTCATCGACTCCGGCGTCATGCGACCCAACATCCCGTTGGAGCCGTTCGAGAACGGCTGGTACATCAGCCACGACCGGGAATGGATGCTGTACAAGCGCGGCGAGGACAGATGGGAGTCGGTGAGATACAACGTTTGCGGAAGCATGTCCATAGGCGCGACGGACTGGGAGAAGACCGGCGAGTTCATAGGTGGCACCGCGTTCCCGCTCACTCCCCTGAGCAGGCTCGTCAGGCTCCCCGGTAAGGTGGATGAACTGGCGGCGGAGCTTGAGAGGAAAACGCACGAGCCGATGGACGGCCAATACCCGGAGGGGATTAAAGAATACGAGGACGGATACCGGAGCGCGACGCGCGATGCGTTCATGGCCGTCCGCCGTCTGCTATAAAAACTATCGGTTCCACTCCGTCCGCAAGCAAGAAAGCAGTTTTTCTGAGATAGGAAATTCTGAGATGAACGCGAACGAGCTTATCGAACAATTGCAATCACTACCATCTGAATTCCTCCGTCTACCCGTACTGGTGGGAGTGTTCATTGACGCATTGGTGGGCAGTACTGGCATATCGGCGCAATCGTCGGCGAAAACGAAGCCTAACCCTTTAGAGAAAGAAGTCCAATCATATGGGAAATCATTACTATGCGACGCTATCCCACACCGACTCGGACGCGTTGCCCCTCGTCCAGCAGTTCGACAGCCGGACACGGCGAGACCAATGGGTTCAGCATTCCCATCTGGCCGGTTACGACATCGAAGTTCGAAAGATTGCAGCCAGACAAGCTGGCTTGCTGACACTTAAACTGGTGAACAGGCTTGACTGGTATCTACGCCAATCATCGGAATACAAGCCGTTAGCCAACCTGAAAGACGAATACTATCTGCGACGCAACCCGTTCTGCTATCACGACGGCAACCATGACGCACCCTTATCCACGGTTGTCAGCTCATACCGTCCCTACCTGCGTTGGCGAGAGAGCAATCCTTGGGAGTATGAGGTCTGGTACTGGTGGTTGCCGCTAACCTCTCCCGAGGACGTGAATCTGGCGGAAACGTTCAAAACCCATTTGGACGAACTACGCAAGCAGGAAGGCAATGGACACCTTCATCGTATGACCGCTGAAATTGAATGGCTCACCGTTCCAGAAGTCAACCTCATCACTGAAGTCGGGCCAGCACAAAACTGGTGGCCCCGCTACTCCCATTCGAACATGGACGATTGGACTCGCCAACGCATACGGAAAGCAACCGAAACCACTGACCCCAAAGACTTGGTGGACATCGTTTACAAGCTGGGTCTTTTTCTACCGAAGGAGGCAATCTATTGAGTGTTGAGAAAACGGGAATCTGGACGGAAACCTATCCAAAAGAACCCTGCGCATTCTGTGGTAAAAATGTCGCTATTCGAATCAGTGAGATTCTTATCTTCGACAAAAAATATTGGGAAGTCCGCATTTTCGACGATAGTGGCTGTCCGTTGTCCTCAATGTTCGAGCGGGGTTTGCGAATGGGGTCAGCGGGTGAAGTGTGTGCCGCTCTCAAAAAGGAATGGCATGAAATTGTGAAAACCGTCAACAACATGCCGGATTGTCCGGAATGCGGACGCTCTCCGGTTTGTCGTTATTCCAAGAACCTCGACCGTTGGATTATCCTTTGCGAAAAAGGACATTTGAGAACGGATGAGGCTTTCGTTCTCTCTGCCATGAGGAATTGGAACAAGAAAGTCGGTCAATATGTTTGCGACAATCAGAACCAACGACTCGGTCAATGTCTGACGGAGTTCTGGCATCAAGGGGATACGTCGGACGAGAATCTTCCGGAATTCATGAGGCAAAGCTGGCGTGAGAAATACGCCGATTGGGAGAGAAAGTGAACGGAAACGTGAATTATCATCCGCTCCGCCGTTGCGTCATCTGCAACGAACTAGTGGAGGCCGACGACCCGACATGCGCGGTCTGCGGCCAACCGGCTTGCAGTAACCACGCTTACGACGTGGGTGGCGGCGAATGGTATTGCGCCGACTGCCACCACGGAAAAACTCACCCGTGCGCGGACTGTGGTACGCCATCCCATTGGCGGTGCAAGGATTGCGGCAAATGGGTTTGCAAAAACCATTCGACATTCGTCGCGGTTCAAGGTGAGGAATTCTATACTCTTTTCGGCTACTACTGCGATAATGATTTACGTTGGGAACTAGCGGAAGAACAAGCTAAGGAGGTGACGTTGTGAGTGAGAAAACCAGACGGGATAAGACGTTGAAGCTTATCGAGGACGGCGATGACGATGATTGGAAGGCTGCCGTATTTATACTTCCTTCTACTCGCTTGAGTTTTGGCCGCTCCTTTTCTGGGAGCGGCTTTTATTTTTCTCATCCAGATGTTATAGTGGAATTGTTCACAAAAAATGGTTAAGGAGAAAAATATGAGCGACAAAAACACCACATCAAAACTTCCCAAGTACAAGAAAACCATCGACACCACCGGGTTCGGACTATCTTGCACCACCGAATACGGGTTCGATGACGAGGGATGGTTCCATCACTCGTACACGTACACCTATAAAAACAGGAAAGCCATCGTCAGCGCAGTGGGAGACGGGGAACCACTGCCATCCGACTGGCACACACGTCAAAGCGCATACGCCTCCTACCATGAGGGTAGGAAACAGGTAGGCCGAATCCGCGCCTACAACATTCTTGAAAACGCCCAAATCAAAGCAGTCCGCTGGGTCATGGGCTACGGTTCCGACAGTAAAGCGGACGAAGCCTACCGTGTCATACGATTGGAGAAAAGCCGCCGAAACCAGCGGATATGCCAGAGAATCCCGGAACCACTCCGTATGGAAGTGGATGGACTGGCCAACACTCTCGGTTTGAGGATTCACAGCAACGAGGACAACGAAACCGTCGAAACGTTCGTGGACGCCTATCTCGCCGCCGCCGAAGACAATGGTCTTATCGAGCTGAGGGAACGCCAGCATGGGTACGAGACCTCAATCACCGCATGGCTGGACGGGGACGCCGGACGAAAGACGGAGGACGCTCCTGACTGGGAGAAGTTCAAGGCGACCGCCACGGCAATCATCCCTCTCTATCAGGAGTGCAGGCGCAAGGCTGCTGAAAGCGTCGGACTTGCCGAGAAACTGGATTGAGGACAACCTTTCGGTTCGACCGCCAATGTGGGAGCATCCTCCAGAATCGACCTGTAGTCCTCCAACACTCCGACCGTCACGTTCAAATCGACGGCCACGAGGAACGCTTCGCCCTCGTACACTCGTTCGGACTGTATGTAGTCGAACGGATTGATGAGCAGTGTCGCGGTCTCCTTGCGCACATGCGTTTCGGCCTTGTCGTCGTATTGGCTCTGGCAACGGGCGTCCCCATGCGTCCAGTGGAGCAGCTCGTGGGCCAGCGTGCATCGTTTTTGCCGTTCGTTCAGACGCGGGTCGATGACGATGATGTGCGTCAACTCGTCGTATACGCCGTTGATGTTCTCAGGCAGTTCCTCTTCGAACACGTGCGGTGCCGGTCGGGTGAGTTCCACGGCGCGTCGCATGTCCTCATAGCTCATGCGCCTGTCGAGGGTGACGTTTCTGCCGTCCAATGGGGGATGGTTCAGCAATCGTCCTCGCTTTCCGCTTCCGCCTGTTTGTTCGGGTCGTGGTTCGCGGCCAAGGTGAGGTCTCCCGTGTTGATTCTGCGCAGTACGTCTTGTAACTGTTGTTCCACGGTCGAGAGTTTTGTCTGGTAGCCGTTTTGTCCAGCGATTAGCTCCTCTGGCTCCATGCACCATGCATGGGCGAGCGCTTCCACGTCGGCGGGGAGCCATTCGACCGTTTCGTTGTATCGTGTGGTGACGTAGCTGGGGCTTTTGCCTAGTTGACGCGCGATGTCCCGTGCGGAGAGCCGTCGGATTCCGGCTTCCGCTAGGATGCGTTGGTTGATTCTTCTGTTGAATTCGCTGGTTTGGTTTTTTCTTTTTCCCATGTTTTCCATGATAACTGATTTTTAACATGAAACGCGTGGTTTTAGATTTGACAGCATACTTTTATATGCTATTGTCTGTAATTACGAACACTTGTTCACTCGAAGAAACAGGAAGTCAATGCATAACATGAGTTACGACAAGGCACGGACGCCCTTGCGGACAGTCAGGTAGACACCTCCAAGAAACCCGTCCCACACACCCCGCCTCAAAATTGGAGGAACACACCCCCAATTTTGTGAATACGCCCAGTATGACTAGAATAAAAAACGTCCACACAATATAAGCCAGACTCCACACAGGCCAGACCAAAAGGAATGTTTTGAGAAAGACAATAGACCAGAAAATCCTCTTGGATAAACACTTCACAAAATTAGACATCCTAGGCCAGCACCTATGGATGATGCTACAACTGCATCCAAAGACCAACGCCCTCGGCGTATGTGATTGGACGTTTGGGAAAATCAACGCCTACACTCACGGAAACACTCCCACCCTATTCCAACAGGCGGGCCGGGAACTCGTAAACGAAGGACTACTGGTCATAGACGAGGACACCGAAGAAGCTCTCCTTCTCGACCATATCGACCTCACGGCGGACTCGGGAACCATCGAATCCGCATACCTTGGAACCGCCAGCCCAAGACTGCGCAGAATCCTAGTCAGCGAACTGAACCGAACCCTCCGACAGGGAAAACACTTCCCGTTCGAGTGGGAGGAGATTCACGACATCCGCAGAGAGCCGAACGCGGACTCCGACGAATATGAGGAGCCGCATCCAAGCGTGGAACCCGTCGAGGATGATTCCCTAAACACCTCCCAGACAGATAATTCCACCTCCAAAAAGGAAAAAGAACCCGTTCAGCAGGACGATATCGAAACTTCAAGCGTGAAACCCGGCGAAACGGAAGACAAGCCCGTCAAGAAGCGTCGTGGACGGCCACGCAAGAATCCACTCCCTCCGGAAGGAGAAGACAAGCCGAAGCGTCGGCGCGGTCGCCCACGCAAGTACAAACCCGAACCGGTCGAACTGATGGACGGAACCATGGAGCCTCCGTTCGAGGAACCGATGACCATGGAACAGGTCGAGGTTCTGCCACAATACGATTCCGACGCTCCAATCGACGTGGATGATGACGGGGAACCCAAGTATTTGCAGTGGGATGAAATCCCTCAACAGCTTTGGTTCTGGCATCCACTGCCCGAAGACTGGTCTCCGACCGAGAAAGCATCGAAACTGTACAAGGATTTGGGTGGTGGAAGCAAGATGACCATCTTGCAAGCAGCTGACCTGTTCCGCAAAGTGTACGATTCACGCCTGTATGTGGAACGTGACAACGGTTTCAAGGCCGCTCCGCTTTCGCCTGACCGACTCTTCATCCAACAGTTGCTTCACTGGCGTAAGGAGAAGGACGAGGAAAACGAACGCAAAGCCAAGGAAAAAGCCGAGAAGGAAGCTTTCCTCAATGAGGAACCGACAATCGACGTAGACCCCATCTGGGGAAACCCCGAAGACTTGGTTTCCGCCAAAGTGGAACAGGAAAATCCCCAACAGGAGGAAGTGACCCCACTGATTCCAGACGAGGAAGTACCGAAAGTCCGCCACTATAAGCGGATGGTGCCGAAGGATTGGAAACCGAACCAGAAGCACATCGACCGGGCCAATGAACTGAACATCGACGTGAACACGGAAGCCGAGAAGTTCTACAACTACAGCCATTCCAATGGCAAGAAATACTTGGACTTCGACCGCGCCTTTGACAATTGGCTTCTCAATGCCGACAAGTTCAACAGGAACGGTCAGAGCAGACGTAAGACCCGTAGTGAGGAAGGATACGAGCACAACATGAACATGTTGAAAGAATCCATCGCCAAAGCCGGATGGGATGAATGATGACAGCACAGGCTCCAACACAAGGAACGTTGACCACGGCACAGGCCGGTAATGGCAAACAGCATTATCCCCGCGCCTTCGAACGCCCGTGCGCCATCGCGCTGTTGACTCAAATCAACAGTCATTACGGCAACAAGCCGTTGGATGACGTGCAGGTGGATAACTTCGTCAACGAAATCGACCATACGATTAAAGCCGACGAAGCCCGCCAAGCCATCATCGAGTTCTTCAAAACCCACTCGTCCAGAGACGCTTGGATAGCCCCCTGCGACATCAATCAGATGGTCAGAAGACAACGGCTCAGCCGAGTGCCGTCGCCAGCCGAAATCAGCCGAATGTTGGACGCGGACGGCATCACCGACGCGAACACCGCATGGGGATTCCGACGAGGACTGACCTACGCTCTTTCCAAGGGGGCTTCGCCGGAACGCGCGGTTGAATATGCGAAAAGACACTGTGATGACGTGAAGACCATCTCCAACACTCCAGAACAGTATCCACAGCTCACAGCCGGTGACAACGTGGGGAAGGCAGATGGTGTCACATCATTCTCAGCACTGCTGAAAGACTTCCGGTCAGGATTAGAACGAACCTCCACACAGGCCAATCCAGTTCCGACCGAAAACAAACCGACAATTCAGAAAACCGATAAGAAAGAAGAAACCAAACAATGACCGACGTCACCACCAAGCTTATTTACGACACTTTCATCCAGAATCGTCCCGATAAGGTAGGCGAACAGGAAGCGGAAGAACTGTTCAACCATTGGCTTGAAGTCCACGGATTCCAGCCGGAGGAACAGCCCATCGCACCAGCTGGATTCGAGTATGAGACCGTCAAAACCAAGGAGGATTCCACACCATCCTCCGACGACTTGGACGTCATCGCCCTCGCATCCGACAATGCCACCAATTCCGCTTCAATGATTTCCGACGTGATGGATTCTCTTCCTGAAAGCACCCGGGAAGCGCTTGCGTGCGCGTTGAACGACTTTGACTGTGCCGCCGAGCATCTGCACAGGTTGCTCGACAAGTACAATTACAAGCCTTTGGAAGAAAGGGAGGAAGAGTGAAGTAGCACAAGAGTACAAAACCAATCCACACACAGTAAGAAACCAGAAGGAAAAGATTTGGAAAACAAACTCCGAGGGAAAATCCCCTTCATCGCGGCAGTGTCCGCATTATCCATGCTCGTCTCCGCAAACGTGGCATTGGCCGCAGAGGTCGGCAACCCAATCATCGTGGACAAGACCAACATGTTCACGGCTGATGAAACCGTTGACCTGTTGGGCGGCGACTTGGGTGAGGCGGCGAACTTCGGTCTCGTCGGTTTCGACTCCATCCATCTCAACGCGCATACGAACAGTAATATCGCCACCGAACACGCCTACATCGGAGCAGCCTTCGGCAATCACGCCAACGGCGTGGACGAGCCGGAAGTCAGCTACATGGACAAGGTTGACGGCAACATCAACGTCAGTCTGCCCGCCGACTCCAAAATTGTGTTCGGACAGTCCAACACCATCGGACAGACCGACAACGGCAACAGTTGGACGGTGAACGGCAACAAGCTGGAAATGCAGACCGGTGGAAGCCTTCCGAAGTCGGAACGAGTGTTCAAGGACTCCAAGACCGTCAAATACCTTGACTTGGAGGCCATGGAAAAGAGCATGACCAGCCTGTCAGCCAAGTGGTCGAAAACTCCGGAAGCCAACGCGACCCATGATTTCTCCGACATGAACAAGCGTCACATCGACGCCAACGGTGACGTTGCCCACCTCAACCTCGACGCCACGGAACTGCAAGGCAATCGAGTCACCGCCACCTTGGGGGAGAAGACCCGTCTCGTCGTGAACGTTGACGCCGAAGGCGCGGACAATATCACTCTGCCCCAATTGGACGTGGACGGCATCAACCATGCCGAATACGCGGATTGGACAAACAAGTGCGTCATCTACAATCTGACCGACTCCAAAGCCAAGGACGGACAATATCACGGCAACGTCGGCACCGCTGGCGCATCCTCTTCCGTGATTCTCGCCCCAGAAGCCAATGTGGACGCGTCCCAGAACGTTGAAGGGCAGATTATCGCCAAGAACGTGACCATCGGCGGCGAATTCCACCGCAACAGCGTCAACGTTCCCGCCACCCGCCACGTCGAGGTGAAGCTGGACGGTCAGGACAAGACCGAGACCACTCCGTTCGTCGTGCCCCAGCCCGCTAAAGACCATTACCGGTTCATCGTCTGGACCACCAACCCGGACGGAACCGGCGACTCCTACAAGCCGGGCGAGACCGTGACTTCGATTCCGAAGAACACCACCCTGTATCCGCAATGGGAGGCGAAGCATGTGCTCCGCTATGACATGAACGGTGGCGACGGACAGTATGAGGATTCCGACTTGCCAGCCGACGTGTCCGACACGGCTCCAACCCGAGACGGTTATGAGTTTGACGGTTGGATGATTGATGGCGTCAAGGTCGATTCCGATAACACTGTTGAGGACAATGGTTCCGATGTGACCGTGGTCGCACAGTGGACTCCGGTCAAGCAGGATGTGACGCCGACTAAACCGGACGTCCCATCCAAGGGTGACGACAACAAGACCAACAATGGCGGAAACGGTTCCGACACTCCGAAGGATGATAATACGGACACGCCGTCCAAAGACGACAGCAAGCCGGACACTCCGAAGGGTGACGACAATACCGACACTCCATCCAAGGATGATGGGAACAAGACCGAAACCCCGAAGGATGACAATACCAACGTGCCGAACAAGCCGGACACTCCAAAAGACGATACCGACACGCCATCCAAGGATGACGGCAAATCCAACAATGATACGGGCGCTCCCTCCGACGGCAAGAACGACGTGAACACTCCCGCCGGGGATAAGACGACCGGCAACGGTAAGGACGATAACGACAATAAGACCGTGGACGCCAATAAAACCGTCCAACAGGATGGTCAAGGCTTGGCTGTCACAGGCGTGACGGTCGGCATCATCGCCATCGCGGCCATCATGCTTGCCGTGGTTGGGGTAATCCTCTCCGCAATCAAGAGGCATGAGTTCAACCGCTAAAGAAGATTGACTGGGGGTGTGCCAATGCGGCACACCCCTTTTGTCTCAAATGGGAACATCGTAAAAAATATAAAAGAAAGCTGATGGAATGAAGGATTTCAGCAAATGGTTGGAAGCTTGGGAGAATTACCCTCCAGTTCCCGACTGGATGTCCACCCTTGACCTTGCTGTCGTCGGAATCTTCGGATGTGCCGCGATTCTTGGACTGGTTATCGGAATATTCGGCGTGAGCAGTTATGAAAGTGGTTTAGGCAAAATCGCCTGCATAAGCTTTGCTGTCGGAATCATAGGAATACTTTTAGGATTTCTTTTCAGTGTATTCGTTAACGTATATTACGAAGGAAAAGCTTCCGCACCACTCACGCTTCGCGAACAGATTTCCACCGTTTGGAATTTAGGAGATATAGACTGCGACTCCCTGCCTAAACGCAAACTGCCTACAGAGGATTTGAAATGCGTTGTCTACAAGGGTGACAAGAGAATCAAAGTCACATTGCACGCAAGCGAAAGCAAAGTCGGATTGTACACATCCGACGGGAAGCGTTTCCTAACGGAATAGGAAGGTTTTAGATAATGAGTCAATATGGAGAAGAGCTTAATATGCAGATACTGCAACCGTTGGATTTGGACTCCACTGCGGGAATATTGCAGTTGAACGGCTATCTGGTTCCGTTATCCGAATGGAGCAAAGCCAGAGAGGGCTACAAAAGCAACACCGACCGACGGGCGTTCGTCATCATACTGTGCGCGTTAATCGGGTTAGCGGTCGCCTGCATGGAAATATGGGCCACCAGCAGTTGTCCTATTCGACTTCCCACCTATATCCACGTTCTTGTTTTTCTGATGAGCTTCGGATGTAGTCGGGTGGTGTTGTTTCCCTCCAGCAGAATGGAGAAAATTATTCGCCCGAAACCGGACAGCCCCAGCCGAGTGTTGGAGTCCGAATTCGACATCCATGTGGTCGGACTGGAAGACACTCCACTGTTCGACAAGACCGGTTACAGGAAAATACTGCTCCAGACCGACGAAACGCATTTCAGTCCCGCAACCTTGTTTGTTTGGGAGGAGCGAAGCAGTATCAAAGAAGAAGGTATTTGGCCTATGACATACATTGCACTGTTCGACAAGGACGGCAAGCCAATCAGACCGCAAAAGAGTGAGCCTGCAAGTCAAAAGGTGGTTGAAAATAGTGAAAAATAGACTGACTCTCACAGAACAGGAAAAGGCTCGGCTCTGGTTGGAGCGGGATGTGAGATTGTCCCGGCAAGCGTTCGAATCCCGTTTGGCTAGAGAAAGAGAATCTTGTCCCCAAATGGACAAAGGAAATCAGAATGGCGTATCAAGACCCGTGGCGTGAGGCTGTTGAAAACGCTAAAGAACTTCTCCGATTGGGAATGCCACCACAGAAAGTGCAGGAGCGGACTCGACTCCCCAAGAGCACCATCGACAAGATAGCTCCACCTATACTGCGAGAGAACGCGGAACGTGAAGCCATTCAGGAAGCCGAACGCGCTTTGAAGCGGGAGCACGAACGAATCCTCAAGGAAAAATATCCATGCCCGCTCTGCCATAAAGGTTATGGGATTGTTGACGGCGGTGCGCTCACCGCGTTTTTGGACGGTTCCGTCTGCCGTATCGGCGCGGAAGATGAAACCGTTGGCAAGGGAAGCCCCTTCTTTCGCCCTTACTATGCTCACTGTTCGTATAGGCGTTGTCCAGCCCGACTGATTTTTCCCCGTGATACGCGGGAGGAAGCGTTGAGGGCTTTCCTGTTGGGAGAGTGGATTAGACCACACCCGTTCGTCAGTGTGAGCGACGGTTCCGAATGGACGTACACCAAACAGGGATTGGCGTCTGCCGTTTCATCATTGATGAACGATTATTCACCGGAGCAGATAAAACAATTAGGTTTCAATCCGATTGCCGTGGACGAGTTGGCGAACCGTCGGGCGTTACGGATTGCTAAATTCAATCCGGACGCTTTCGATTTGACGCTCATGTGTCCCAAATGTGGCAGTCGGGGAGAGTTCCGCAAGGCCGTCAATCCGACGAATCATAGCAAGGAATCATGGTGTTGCTGGTGGCGGGTCGGCTGTCCAAGATGTGGAGCCAGAACCGTCAACTCGTTTCCTACCCGCGAACAGGCGCAGTCCGCTTTCGAGGAGGGAGACTTGTTGCGGGAGCCGAAAAACAAGGAGAAATAAGGAGTTGCGATGGGATTATTCCGATTCTTTCATAGGGAAAAACGGGAAAACATTCCAGTAAAAACCAATCCACGTCCCATTGAACAAGACAAGCTCAAAGCGGTCATGTATGGACTTGCCATAGGAGACGCATTAGGTGTACCTTATGAATTCCAACAACGAGACACATTCACGTGCATTGGAATGACAGGCCATGGAACCCACAACCAGCCAGCCGGAACATGGAGCGATGACACCGCATTGAGTCTAGCAACCTTGGACTCGCTTACCGAATGCCATGGTGAGGTCAACACCGCCGACATGCTCATGCGTTACCGAATGTGGTTGGAACATGGAATGTATATGCCGGACGGGAACACGTTTGATTCCGGCATAACCGTAGCCACAGCCATCAGGTCAAAGCATGGTTGCGATGGATTAAGCGATAACGGTAATGGTTCGCTAATGAGGGTCGCACCATGCGCCTTCTACAATTTGCCGGACATGGAAATCAAACAGGTCAGCGCCATCACCCACGCTCATGAAATCAGTATGACGGCGTGCGTACAATACGTGCGAATCCTCGAAGGACTGTTAAACTGCGTTCCTTCACATAAGGCGATAACGGATTCAGGATTCCCGTTCGACCCAACCATTCCCAGAACGGAAGTAGAATCGGACGGATTCGTACTCCACACATTGAACGCGGCACTCTGGTGCTTAACCAACACCGACAATTATCAGGATTGCGTACTCACCGCAGTAAACCTCGGAGAAGACACGGACACCACGGCCAGTGTCGCGGGAGCCTTGGCTGGAGCCGTCTACGGTTTTGAGTCCATCCCTCAAGAATGGGTCGGAAAACTACGGGGACGTGAGCTTCTCAACATGTACGTTTCGGAAGCGACACGAAAACGCTGACACCCTTTCGGAGTATGTTTTAGTTAAAAGGAAACACACTCCGAAAGGAAACCTAATTTTGAAATATCTACTATTAATACTCGTCCCATCATCCATCCTGCAATGGTTGCTACTACTCGTATGCGGCGTGGGAGGATGGTTCCTGTTCTCCACTCAGTTTAAAACCTCAAAAAAGTCCATCGCCATGGTCAACGTATTAGGTGCTGTGTGTGGTATCGCATTCTTTTACGGATTGAAGAATGGTCTCGGTGGTTTGAGTGACATGTTCATGTCGCTCACCGGAAAATACGTGTACGGGTATCCGCATTCGCAAGTTCCCCTAATCAACGCGTTTATCGCCATTCCTCGTATCCTCATTGGTGTTTTTTGCATGTGTGCCGCATATGGTCTTTATCAGCCGGTATCTGAAAAAGAAGGCGAGGAGTACAGGAGGCAGAGTCAGCAGAATGAGGCAAAGGAAGTTGAACAGGCTCTCAATCAGACCATCGACCAGATAGGCGTAGTCTTCAATCTGCTCAAAGCCGAACCCGGACGGCCGAATTATCACGGTTACAAGCTAGTGAATGAGGATTGTGGTGGTCAACCAGACCCCTTATGGAACACCATGAACCCAGCCAACATCCAACAGGCGAGAAGCCAATACCGCCTCTACGGCAATCCGGGCGGCGGCCTATCACAGTCGAACTTCACCACCAATGAGATTCAATCCGGCCAGAAAGGTGAACAAATCCTCGCCAACATGATTGCCGGTAACTGTCCCAACGTGGTGTCCTTCTGGTCGTTGCACGGTCTGAACGAGCGACACCAGTTCATTGACGCGGATATCGACTGCGTGATTGCCGGACAGGACAAACAGGGCAAAACGCACTTGTGGTTCGTGGACGCGAAGAACTACAAAGGCAATGCGGATACCGCCTACCGTAACCTCACCTCAGACCAACTGTTGAGAATTAGCGTCAGCCAGCGTGCGTTCGAAACCGGTGTGGATGGTCGTCCGGATTTGAAACTTTCCGCGAACATGAACTGGCAGAGGGACATGTGGGCTTTCATGTTCAACGGCAAACCCGTCGAAGTGGAGTGGCTTGTCTGCATGGTTCCGACTTCGGATAAGGGCGTGCCGGATGTGAATGGCGTCATGTGGCCGGGTGATATTCCTTGCGTGACGCCGGAGGAGCTGGTGCGACGTGTCAATGCGGTTGACTTGGATTCGACGCAGAATCTTCCGTTGGACTGGTTGGATACTTTGAAACGACATGTCAAGCACTGAGCTGTTTTTGGGCGCGGGTTGTTTTCTTCTCGCGCCTTTTTTGTTTTTGTTGTGTTCAGCGTGTCTCATCACATTAAATGATATACTGGGATTGTTCACACAAAGGAGGTTGGAAATGCCAAACCAAACAACAATCCTCGCCCAACACGGACTAATCAAAGCAGACACCGCCACACCAAAAGACTGGGAAACCATCGACAACATCAGGGACAAAAGATTCAGCATCCCGCTAAGCTGGGAACAAATACAACAACTACTAGCCAAACACCCCACAATCCGCCCATACCTCTACCTCTCAACAGGACTCGACGGACTCGTACTACTCAACACCAATACAGGAGAAACCGCAAACACCCAACCACTCATCTTCGAAAACCTTTCAGACGAAAACGATTCCATGTTCAGCATGGTCGAACAGCATATCAGCAAATGGGACAGGACCACACCCACAAAAACGCTGATACAGCAAGGCAGAACAGACGAAGCCAAACGGCAGATAGACCACGCCACCGCACTGGCACCAACAGCCCTAATGGAACTCGTCTACCAGCTCGTCCCATGGAAAGAATTGCACGACAGGCAATACCAGCGCATGACGGCATTGAACGTCAGAAAGAACGAGGAATACCCATCACGCCAATTCGACAGGCACCTCGTCAAGTTACTCCAGCAGACCAAGCCCTGCATTGGGGGAGAGGGTGCTTTGGAGAAGACGTTCGACAAGCCTATAACAGTGTACAGGGGGGAAATCGACAAGAGCGTGCATTTGGGTTTGAGTTGGACGACCAGCCTGAAAATCGCCAAAGGATTTGCAGAACGCTTCAACATGAGCGGCATCATATACTCGACAGTGCTCAAGCCCGATGAAATATTGGCGGCTTATGCAGACGATGGCGAACACGAAGTGCTCGCCATCGTGTCAGGGGATACCGTGAGTGCCATCCTTTAGTTACAAGGAGCGTAGTCGAACTCTTTGCCACTGGTATCAACTGTGACGCAGAGCTTAGTATATCCAGAATTGTTGGAACTATTGTTCTGCTGGTTCTGGCTTTGCTGTGGCGCAGACTGTTGGGTCTGGGCATGTTGCGTCGGAGCGCTGTAGGTGCTGGTGCCACTGTTCGCACGACTGTAGTTCGTGTTCGAGTAGGTTTGGGTCTGGGCTTGCGACTGCTGTTGTGCGGCTTGGCGTGCGGCTTCCGCGTCGGCTTGTTCCTTCGCTGTCTTGGAGTCGTTCACACCAGTGACGGCCTTGGACACGGCGTCTTTCTGCGCGTTCAGGGTTTTCACGTCAGACTTCTTGTCGTCAACGGTTTTCTTTGCCGTGTCGATGGCGGTTTTCAAGCTTTCACGCGTCTTGTTGTCCTGCACCTTGCCTTCGGAATCCTTGTACAGGGTTTCCGCATCAGTAATGGTCTTGTTGAGCGTGTCCTTCGCATCCTTGACCTGCTTGTCCGTCTTGGACTTGTTCACCTTGCTTATGGCCTTGCCGATGGCGTCGATGGAATCATCGGCCTTGGCGATGTCGTCAACAACGCTGGCCTTGGCTTTGGATGCGCTCCACAGGTTCCACTTAGTGGCATGCGATGTGGCCGGAACGCCTTTCAGGGCTTCCCCGGTCTTGATGCTTTTCGTCAACGCGTCCAACACGGTCTTGTCAAGCACGTCCGTTTCCTTCGTCGCCTTGACGAGCGTCCGTGCTTCCGCAAGTGTCTTCACCAGCTTCGAATCAGCCTCCTTGGCCGACTCAAGCTGGGACTCATAGGAATCGTATGCCGTATTGGACGCATACGCGTAGCCACCGCCCACGCCGGCAAGGGCAACAACCGCCGCGATAATACTGACAATAATCGTCTTCTTGGCGGGCTTCTTGGCGTTTCCCTCGTCGTTTTCGTTTGGGTTGAGGATGGTGGTTTCCTGCGTCTCCTCAAGGTTTTGGTTCTTTTCCATTTTTGTTTTGCTCCTTGGTTCTTATGTTCGATTCTCCCATGTGGGGTAGGCGAACACTACTCTTTAATGTGGACAAATCCACTATAACACGAGAATCGGCATGTCGCAACAAAAGATATGCTATACAGCCCAAAAACAAGAGACAGTAGCAATACGGCAGTCTTCCAATCCTAGCAATACCAGCGTCTACGCCGTTGATATACGTTTGGTTCATCCCAATCCTCATCCATCATGCCGCTGTTGTAAGTGTTAACGGCGATGCTCAGTGAGTCACGGATTCGGGTTTTATTCCCGTAATCCGTATACCAATCGTCCTCAATCCACCGCCAATCCTCCCACCGACGTGCCGGAATATGCGGATTCCTCTTCCGTGAATACGCATATTTTGCGACTTCGACATACTCCCAGTGAAACCGTCCGCAATTATAAGTGTGACTGAAACCGCGTGAACGGGCCTCGTCCTCGATAAGCGCATATGGTCTGTCCTTGAATGTTCTCGACATCATCGCCTCGTTTCGTGTTCTTGGATTAAATGGTACCGGTAGCGGATAGGTAAACGAAAAAACATATCCTCTTTCTATAAGAAAATTTCGTTTTTCCGAAGGTTGATTGTAGAAAACCTGATATATGTGAAAACGACAATACAAACCTCTAGAGGAGTTAGTCTATGGGTAATCCATTGAGTAAAACTTCCCGGAAAGTCAAGGACTCCATTCTTAAACGGGTGGGGAAGGCCGCTGTCGCACTGGTTGCGGCGACGGCTACCTTGGCTTCTGGAGTGATAACGACCGGTAGTGCGCTTGCCGCCACGACTGACGGCCCCGGCTACTGGTTCAATGCGACGCGTTCTGGGAGTTGGTGGGTTGGTACTCACGGTAGTTCTCTTGGTCCGCAACGTTATGAGAACGGTAATCCGGTGTATTGCGTTGAGGCCGGTGAACCTGTTACCAATACCGGTACTTGGAATAAGGCTACGGATGTGAACCATAAGGTTGGTGCGTGGCTGGTTGAGAAGCATAAGGGTGATAGCAGTGATTTCACTCAGGCTTCGGTTGCTTATGCGATTCATGAGCATCTTGACCAAGGCAGTAGCCATTTCCGTCAGCTGGTAGCGGCTGGTTTGGAGGGTGCGGATATCAATGCCGTCGCCTCCAATGCGGCGAATCTTTGGAATGATGCATATAACACTCTTCCCGCTAACCTTAATGCCGCCTATGCCTATACCTCTGGCAAGCGTACCGGAACTGTTGACCCCGGCGTTAAGAACTCTAGCGGACAGTACATTGCTGGCATTCAGTACACTGCGACGTTGAACGGCCCGGCGAAATTCGACCAGACCGGAACCAATACAATCAGCGGAACCACCACTAATCAGGCGATGCACATTCCGTGGACGGCAACCGGCAACGGAAAGGTAACAGCCAGCATCTCAGTTAATGTTCCGACTGCCGCCGTTCTAAATTCCCCCGGTCAGGATATGATGCGGGCGTCCGACCCTGAGAATCAGACGAGTGATGTCCAATTCTCTGTGTCGCGTGATTTTCAGCCGACCGTCAGTACCAGCGTCAGTAAGAAACAGTTGACCCGTGGCTCCCCGGTCGAAGACCGTGTGACCTCCGGTGTCGCTTCCTCCGACGACGAGTGGGCGGACAACGTGCCCGTCAAATTCAAGGGCTACTATTTCGTCGGTGACTCCAACCATATTCTTCAAGTCATCAAGAAGAACAATGGTGAGAATCCGACCAACTATTTGAAGCGTCTGCGTGAAACCGATGGCATCCGTCAGGTTGCCGCCGCGACCACCAGCTTCACCAAGAGCGGTCAGACCAACACCGTCAAGGCGAAGGCCGCTACCGGTGGCATCGACTATGACAGTGTGAACGGTTTGGACGATTATCAGGTGTCCGATGAGGACGCTGGACTGTTCGGAACATGGGTTTGGGTTGAAGTCAAGGCAGACCAGTCCCAGCAGGATTACATCAAGGGCGATTACATCGATGAGTTCGGCAAGGCTCAGGAAACGTCCGTGAGTGTTCTGCCGCCGAACCACGACTCCACCGTGTTGGAGCAGGAGTCCGGTATGAACAAGGACATCCTCGATGAAATCAACATCAGCCGTCTGCCGTCCGATTACGGTAAGTTCACCGGTAATACGAACTATGGTTTCGGTGCTGATGCGAAGGCCAAGATTCGTGTCTGGTGGGCCGGTTCCGGCACCGGCAACAAGGATGAGGATGAGAAGTACGTTCCGACCACCGAAGAGGAGCCTACTCAGGATGCCAAACACAAGCTGGTTGGCGAATGGGAGGTTCCGGCCATGAACGGCAAGTACAAGGTCGGCGGCGGTAAAATCGTTCTCTATCCGAGCGATGGTAGCGACGCCAAGACCGTTGCCACCGATGTGAACATCAAGGTCACGGATAAGGCCCATTGCGGCTACTACATGTTCATCTACGACTTCCCCGGCTCCGACCGTGCGGAAGGATTCAAGAGCGCGTACAACAATCCGTGGGAACGTTCCTTCGTCACTCAGGACGCGCAACCCGTCACATTGACCACCAACGTGAACAAGACCACCGTCACCCAAGGTGAGAAGTTCTACGATACCGCGACCATCTCCGGTCTGGTTCCGCGTGGCTCCTATGTCACCTTCACCGCGTATGACGCCGTGTCCGGCGAGCCGGACGTGTCCACCAACAAGCTGTTGGACAACACTCGCGTGAACGTCACCAACGACCAAGCCGACCATTCCGACACCACCCAGTTCGAGGTGAAGTCCCCGGAAATCAGCACCAACAAGATTGGTAAGGTCTACTGGGTTGCGAAACTCTACAATGTTAAAGGAAAGGCTCTCGCGGGTCACGCCATCGGCTTGGAGAACGAGACCATCGAAGTGGTAGGCCCGTCCCTCACCACCAAGACCAGCGCACAGCAGACCTATGTCGGTCGTCCGTTCCACGACACCGCCGTCATCAACAACAAGATTGATGCTGGCGCGTATCTGACATTCACCGCCTATGACGCGGTTTCCGGCAAGCCGGATACGAATGCCGCGAAACTGCTTGACAACAAGCGTGTGGACATTCCAGCCGACAAGATTGCATCTTCCGGCGCCGGTAAGAGCTTCACCGTTGATTCCCCGGACGTGACCGCCACCAAGGCCGGTATCGTCTACTGGAAGGCGACGCTCTACAACAAGGGCGGAATGGAACTCGCCACCCACGAGCTGGGTGCCACCGGCGAAAGCGTTCTTATCAAGAACCCGTCCATCACCACCAAGGTCAGCAAGGAACAGGTTTCCATCAACGAGGAGTTCACCGATACCGCCACCATCAACGGCGAGGTCGAGTCCGGCGATTATGTCACCTTCGACGCCTACGCTCCGGTTGACGACGCTCCGAACGCCCAAGGTGCGAAACTGCTCGACTCCGAGCGAGTGAACATCAGCGCCAAGGATGTTTCCGCAAGCCAGAACGGACAGGCCATCAACGTCACCAGCCCGAAGACCCACGCCACCGAAGGTGGAAACGTGTATTGGAAGGCGACCCTGCACCGTGCCAACGGCACTGTGCTCGCCACCCATGATTTGGGTGTTGGCGGTGAGACCGTTCAGGTCAAGTATCCGACCATCACCACGCACGTGTCCTCCACGAGCGTCGGTGTCGGAGAGAACTTCTACGACACCGCCGACATCAAGGGTGTCGTCCACGCGGGTGACTTCGTGGTGTTCCGCGCCTACGATGCGGTCGGTGAGAAGCCGGACACGAACGCCAGCCTTCTGCTGAAAGACCAGAAGGTCAACATCACTGCGGCTCAGGCGAAGGACTCCGCTCAGGACAAGACCGTGACCGTCAAGTCCAAGACCGTCAACACCATGAACGGTGGAAACGTGTATTGGAAGGCAACCCTGTACGACAAGCAGGGACGCCAGCTTGCCACCCACGACCTTGGGCTTCCGGAAGAAACCGTCACGGTTCGTCCTCCGACCATCACCACCCAAGTGACCAAGGGCAAGGTCAAGCCGAGTGAGGAGTTCGCTGATAAGGCGACCATCTCCGGCAAGGTGCTCAAGGGTTCCTACGTCACGTTCACCGCTTACGACGCGGTATCCGGCGACCCGGATGCCAATGCTCCTAAGCTGTTGGACAACGTGCGCGTGAACATCAAGGACTCCGACGCGGAAGCCTCCGCGTCCAAGAAGTTCACCGTCACCAGCCCTACCACCCACACCGATAACTCCGGTTCCGTGTACTGGGTTGCGACTCTGTGGTCTCCGCAAGGCAAGCAGTTGGCTTCCCACGATTTGGGTCTGCCGTCCGAAACCGTTCAGGTGAATCCGGGTGGTATCGTCACGTCCAACGCGCAGAAGATGGGTGCGACCGGCGAACAGCTGTACGATGAAATCACCGTTTACGATGAGACCAGCGAGGCCGAGTCCGCAGACGGTCAGGTTCACGAGGGTGAAGGCAACAGCAATCCGACCGGCGTCATCGGTCGTATTCCACAAGGCTCCACCGTCACCGTGGAAATGTACCGTCAGGCCGAAGAGGATGACGGCGACCAAGGCTTGTTCAAGATTGCCGAGAAGACCGTCACCATCGACACCAACAAGTTCACCGCAATCAAGGCCGGTCAGGAAGGCAATCGTCCGGGCAAGCTGACTTTCAAGGTCACTGACCCGAGCTTCAAGACCACCAAGGCTGGCATGATTTACTGGAAGGCCACGTTGAAGACCCCGCAGGGCGGCGTGCTCGACCAGCATATCTACGGTGAAAAGGGTTCCGACCACAAGACCGGTTACAAGAGCTACGAACGCACCCCGGTGCAGAAGTTCTCCACCACCGTGTCCAAGAAGTGGCTGAGCGACGCGAACGGCAATTACGAGGACAAGACCACGCAAATCTACGACGTGCTCCACCAGACCTCGTATGAGCAGTTCGACGGCGAATCCATCGACGGAGACACCTACACCACCGGCAAGACCGCCCAAACACCGAACGGTGCCAAAGTCCAGTTTGAAATCTGGGCCAAGGACGGCGCGAACGCTGGCAAGATGGTCAAGCAGTACAATGCCGAAGACCTCCCGAAGGTTCGTGAACTCGCCAAGAGCGAAGACCCGGACAAGAACCATCCGTATGTGGGTACCGATGGTCTGGACAACTACCAGAACGTCAAATCCTCCACGTTCCCGATTCCGTCCGACTGGTCTGCGAACAAGTACTACTACCGTGTGAAGATTACCGTCCCGTCCACCACTCCGGGCGCTGGAACCGACCCTGCCGACAACAATCGTGATGTTGTCTGGTACGGCGGCGACGACGAATCCGAAGAGTTCGACGTGATTCACATGGACACCAAAAGCACCGAACCGTTGTGGCTCGACAGCATGAACGTGTCCGACGAAATCACGTTGAAGGGCAACATTCCGGCTGGTTCCCAGTACGAAGCCGAATTGTGGCGCACAAGCAAGGATGGCAACGTCCGTAAGGACGCGGCCACCAAGCAGGATGATTCCGACCATAATGGCATCGCCTCCGAAAAGGTCGCCACCACCGGTCGCGTAAACATTCCGTCCAAGGCCATCGGCGCCCACCTCAATGGTGTCACCTTCCGCTCCAAGAGCGTGAAGAATCCGGGTGTCGGCTCCTACATCTGGCGTGTGAAGATTTACACTCCGGAAATGCCTCACAAGGATGGCAACGGCGTGGGCACTGGTGGAGACACCAGCATGAACTCCGCATTCGGTGTCATCACCAAGGAGTGGATGACCGCCGCCAAGGCCACCACCGACGCCGATGACTCCCAAGCCGGTGACTACTGGCAGAACGCCACCGCCAAGCAGAAGGGCAATGGAGACGGCTACGCCGACCGTTGGCTCCTGTTCGACGGCAAGAACATCGCATCCGAGAAGTTCGAGGTCGTGAAGCTGACCACGAACGTGACCGGAACCCCGAACATCCACACCAGCGAAGGCGAGCATTACGTCGATGTCACCAACGGCAACGATGTGAACGATAAGCTCACCATCACCGGTTATATGCTCAAGGACTACAAGGTCGCGTTCAAGCTGTACAAGCAAGCCGAGAATCAGACTGCGGACAAGGACACCGTCGTCAAGACCCTTGACCCGGTTGCCCTGACCGAAGCCCAGAAGACCCTCGACTCCGCTTCCGTACATCTAACCGACCCCGCCGACTACTACTGGCAGTGGGTGTTCACCAAGCCGGACGGCACAGCCTTCCAGCCTGACAACATCAACCCGGCAGTCTCCGACAAGCGCATCAAGGACGAATCCTTCCACGCAGTCCGTGTAACCACCAGCACCTACAAGTGGGCTTCCAAGAACGGTACCGTTCAGGATGTCGCACGACTCGAAGGCCACCTGCCTGAGAACGCGACGCTCACCTTCGAGATGCATGATTACGCAACCGGCAAGAAGGTCGCCTCCACCAAGTCCGCCACCCTCAAGGAACTGGGCTTCGACAAGTCCAGCATCGACCAGCAGTTGACCAGCCCGAGCCTCAAGGTTCCGGACGCAATCGACTACTACTGGGTTGAGGTTCTGAATCTGCCGAAGGATGACCAGAGCACTCCGTTGCACACCGGCAAGGACAAGATTAAGAACGAGTCCTTCCGCTCCATCGAAGCGCAGACCGATGTCGCTACCGAACGTTACGTGGGCACCGTGGTCAAAGACCATGCCGACCTGACCAACGTGAAGTGGAAGCAGTCCGGTGACATCCGCGACGATTTGACCGAAGGATTGGACGCACGCTGGTTCCTGTACAAGCAGGGCGACGGCGACGTGAAGACCGATAAGAAGATTTTCACCGGCGACTACGTGCATCTGACCAGCGGACAGACCGAAGCCTACGGCCCCGAACACAAGATGAACGAGGTGGGCGACTACTACTGGGTCATCGAAATCAGCGACCCGAGCACGAACCACAAGGTCGTCAAGCTGGGAACCCAGCGTGACCCGCGTGAATCGTTCCGCATCGTAAAGGCTTCCTCCGAAGCTCAGGTGGCGCAGCAGGTCAACAAGCCCACCAAGGACACCGTGACCATCACCGGACATCCGGCTGAAGGCACTCTGGTCTCTTGGAACCTGTACAAGACCAACACCGCCGACGACGACGATTATCTGATTGACAAGACCGAGCAGCAGCAGGGCGAGAGCGAAGGCTCCAACGATACTGACGTCGATGCCGAACCTCAATCCGATAACGGCGAAGCCTCCGACAGCATGCTCGTCGCAAGCTATCAGACCCCGTCCGACGGCGCTCACCTCATCACCGCCGAGGAAGCCGCCGAGGCGTTGAAGAACGGCAAGGTGACAGTGGAAAGCCCCGAGTACACTCCGACCGATGTTGGTGAATACTACTGGGTGTTCAGTCTGACCAGTCCGACGAAGAACCTCGCCGGTGACGGACAGCCGAACAAGCCGCAGAACGATAAGGACACCAGCCATCTGGAGTCCGAGGACTTCTTCACCGACCGCGCCCATGTGGCCGATGAGACCGTCCAGATTATCGACGCGACCACCAAGACCAAGCCGCTGGGACACGTCGGGGAGAAGTTCCACGACACCGTGCTCCTTCAAGGACGCGTGCCGGAAGGCTCTCAGGCGGACGCCACCCTCTACCGTCAGGTGGACGGCGATGATTCCAGCAAGGATGAGGAGGTTCTGACCACGAAGCGCACTACGCTCTCCGAAGGTCAGGCGTTCGCGGACTTGGAGGATGTGACCGTTGACAAGGTTGGCGTGTACTACTGGCGTGAGCACGTATACGTGCCGACCAAGCACACCACTTCGGCCGACCACGACAAGAAGGTGGAAGTCGAGAAGACCCCGACCATCATCGGAAAGCCTCGCGTAAGCAACGAGACCGTCAACGTGGTCAACGTGACCACCACCACCCACCGTCTGGAAGAATCCGGCACCAAGCTTCAAGACAAGGCGAAGATTGAAGGCGACGTCGTTGACGGCTCCTACATCATCTTCACCCTGTGGAAGCAGTCTGATGGCGACGACTCCAGCAAGGACGAGAAGGTGTTCACCAGCGACAAGGTGATGCTCAAGGCTGGTCAGAAGGAAGCCGACTCCCCGACCTACGAGGTCAAGGAGACCGGAACCTACTACTGGCGTGAAAGCATCTACAATCCGGTCGAGGACACCGACATTCCGCCGTGCGTCCCGCCGACCGGCAACACCGACGAAGACCATCCGTGTGACACTCCGGTTCACACCGAGAAGCCGCGCACGCCGGGTGAAACCACCGACGTGGTGAAGGTCACGACCAAGGCCCAGACCAACGGCACCGCCACCAAGCCGGTCAAGGATACCGCCCTCATCGAAGGCAAGATTCCTAACGACGACTACGAGCTGGTGTTCGAGCTGTGGAAGCAGAACGGCAACGATGTGAAGGGCGACAAGAAGGTCGCCACCACCGACGCCGTGAACGTCCCGCAGAACGCGACCACGGTCGATTCGCCGGAAGTCACCCCGTCCGACGCTGGAACCTACTACTGGCGTGAGAAGCTGGTGGAGAAGTCCACCAAGCGGCTCGTCCACTACGGTGATGCCCGTGTTCCGGGCGAGACCGTAATCGTGGGCGAACTCGCCAAGACCGGTATCGCAAGCGGCTTCATCATTCCGCTCATCGGAATGCTTGCAGTGCTTGGACTGGGATTGGCGGTCGTTTCCGAAGGCAAGCGTCGCATCGCTTCCCTCTCGAACGGCGCTCATCTGTCCGGCTCCACAAAGTGACGGACTGAAACAGTAGGGGAGGGGCCGATAGGGTTCCTTCCCTACACCGCCTAGTTTGGGGAGGCGGGAGAGCATGACTCCCCGCCTCCCCAAACTTTTCTTTGAAGGTCTTTAACATAGAAAGAAAAACACGGAAAGAGGAACATGCGTAAACCTATCGCCCTGCTTGTGGCGGGTTCGATGACGCTCATGCCGCTATTGGGGTCCGCGAGTGTCGTGCTGACACCCGTATCGGAGGCTTATGCCGCGTCCGCCAATAGTACCGTAAGCGACTATCCGGAGGGTGTGAAAGCCTATCTAGATGGAACTCGGTTGGCGAGTTTCGACCCGTCAGGAAGCGGAGAAGTATACGATGTGACCGGTAGAACGGTCAGACTGTCCGGAGTTCCCGACGATTGGACTGTGCAATGGCGTAGCGCGTTCAACGAAATCACCAACAAGAACTCCATCATGTATATCCTGTCCAACGGTTCCACCACATACCGTTACTGGTTCGATGGGGCTGACGGCGCGGTTCATACCGTCGAGGAGCTTCATGGCATGACAATCACTCTGAACGGTCAGGCTGTGGACGGTGACATTACCCAAGGATTCACTATCCACGAGGTGACCGCCGGGGATATGAAAGGCTATGAGAACGTGCCATACGGCTGGGTGTTGGATGGTGATTCCGAGGATGACCATTACACGTATACGGCCCATCCGGAGGATTCGGACACGCCAAGCGTCCAATACACGTTCATGTATGACGACACCCGACCCCACGACAGCATCAACTCGTTGAGTAATCTGAAAGCGTATCTGACTGTTGATGGCAGTGCGGTGAAAGGATTCGACTACACGCTCGCCAACACCGACACCATCGCTATTCCAATGAACGCCGACGTGCGTTTGGAAGGCGTGCCCGACGGTTGGAAAGTTGACTACAACAATCCTTCCACCGGAAAACTAAACCGCGTATACACGCTGACCGGTCCCTGCGGCGACACGTTCACCTACATCTTCCATCCAACCTCGGATTACGAAGGCTACTATTACATCGACCAGCTCCAATACGTCCGAGCATTCGCTGACGGGGAACTGGTGGACGGATTTGACTACAGGGGAGGCGCTTGGAGCTTCCCTGAAACCACCAAGAACGTCGAAATCGCCAACGTGCCCGACGATTGGAACACTCAACGCAGTGTTGACGGCAACACCATCACCTACGTGGTATCCAGTCCGAACAATTCCGTCTCTGTCACCTACGTGTTCAACATCGCCAAACATCAGGCAAGTCTGGACGAACTGGCGAATGTGAAAGCCATCGTCGGCGGCAACTATGTTTCCGGATTCAACCCGAAACAGTCCGGTATCTACGAATACGAAGACGGTCAAGGAATCGCCATCGTCAACGTGCCGTCCGGATGGACTCAGACCACAACCGACAGTGACGGATACAAGGTGTACACGTTGACCAGTGGAGACCTTTCGGTATCCTACCGTTTCAACAAGCATGTGAAAACCTATTCGGTGGACGAGCTTGCCAAAGTGTCAGCCTCTACCGACGACGGCGTGGTTCAGGACTTCAAGCCGATGGAGTCCGGCACCTACACCATTGGCGAGCATGCTACCGTGTGGATTACCGGCGTGCCCGACGGTTGGGATACCGAATCGTCCGACAATGATATGACCTACACAGTGACCAGTCCCGACGGGAAAATCAAAGTCGTCTACACGTTCAAACATGCGAAACACCAGTATTCCGCTTCCGAATTGAAGAACGTCACCGCAAAACTGTCTAACGGAGACTACCTCAACGGCTTCGACCCGGTCTCCGGTGGTGAATTCACCGTACCGATGGGAACCAAGAACGTGACCATCGGCCATATTCCGAACGGGTGGAACCTCACCAAGAACAATGGACTGTCCTACACGCTGACCAGCAGTGACGGGGAAGTGGCCGTCTCCTATAAGTTCCATGCGAGGAACGGTCATACGGTAGTCTTCGACACTGATGGAGGAACCACTGTCGAATCCCAAACCGTCGAGGATGGGGAAACTATCACACCACCCGATGATTATCCATCCAAGACCGGCTACCGTTTCAAAGGCTGGTACAAGGATGGAGTCCCATACGATTTCACACAACCTGTCTATGATGATGCGGTAATCACAGCCAAGTGGACGGTAAACACTTACGAAGTGTATTTCGACGCCGGAGCCAGTGACGACTGGTATCCTATGCAGACCATCGCATATGGCGATAAGGTCGTCAAGCCGGTTGACCCGACTTTGGACGGTTACGATTTCGACGGATGGCTGTTGGATGGCAAGGCATACTCGTTCGACACTCCTGTCACCGCCGACATGACCTTGACCGCGTCTTGGAAGACCGCGCAGGTGAAGACGCATACGGTGACTTTCACCGGTGCGGGCGATGATTTCACCCAAACCGTGGCGGATGGTTCCTCGGCCACCGTTCCAACGGTTCCCTCCAAGAAAGGCTACACGTTCGCCGGATGGTATTCCGGAGACTCCCTGTACGATTTCACCACGCCCGTCACGGATGATTTGACTGTGGAAGCCCATTGGACGAAGAACACGTATACGGTCAGCTTCGATTCCAATGGCGGAAGCGACGTGGACTCCCAGCAGGTGGAATACAAGGATACGGCGTCCCAGCCGGACAATCCGACATTGGACGGCTACACGTTCCAAGGTTGGACTCTTGACGGCGACCCGTATGACTTCAACACTCCAGTCACATCCAGCATCACGTTGAAGGCACTATGGTCTAAGAACACGCCAGTAGCCAAGAAACATACGGTCACATTCGACAGTGGCAAGGGAAGCAAGGTCGATAGCCAAACCGTCAAGGAAGGCGACCCCGTGTCCAAACCGGACAATCCAACCCGTGAAGGCTACACGTTCAACGGTTGGCTGTTGGGCGGAGACCCTTATGATTTCACCACTCTCGTCATGCAGGATTTGACGTTGACGGCCTCTTGGACGAAGAACAAGAGCACGTACACCGTGAAGTTCGATTTGAACGGGGGAGACGGCGATATCGCAGACCAGAAGGTCAAGGAAGGCTCCACCATCGACCGGCCAGACAATCCAACCCGTGAAGGCTACACATTCATGGGATGGCAGTATGAGGATTCCGACTGGAACTTCCTGAACACCGTCACATCCAACATGACATTGACGGCGCAATGGAAGCGCAACGAGGTCAAGAAGTATACCGTAACATTCGACACTGCGGACGGCACCAGCATCGACCAGCAGACCATCAAGGATGGCGGCAAGGTTTCCAAGCCGGACGACCCGACCCGTGAAGGCTACGAGTTCAAGGGATGGACTCTGAACGGCGTTGACTACGATTTCACCGCTCCGGTGAAAGCCGACCTCGTTCTGACAGCCGTATGGACTCCCGTCAAGCCGAAGACCTACACCATCACGTTCGACACCGATGGAGGAACCGTAGTCCCCTCCCAGACGGTGAAGGACAAGGGAACGGCGACCGAACCTACCGCCCCAACCAAGACCGGTTACGAGTTCAAGGGTTGGCTGTTGGATGGGAAACCGTATGATTTCACCACGCCCGTCACCAAGGATGTGACATTGAAAGCCAAGTGGGAGAAGACGAAAGTCGAATCCTACACGGTGGCGTTCGATTCAGCGGACGGAAGTGAGGTGGCGTCCCAGACGGTAGAACAAGGCAAGACCGCCGTCAAACCTGACGACCCGACCCGTGAAGGCTACACGTTCCTCGGCTGGTATGCGGGAGACGCCGCATACGATTGGGATACTCCGGTCACAGGCAACCTCATTCTGACCGCACACTGGCAGAAGAATGAGCAACCCCAGCCGAAGACCTACACGGTCACGTTCGACTATCAGAACGGCAGTCCGTCCGATGCTCGCACAGTGTCCGAGGGGAACACCGTCACCCCACCGGAAAATCCGGTGCGAGACGGCTACGACTTCCAAGGATGGGTTGGTATCGACGGTTCCGAATTCAATTTCGAACAGCCGATTACCTCTGACACTCTGGTGAGCGCCAAGTGGAAGAAGCATGAAGACCCGAAGCCGGTCATGCACACCGTCACGTTCAACTCGAACGGAGGCACGAGCATCGACCCGCAGACGGTTCAGGACGGGTTGACCGTCCGCCGTCCGGCAGACCCGGTGAAGAACGATTACGTGTTCGACGGATGGTATCTTGACAACGACCAGTATGATTTCAACAAGCCAGTCACCGGTGACATCACGCTGACCGCAATCTACCATCGCAAACCGATACCACAGCCGAACACGTACACCGTGCGTTTCGACACCGGTGAGGGAAGCAAGGTTGACCCGCAGACCATCATTGAAGGCAAGACCGTCATCCGTCCGGCAGACCCGAGCATGGACGGTTACGACTTCCAAGGATGGCTGTTGGACGGCAAGGATTATGATTGGAACACTCCAATCACCGGCGACATGACTCTGACCGCATCGTGGAAGAAGCATGAGGAACCGAAGCCCGTCACCCATACGGTCAGCTTCTACACCGATGGTGGGAACACGGTCGCACAGCAGACCGTGAATGATGGCGAGACCGTCACGGTACCGGATACGCCAACCAAGAACGGATACACGTTCTCAGGGTGGACGCTGAACGGCGAACCATACGATTTCAACCTTCCCGTCACAGCCGACATCACCTTGAAGGCCACATGGGTTGAAAACCAGAAGCCCCAGCCGAAACGCCACACGGTCACATTCGACACGACCGGAGGGTCTGAAATCGGCCAGCAGACCGTCGATGAGGGGGAGAAAGCCATCCAACCCGCAAACCCAACCCGTGAAGGATACGACTTCCAAGGCTGGTTGCTGAACGGACAAGCCTATAATTGGAACACTCCAATCACCGGCGACATCACCCTCACCGCATCGTGGACTGAGAAAGCCCCGACCCTATTCACGGTCGCGTTCAATACGGGCGGCGCTTCCAACATCCCATCTCAAAAAGTCAAGGAAGGTGATAAGGCCGCACGTCCGACCGACCCGAAGCGTACCGGATACACTTTCACCGGATGGCAGTTGAACGGCAAGGACTACGACTGGAACACCCCAATCACCACGGATATCATTCTGACCGCCACATGGCAGAAGAACGAAACTCCAAAACCGGTCTTCTACACCGTCAAATTCGATACCGGCAACGGTTCGAAGATTGACCTGCAAACCATCCAACAGGGAGGAAAGGTCAAGAAGCCCGCAGACCCGACCCTGAACGGTTACAAGTTCGTCGGATGGCAGTTGGATGGCAAGGACTACGATTTCAACACTGCGGTATCCAAGGATATGACTTTGACCGCAGTGTGGGAAGCCAATACCCTGCCCCCGACCGTCAAGAAGCATACCGTGACAGTGGCCTTGTATGACGGCAAGACCGAACGTTATGAGGTCAAGGATGGTGAGAAGCTGACACTTCCATCCAATCCAACCCGTGACGGATACGTGTTCGACGGTTTCATTGACAAGGACGGCAACGTCTACGACATGAGCAAGCCTGTGGTCAAAGACCTGACATTGACCTGCGTGTGGAAGAAGGCCAACGGCGTCTCCTCCGACAAGGACAAGGAGATTGCCGACGCATCCACCAACGGAACCGTTGACAATGGCAAGCAGGATTCGGACTTCCATAATCCGCTCGCCAACACCGGCGCTCCCGTCTACGGTCTGGCCGTCGCGGCTGTCATCGCGGGAATTGGCGGCATTGGAATACTGCTCGCTCGACTGCGCGGCAGAAACAACTGACGGATAGTCTGACAGAAGCCCCTTGGCCTGTTTTGGGCTGAGGGACTTCCTTTTTACTTGAGAAGACTATATAATTCTCTAGTAGATTTACTAAAAGAAAGGTTTTAGTTATGACTGTCACGGCACCGGTAGACACTATGGTTCCCATCAGCGACTTCAGTAATGGCAAATCCGCCGCCGCGTTCGCCAAAGTAAAGGACAATAATCCGGTAACAGTATTGAAGAACAATCGTCCGGCCTTTTTTGTAATCTCGCCGGAAGATTACAGGCAAAGCCAAGAGAACAGCCAACATGTGGCGCAGTTGGAGAACGTGGTCAATGAGCTAGTTAACGCGGAGGCGCGTCGTGAGGCATTGGAAGGGGAATACGTGTTCTCCTCGTCCAACGTTGACGAACTGATGGAGTTTCTGAACAGCGATGACTGACATTAAAAAGAAAGTCTACGTCACCAGCTCTTTTAAGAGAGACTATAAGAACCTGAGCAAAAGACATACCGACCTGTCGTCTCTGAATGAGGTGTTCGAAGCTCTGTTGTCCAACGATAGAGACGTTCTGGATACTAAATATCGAGACCACGCGTTGGTTGGTCAATGGAAAGGGTTCAGGGAACTGCATGTACGTAAGGACGTGTTGCTCGTGTACAGGGTGGCGGGGTTTTCTATCACGGTAATTGCCGTCAGACTATCGTCTCACGACGAGCTGTTCTCTCGACTGACTACCGCGAAGGACATTCGTAATTATCTTCGAGAGACGGAAGAACTGCTTAGGGAATTAGAAGAAAGAAACAGTAGTCGATTCCGTTGAGAATGTCTTACAACTAGTTCCTTATCTCCACGACATTTTCCTGACCTTGCAACAATATCTGCTATACTGGGATAGTTCACAAAATCTAATGAAAGGCCCACACATGCCAATCCCAACCACGACCCTCGAAGGCCGACTTACCGACGACCCGCAACGCAACCAGCGCAACCCCAATCTGGTCGAATTCTCCATTGCGGAAGGCACTCGCTATCAGGACAAACAGACCGGCGAATGGAAGGACGGTTCCACGCTATTCGCACGATGCAAAGTATGGGATGCAACGCTCGGCAACAACATCATGAACACACTCCGTAAAGGCATGGACGTGGTGGCGTTGGCCGACGTGAAGCAGAACAGTTGGACTGACCAGCAGACTGGACAGAAGCGTTCGATGGTGGAATTCACAGTCACCAACATCGGTGTCGGACTCCGTCACGCGACCGCGCAGGTCATGCCCAATCCGAAACGCAACGGCGGATACGACGGCGGCAACCGTGCCAACACCCAGCAGAACAATGGTCAGATGTTCCAAAATCCGAACAATCCGCCAGTGTTCCAAAATCCGAACAATTATGGTGCCGACAATTTCCAGCCAGCCGCATCCGACGACCCGTGGGGTGCGCCGACAGGTAATCCGGCACCCGCACCACAGAACGACGAGCCGGAATTCTAAAAGCTAAGGATACCTGTAAGATATGATGTTTAAGACACGCCTTGCAGGTATCTTTTTTGTGAAAAGACTGTTTTTAGGAAAATCTATTTTAGCCGATAATGTACATTATGTCAGATTTTTATGAGAACTATTCAGTGTGTTAATCTCTAACCAGAAAAAACAGCTAAGCTTCTAAAAGGTATTAGAATGCGTAATCAAACCTGCTCCCTCAATCCTGTTCCCCAGCCGAAAAACGCTTACGAATGGCGCGTTTTCCTGTTCAGCCACTTGGATAAGCCAGTACCATTGAATTGGAACAGCAACTCCCAACATCAAAGGAAAAACAAGTGGCGTCGATAAAAGTATTCGTGGGAAACACGATATATCCGGTGGAAATATATAAAGGCCAGCATATAAGCTTCTACTATCTTCCAGCCGGTGAGCATACCGCGCCCGGACGCGAGGAACAGGTTCAGAAAGCCACTTTGGAGAATGAGTCCGGCAGAACCATCAACGTGACTTGGGAGGCTGTCGGCGGCTTGTTTAAGAACAAGATTGTGACCAAGCATGCTCCTCTGCTTCGCCGTATGATGGGCGCTCCGGACACCTACCAGTTTGACAAGTGCATTGGTGGACCGCAGTTCTTCTCCGCGCAGGAAGAAGCGGAGTGTTAAATTGGGTTCACCTGCACATAAAGCGGCTCCAACTAGAGTCATGCAACGTCGGCGTAGGCTGTTCCAACGGCGTATCGCGGTTTGTTTGTTGGCTGGAATGTTCGCCGCCGCCGGTACGTCTATGCTTGTGTTGAAGCCAACTCCCAGCGCTTACGCTGAGGCTAAGCCGTTTGATACGAGTACCGCTACTACTCGAAGCACGTTGACTGAAACCAGTGCGGCGTCCCGTAGCGCGTCCCGTGAAGAGTTGAAGGATTATAAGGCCACGAGCAATGATGGAAGTTGGAGCATGTCTGACTCCGATGGTGTGACCGGCGAACTGACTGCTATCAGTGCGGATAATCCGGTGGTTAAATCGTTGATTAACGGTCGTGACGAGGGGCAGACTCCTGACGGTTTCAATCCGAATCATGCGACCGGAGACACGGGTAACGCCTACGAGTTTTCGCAATGCACTTGGTGGGCTTACGTGCGCCGCCACCAGTTGGGATTGCCCGCTGGCTCCCACATGGGTAATGGTGCCGACTGGGCGAACACGGCCCGTAAACTCGGATATTGGGTTGACAACACTCCCCGTGTCGGTGATGTGATTTGCTTCCAACGTGGACAATACGATTCAGACCCCACGTATGGTCATGTGGGGATTGTCGAAAACGTTGTCGCGGATGGTTCCATCACCACGTCCGAATGCGGTAGCGCATACAATGGCAAACCGTTCAGTCGCACTTTCACTGCGGAACAGGCGTCCCAACTGCAATTCATCCACTACTGACCGGAAGGACAACATTCCATCCAAAATGAAAATGGAAATAGGCAAACCACAGTCAGACGGTTCCGTTGTCGTCACAATGACTCCCCAAGGCGCGATAACAGGCCATGAGTTCGTGAAAGCCAGAGGTGGCACACCCTACCGGCTCGACACCGGCGGGGATGGAATCTTCGACCCATTCCAAGAAGACGGAAAGAACAGCAAAAGCCCATCGAAGAAATGATTTGCGGCACAGAAAGCCGCCAGAAGGGAAAGATGTAAACCATGTTGGATAAGAAAACAGCGCAGGAAATAAGCGAACTGTGCGTTGAGAAAATCGATTGGACGATAGTCGGCATTGAAGGTGGCACCGTAACCATCTTCACCGGCAAGGACAGGTATTACGCGTCCTACGGTACCGAAGGTAGTGACCCCATCACGGAGACGAGCAAGTCAAAGGAACCCGGCAACGCGAGGTGGTTTGAACGGGACGGAACCGTGTCCTCCGACCATCCGGTAATCTGCACGGTGAGCGTGCATGGCGGGAAGGCTGAGACGGACGTTCGTCACATGCCGCCCATGTTCGATGAGGAAGCCTACGAAGCTGTTGCCAATATGGAACTTGATAGGAAATTCGTCCACGATGAAAGTGGAGAGGATTATTGGCCGGATTGGCCGAAGGACACCATCAAGGCATGGCAACAGTTCCGGGATGAGATTGAAGACATTCCGGAAGACTACAAATACGTTCTATTTGAGGTCGAGCCGAGCACGCAGAAACTTCTGTTCGCCTTGTCGGAAATCACCGGAATACACTATCTGTCTGAAATTCCACTCACCATCAAAGTACTGCCCGAGGATGCGAAACAAGTCCGATTCAGCATTCCCGAAAGCGAAGCGAAAATGTGGTGGGATGTTCGCGCCCGCAGTTGGGATAGCCGGTTCATCATATGTACCCACCAGTGGCCGTTCCGCAAGAAAGGACAATTGATATACACCATCATCGACCGGAAGCGTAACGTTCGCGGCGCATGCACCTATCTGGGTGGCGGGGCGAGCGAGGACGGCACGTATACGGACGTGGAATGCGCGGAACTCATCAGCCGACTATCCGACCCGAAGGACGAAACCCAAGTCAGCTACCGCAACTACGTGCCCTTGCGACTCGTGGAATATCGGTAGAAATTAAAAGAAAGGAGCCGAATATGGGAACCGACATCACCGTAACCCAATTGGGCAGTCCCGCCGACCCCACCTATCTCGTCCGCCGTGGCGACGAGTTCTGGAGCGAATGGCATTTAAGCCGTTCTGAAGCCCAACGATTGGCCTCTGAACTAAGGAGTATGGGACTTTGAAGTTGAGCAATAGAAACAGCATTCACTCCCCCATGCTCGTGCTTTCACTGTGCGCGAACTGTCTGATGGCATTACCCGCCACTGCGATGGCATACCCTCCATCAAACAACACCGTATACTCCGTGCGTTCGTTCCCCGCTACCACGACCACGCGCCGAGACCTGACCCGCGAAAGCGTCAGCACCGACGTGCAGTCGGACAGCGATTGGGGTGGTATCGAAAACCTAATTGTCCCGCAGACGAAGTCCCAAACCGAGAAAGACGCCGAAGCGAAAGCCCAACAGGAAGAGGAGACTCGCAAACAGGCACAGGAACAGGCGGCACGACAAGCCCAAACGCGAGCTGCCCAAAAGGAAGAAGTCAATAGAAGCGCGGAACGAACCGCCATCACTCCCCCAGCATCCAAAACCGGACAAGCCGTGGCAGAATATGCGATGCAGTTCAGCGGATACCCATACGTGTACGGCGGCAACCAGCCATCAGGCTGGGATTGTTCCGGATTCGTCCAATACGTGTTCGCGCAATTCGGTGTCAGTCTCCCCCACCAGTCAGGCAGTCAAATGAGCGTCGGTTCGCCCGTGGCATCATTGGCGGAAGCCCAACCGGGTGATATTCTCGCCAACGGTTCGCACGCCGCCATCTACATTGGCAACGGCATGGTCATGAACGCCATGAGTCCAAGCCAAGGCACTGGAGTCGCACCGGTCAGCATGGTCATGTACGGAAGCTACGCAATCAGACGAGTGGTGTGATTCTTTTGTTGGCTGGTATCTTCGACGCATTCTTCCGTAATCCGCCGGATGCCAGCCAACGTTTTAGTCGGGGAATCATCCACCTTTGTATTTGTAATCGTGTTCGACTTTTTGCTCACGTGTTTTCATCCAATTCCTACAGAAAATACCTTAATGTAGAAGTAACAACCCTCCAAAATTGAAAGGCTCCCCAAAATGACCGACCCAAACTACAATCCGCAACAATACCCGGACACCGACCAAAACCGACAACAGTATCAGCAACCCCAATACGGTCAAACACAACAACAGACTTACCAGCAACCGCAGTATACGCAACCACAAACCAACCCGTATGCCGCTAATCAGCAGTATGCGCAGACCCCTCAATACGGTCAACACCAATATCAGCAACCCCAGTATGTGCAATACCAGTATGGTCAACAACCGTATGTGAATCCGCAACCCGCCGACACGGGGTCGTTCGGATGGGCGGTATTGGGATTCTTCTTCCCTATCGTCGGACTCATCCTCTTCCTCGTCTGGAAGACGGAGAAGCCAGTCAGCGCGAAACAGGCAGGAATGGGAGCGTTAGCATCAGTCATCTCCACCGTGGTTCTATGGATTCTGCTCATAGTGTTCGCCGCAATGATTGGAAGCGCCGTAACATATTGAGCCTGACAGCCCGCCCAATTTTTTTGATAAAAAACCTGCTATCCAGTAATAACAACCTTGCTGTACTTTATGGTGAATGTTGGAAGCTGACAGTCGGTTTCCACCCAAAACGAGGCCAAAGGATTGAGATGAAGGAAAATTTCATTCCACTCCTTTCCCTACCCCCCCTACAAGCAAGGAGATAATCCAAATGACCATGCCGCAACAGCCGCAAGTCAACGTGAATATCAGCCAGCCGCCACTGCCGCCACAGCAGCCCCCAGTCCGGCAGAGCAATCTCCGAACCAAACGCGGCCTACTCAAATACGTGCTCCTCGGCCTCATCACATTAGGCATCTACGACATCTGGCAGATGAGCGAAGTCGGTGAAACCCTGAATCTCATCGCCACGCGACGTGACGGCAAACGCACCATGCATTATTGCCTCATGTTCTTCCTCGTCGGCTGGCTGACCCTTGGCATCGGCTGGCTTGTCTGGTTCCACAAGCTCAGCTCTCGTATCGGCACCGAACAGGCCGCTCGTGGACTACCGGTAACGGTCACTGCCGCAACCTACTGGCTGTGGAACATTCTCGGCTCCCTCATCATCGTCGGGCCGTTCATCTACACATACAAGCTTCTGCATGCGATGAACGACTTGTGCGCCGACTACAACGCGCGAGGCTGAACCTTAAGAAAGGAAAAACTATGGCAACGTTTATTCTCGGACTTTTTGTCGGATGTCTTCTAGGCATGATTGTCATGAGCTTGTGCGTCGTATCCAAACGTTCGGATGAGGCAGCGGAACACGTTCTCCCGTCTGACGGGGAGAAAGAGACCACGCGTTGAACGGACGGGTCGAAATCATCCAGCAATGCGCCCGCACAGCTCTCCCCTGCATACTCGTATTGTCCACACTGGCCGTCTCCCCCTCCATATCGGCCGCTCCTGCGACGGGAAGCATTCCGGTTGGACAGTCAGCCATGCAAGTGTTGAGCACGCTGACCATCGGCACGAAATCCAATGTGTCGTCCGACCGTAAAAGCCACCAGTGGAATAAGGTTGACGAAAAATCCGGCAATTACACTACGCGCGACCTCGTGTTGGAACGTGACATGAACGACGTGACCTTCAACAGTCGCGGCAACGTGAAGTCGGGAATCCTGCTGGAACCTTACACGGGCAAGACCATCCACTTCCAACGCGGCCAGTCGAACAAGACCGAGGGTGGAAGCGCGTCCAACCGCGACGGCGGCATCCAAATCGACCATGTCGTAGCATATGCGGAAGCCTACCGTTCCGGATTGGACAAGCTCGACTTCCAACAACGTGACACGTACTATAACGACCCGGACGTTCTGCTCGCGTCCCAAGCGGAAGCCAACAATGTGAAAAAGGACGGCACCATAGCCGAATGGGAGCCATCCAATCAAGCATTCCAATGCGATTACGCTAGTCTGCAAATCGGCATCAAAGCCAAATATGGGCTGATGGTAGACCAGAAGGAGCATGATAAGCTTGCACAAGTATTGGCTTCTTGTCCAACTGAAACCATCATTTCCACCAGTCAGGTGAAACAACGGTTAACCAGTGGGACATCAGAGGGGAACAATACAGGCACCGCCAACAATAATACGACCGGTGGCAACAGTCAGAACAGCCAATACAACGGTTCCACCAACAGTAAGAACAATTCGCATACAACGAACAAACACCACACCACCACAACTAAGAAGAACTGGGTCAAAAACCTATTCAACGGACTCCTAAAACGATTCTTCTAGAACAGCAGTAACACAAGCAGTCCCCGCCATTCGCTTTCGGATGGCGGGGACTGCTCATATATCAACTATGTTCTTCGTCCCATTTGTCCAAGGTCTCCAACAGATTGGGCAAGCCGAAATAGTCGTAGGTCTGCCCGTATTGTTTCCCACCTTTGGTCTCATATATAATGGTCATCATTTCCGGGTCATCACCGCAGGTTTCACAAACGGCTTGGCTAAAAGGCATGTAATCATAGTTGGTTACTTTGACCGGTTCGTCTTCGCTTCCGTCGAATAGTTCGGGAGACTTGGTTTGGAGTACGCGCATGAGTAGTTGTTTTGTTGTTGCCATATCTTTTGATTGTATAGCATGCTTCGCTGTCTCTTTTAGCGTAGGGTTTTTGTATTTTTACTCGTGTTATACTGAACGTGTTCACACGAAAACAAGTGGAAAAGGACGCGCCATGCTTAAATTAACCCAAGCACAACTCGAATACCTCTCCACACTGAAAGAACTCCCGGAAACGGAACATCCCGAAGACAAGTGCGCCCTCATCTGGGTAGGCGGCTCCCACGCCTACGGTATCGCGGACGAGCATTCCGACGTGGACGTTCGTGCGGCGACCATGCCGACCATGCGGCAAATTCTCTCCCTCCACGATTACGGGGAGAAGCACATGCCGGACTCCGACATGGTCGTCCGCTCCTATCTCAAAGTGGCGCGAATGCTCCGCGACGCGAACCCCAACATGGTGGAACTCGCCAACCTGCCAATCGACTGCATTCTGCACTGCGACGACTACGGTTTCCGCCTGTTGCAACTCGCCCAGAAGCTCGCCGTCAACACGAAATGCAAGTCAACATTCTCCGGATACGCCTACCAGCAGACCATGCTGGCCGAACGGCGTGAACATGAAGGCAACATGAGCAAAGCATATAAGGCCATGGCCCACGCGTTGCGCGTCTACCGTATGGGAGCCGTCCTATTGGAGTCCGGTGAGGTTCAGGTGAGTCGTGTCGGTATCGACCAAGAGGAACTATTGGCCATCCGGCACGGTGACTTCGACCCCGAACAGTACGACTTGAAGCTTCTGGACGCCAAGTCCCGGTTCGAGGAAGCCGCCGAACACACCCGGCTCCCCCAGCCCGTGAGCGATACGGAATTGCAGGATATGGTATTGCCTATCGTCCATGAATACGCAAAATGCCTGTTCAAAGAGTCAGAGTATCAGTCCACGACAAGTTCGAAAACCGAAGGTTGATAGCGTGAAACCCCAATGATTCCAACGGTTTCGACACGCATACAGGTTTGACCAAACAGCCGTATCCCGTATACTTGATGTTGCGTTCAGCCGGTGGGTTGGGCGCCTCATAATTTGACGACTAAGTTCAAAAAGGCTTTTGGTCTTTTTCTCCTTTTGGTCTGGCTTTTTATGTGTGGACATTCGAAGGCCCCGCCACTGTGCGGGGTCTTCGTTTAACTAAAATCGGTCAGAACGGGTTGCCGTCCGGCTTGCCGCTGGTCTTGGTCGGCTGAGTCGGGGACTCCAGCATCGGAACCCCGCCAATAGCGCGTTGCTTCGATTCCAACGACTTCCGGCACGGATACGCCTTCAGTCCCTCATCGACGGCCTCTACATGCAGTTCCGGCCAATTCTGCCGAACCATTTCCAACGCTTTCTTGAAACGTTCCTTGAATCTGCGGAGTGGAGTGTCCGACGCGTCGAACTGCATTTGCAATCCGTTCCAAGGTATGAGAACCGGTTTAGAAATGTAATATGTTCTGCGGGCGAGCCACTGGTAGATGTCCAACGCTCTGGATGATTTCCCGAGATTCATCACTATCTCTCGGTTTAAAGGAACGGGATTCTCGTTGAGGATTCCCCACATAAGTTCGGAGAATCGAATATACGAACCTTCCTTGTATTCGTCGGAATTTCTGTCGAAGCAGATGTGAGTGCAGTCGGCCACCAGAACATTGATGGCATCATGGACAGTTCTGCCCTGTTCGTCCTTGAACCAATTGGTCACTTGAAAGACAGTGCTCCCCAGATTCTCCAACATGCGGGTCACCTGCTCCCGTTGTCCATTGGCCGCGATTCCCGTGTTCTTGCAGAACGAATTAAATGTTTCGTCCAAATGGATTGTCCTGTTTTCGAAATCAACCATCGGGGACACCTCTTTTATGAGGGTTTGGGCGTACAGAAGGAATAGACGGGGGATTTTTCCGTAAGCCCACTGCCCTTTCCTTGGGGTCGTCGTTATGGACACGATTCCGTTGCTCCGGTTCAGATAAGGTACATCAGGCTCCTCCACTGGAAGCAGGGAGACCACTGATGAGAGGGTGGCCGCATAGGTTATTGTCTTCTTGCTGGGGTTGATGATATCCTTGTTCATGCTATCGGAATTCCTTTATTGTTGACCGATACTAACCTCATCTCGGTGCATACGGGATGAGGTTTTTATTTTTATCCTAATGGGTTTTTGGAATATTTTTTTATAAATCAGATTTTTCTGTTCACATTCTCAGTCAAGAGTCTTACATTCTCGGGCAGAAGTCTTACATTCTCGGGCAGAAGTCTTACATTCTCAGGCACTTGGATGCTCTAATCCCTTGTGGGAGTAGGTCTAAGGGCACTGGCAATAGTATACAATAGATACAATAGTATACATAAGTATTTGTGGTACCGAATTTCTAAATGCTCTAAAAAACGAAAAATCGTTTGATTCAAAAAACATGAAATGATTTTTTACGATTTTTCTCCGACGTGTCTCAATGCTTTCGAAACCAGATACTTCGTATGCTATAGTGGAATAGTTTACACAAGAAAAAGAGCTTTTCACCAAACCGTAAAAAAACGGTTTCGCCCAAAGTCCTCACCCAAAAAAACCAGCTAAACTGGATATGTCCGCAACGAACCAAAACTGTCAAAGGAACGAAAGCATGGAAAACGGCTCCCCGAACAGGCTGCCCGACTGGACTGAAATCATCGACGGGAAACCCCAAAAACCCGACAATGGTTCCAACCATGTAGGCAGACACAGCAAAGGAAGCCACGCCCGACACGGAAGCAGACCAGCCAACACGGTTTCCACCGGTGAACATGTGCTCCAATGCTCCATCGGAATCATATTCACCATCGTCATCATCCTCATCGCCCAAATCGGTTGGATGTTCTTCGGACACGACTTGGACTCCATCCACACTCAGGTCGCAAACTCGAAAAGGGTCAGCCTGAACCAGAACATCGACTTGCATACGACCCGCATAGCCAAACCACAGTCGGGCGAAGTGCCGGTGGATGGCACCCCGACTCACGCGCAGGTAATCGGCTGGATGTATATTCCGAAAATCGAATCCGGTTGGAAGCGTGCAATCCAACAGGGCACCGACCAAATCGTGTTGGACAATCAGGGCATCGGACATTACGAGCAGACCGTCATGCCCGGTGCCGTAGGCAACAGCGCCTATGCCGGGCATCGCACCGGTGGCGACTTGGGTTACATCGACCGGTTGCAGACGGGTGACGCCATCGTCATCCAAACTGCCGAACACTGGTACGTGTACAAGATGACCGAAGGTTGGGTCACTACTCCGACCGACGTGAGCGTGTTGAACAATGACGGCGCGAACCCGGACTCCCGCGAATTGACGTTGACGACCTGCCATCCTATGAGCGTATGGGCCGACCAGAGCATCAAACACAGGTATATCGTCCGAGCGCAATTCTCCTATTGGGCGAACGTTTCCGACGGTATTCCCGCCGAGTTGAGCACCGCCAACGGGAACGTCGTCCAGAAGGCCGGATACAAGTGGCAGAAGACCGTCCGAACCGTCAGCGCCTACGCTCCCGCGAGCATGATGTTCGCCGTGATTCTGCTTGTCGCGTGGATGGTCATGAACGGACTGTGCTGGCTGTTGTGGCGTGGGGAGCGGGAACGCAAGCCGGTGTCTTGGAACGTGCTCGTATTGTCTTGGCGTCTGCAACAGGGCGTCCTGCCGTTGCGCCTGTTGAACATGCTGTTGTTCTGGGGTGGTTTGGTTCTGCTGTTCTGGTGGTCTGTCAGCCCGCATTTCGACAGTTGGTTCCCGTTCCTGCAATCGGTGGGATTGCCGAACGTCACGTTCTGACCCATTCCCTGAAACATATTTTCCGCAAAAACTAGGAGGTAGCCGTCATGCGGCAAACATATCTGACCAGCGACAATCCGACCGTGGTGAACCGACTGCGCAAGGACTGCCGTGAATACGCGCGTCAACGCGAACTGGAGGAATGGTTCGAAAACATCCACCATGTCCGTCTGGCGTGGAAGGAGGACGCGGATGGCAAGCGAACCGTCGAAGGAGTTGAAGCCGTCATGTCCAAGGAGACCCTGACCATCCAAGGCAAAGGCGATTTGAAAGGCTACTGGCTCATGCCCATGAACGGCGTGTACAAGCCATGCAAGAACAATGTTGAAGTATGGAGGATGCTCCGCCAATTCGAATGGCGTCCCGACCCTCTGCCGGGCATCGTCAGCTCATACACGTATACGCCATACGTGGACATGTTTATCGAAGACGACAAAGCATATCTTTCCATGCCGGTGGAAAGCTGGGATGACTCTTTGTGGCATAAGAGCACGAAGGGAACATTCCGTAAGGCCGAGGAACGTTTCAACGACGGCGCTTCGGGAAATGACCGGTGATGCTTCATGTCTTGACGTTTATGGTGGTGGCGTTCTCCTTGGTAACACTGCTGTTGTCGTTCCTGTTCTTCCTCTCCGTCCAACATCCCCACCTGTTGGGACGTAAGGTCGCAAGATGTGTCCGAGTTGGATGTGTGGGATTCTCCACTATGACAGCCGTCGTGGAGTTCCTTCGGTGCTTCCGGTTCGGTAGCGTAAGCTCCGGCATGTGCGGACTCATTTGGATTGTCACCGCGTTAATCTGGCTGTTTCTTATCCGCTGGGATGATAAGTCCGACGGTTTGGACGGTTCCGACTTGGAAGACCCGTCGGAATGAGCGAGCAGGGTGTCTTCGACGCGTTGACGGCTCTGTACGTGGTTGCGTTCTTCCTGTTCATCGTTGGAACGATAGTCTGGACGGGGAACAGAAGACGCGCCCGCAAACATCCCGGCAAAGGGTATGCTCCCCGATGGATTCGCTTGGGGACGATAGTATGCTCACTGTTGGTCGCCTTGTTGGAAATCTGCCTGTTCATAGGCAAATGGGGTTTCCTTGACGGACTGTCATGCGTATTGTGGATTGTGGTGTCGGCATTGTGGATTGCCGAATACCGGTTGGAAAGAAGCCGAGAAAGGAAAGACGGCTGAATGCTTCCGTTCCGTAGATTCAAACGTGACGCGTATATGCTCGACCAGTGTGCGACCATGGTGGAGGATACTGTTCACGAGATTGGCGAATACGTGAACAAGGATGAGGATATGACCGATTCCATGACTCAGACGCTCTCTCACCTGTTGGATGTGTACAACGACTTGTTGGACGTGTTGGACGATGACGAACTGACTGTGAATCCTCGATTGCATTTCCGACAGTATCCACGTGTTCGCGGGTATATTCGCGACTCCTGTAATCGTTGCCGTTCGGCTGTTGAACAGTTGACGCAACTGGTGGACATGCAGGACGAGCTGAACGACATCGAATGCTATGCGAACGGTGAACTGGATTTCGGTGGTGATTTCTGAAACAAAACCACCGATGTTATACTGAGATTGTTCACATAAAAAGTTTTGGAAGAAGGAAAACGCTATGGGCACACCATGCGTCATCGCCATGCGAAACGGCGAAGACTTGTACCATTGGATATTCAGCCCTTACGACGGGAATATCCAATCCGCGGGACGTATGCTTTTCGACCATTACGACACTAGAGAGAAAGTAGAACGATTGCTGGATAACGGCGACATCGACCTGCTTGCTCCCACCGTCGAGGAATGCGAGCCGTTAAGCGAACGAAGCCCCTACTATTCCGGCGGGCAAGGCTCCAAGGACGAACTTCCGATGTTCGGTGAACTGCACACGTACATCTGGCGTGACGGATACGGGTGGGGTTGCAAACCTATGCTGTGGGAGGCTGTAATGCCCTTGAATCTGTTGCTGGGTGTGGAGAACCCTTGGGTCTGACAGCCAGATTATGCTATAGTGGGCATGTTCACATATTTTGAAAGGCCAAAAACATGCTCAATTTCGAATCCGTCAACTGTGACGGCAAGCACATCAATTGGGAGTTCAACACACTAGAGGAAGTCCACCGACTGTTCTGGTCGGAAGACTGTCCTCTCCCCTCCAACGACGACCTAATCGTCCACGCCGAACTAGACGGCAAACCACTGCCAAAATGTATAGCGTTCCTCGACCTTTTACACATGCTTGGATTGGACGAGGAACAATATCCGCCCGAAAAGGGGAAAACCCATAAGCTTATCGCCATCGACTTGGACAACACTCTCGTAGACTATACGACAGCGTTCAAGGATTGCATCAGCCAATTACAGAAGAAACCGTTCAACGCTCCCGAACCAACCGACTACGGTTTCGCCTGTGAAGGCTGGTTCGAAACCCATGCGGAATTCCGTGAATGGCATCATTGGTCGGTGAACGCGGGACTCTATTTACGTGAACACATGTATCCACATGCTATGGAAGCTTTGGTGAAGCTAATCGGCATGTCGGAAGACAATCGTCTCCTATTCGTCACCTCCCGTGACGACGACCGTGATGATACTCGACGCTGGATGATAGCCATGGAGTTCGACACGAGCCAGAACCATAACCTGTGTCCCCGCCGTAATCTGGACGACCTGCGACGCACGGAAGGTGACGCCGTATTCGCCTCGGACATCCGCCGAATGGCTGAAAAAGACTGGTATGACAAAGACCTCATTACCAACATCGGATACACGTACACGCCGTCACATCGAGGTATCCCTTACTGTCATCTCAAGCAGAAGAACCTGCTCAAAGCCGACTTGTACGTTGAAGACAATCCCATAATGCTGGACACGCTCATGCACGAAGGACTCCCCGTCTTGGCGAAACGCCACGGCTACAACGTGGAACAGTGCGAACGGTTGGAGCATGAGGGCGGTGGAGCTGTGTTCGACTCGTGGAGCGAAGTGCCCGAACTGGTTGACCGGATTTTGTGAAAGGAATGACGTTGAGAAAAAGAAAACCCGTGGTATACGGTTTCAGAGACCCCGCATTAAGCCTACTGCCGTTGGGTGCATGCCCGTACTGTGGAGGAAAAGTCACGTTCGACTTAGTGCAAGTGACATCCGACTCCAAGCTGTTCTCCCGCCCAGAGGGTTTTATCGTTTGGTGTGTGAAGTGCGAGAACGCGTGCGACTTGGAGCATTTCTTCAGGCTTCACGGCGAATGGGATAGCCCATACAAGGATGATGCGGTCGGGATACTCCGCGAACAATGGGCCGGAGCGTGCTCCAAGTTGAAGAATCTCAAACCCTGCGGCAGATGCGGAGTCAAACCGGTTTGGAGAATTCAACCCGACTCAGCCCGCGTGGAGTGTCCCAAATGTGGCAACGGATTCTCGGACGACTCGGAATACTACGAGATAGGACGTCTGGCTCTGAAGTGGACCATGAGCCAGTCCAGACAGGGCGACGCGTACCGTTTGGAATCGATGCTGAACGGCTGAATATCCTACTCAAGGGAAAGGACCGGGGGAATGATAGAACAGGACAAGAAGCCCGTCATCAAGGCCGTGGCCTACGAGGTGAGGCATGAGCCGGAGGATGAATACGATTTCGGATATTCTGAAACCCGCTACCGGCTCGTGAACATGGACACGGGTGAGATTGTGGATGACGCGCAAGGCTACGGGTACAAGACCACCGCCGGAGCACACCGGGCTTACGGGTATAAGAGCATGCCAAAGAGTCGGAAGAGGAAAATCGCTTCCGTCAAGGAACGTGCGCGCCGCTTCCGCGAGGACAATCCGAGTTTCGTGGACGACTTGGAGTACGGCATGCTGAACGCGTGCAAGGAAGGCGTCGAATACACGTTCGAGGATTTCAAGGAACTGCTGGACGAGGAGAAGCCTGACTTGAAAGGACTGACGGCGGAGCAGTTGTTTCGATACATCTGATTTTTCTTCGATTTTCTATTACGGTTAAATGGGGTGTCTAAGAATATCTTTTTCAGGCACCCTTTGCTTTTGATTGACTAGTATCCTCTTTCTTGTTATACTGGTAGTGTCCACATATGGGCGTGGTTGGCTAACCGCCAATCCCGCCTCACATCAATTACAACCAGAAGGAAACACCTGCATTGGGTATCGAAATCTACGAACAGGACAAGTACGCAACCCACGTCGTCACCAGCAAAGGTGAAATCAAATACGAGTGCAGTGCCCGCAACGTGGCCGAAGCCATCGTCGAAGAACACAACAAGCACAACAGTGGGGAGCCATGGCGTGTTGGCGCCACCGTCACCTTGGTCAGCGCCAAGAACATCGCATGGCGTGCCGAAGCATCAATCGATTGGGATAAGGTCAAGACCGGCAAGAACGCTCCGGCCAAGTGCGTGAAGGTCACGGCTTCGGAAACCCAGACGAACTTGCAGGTAAGCAAGCCGAAGGTCAGTGCCACCTATCTGTTGTTCAACGGTGACAAGCCGGAAAACTACATGCGTTGGCATGCCACGGCGTCCGATAAGGATGTAGCCATGGTGTTGGCGAAACAGGCGGCTGTCAAGGCTTTGGAAGCCTATCTTGAGAAGATTGGCAAGACCGTCAAGACTCCGGCCAAGCCGACCGTAAAGCCGTCCGGGAAGGTTGCTAAATGAGCGACCGGAACAAAGCTGACGAGAATCCGGATGACGAGTATTTGTTGGACGCGCTTCGAGACTTAGACCCCACGCCAATCGAGGAGCTTATCGACAAGTCCAGCATGGACGACGGGTCGAAGAAACAGTTCCATGAATCACTGCGAGCGCATGATTCCGATGTGGCGCGGGAGCAGTCGGTGAAGATTGCCGTCGGTGAGGCGTTGTTGGAATTGGACAGGTTGCGTGAACGGTTGGATGAAATCAGCGCGTTGACCGTGTGGGATTCCAGTCGGGCGTTGTCCGATGCTATTCCTTCCGTCGAGGCAATCCGCGTCATCCTCAAGCAGATACGCGGCCATGACAATGGTTGTGTGGATTCCGGTTCTCGAATCCGTTATCGTCTGGTGTGTGATGTGGACGGTGGTATCCTGCCGTTGCTCGGTCAAATGTCGGACGGGGCTGATGGGTTGGTGTATCTGAAGAACGTGCTTGACGCTTGCAAGTCCGCCAATATCGAAGGGAACCCGCGCATCCAGTACGCGTATGCGACCGGTTGGAGGGACTTGAACTGAAATGTCCAAGTTCGACAAGACAGCCGTGTACGGGAGGGAGAATCCGTTCATTCCCTCCCCTGAGACCATGGACGCGTTGAAGGACGCGCTCATCGAGGAGGCTGACGAGCGTTCCGACATGCTTATCGGAATGACCACCGCGCCTGATGGGAGGAAGGTTCTTCGTCGTCAGAGCGCGGGGCGCAACACTGGATGGCGTTCCCTTATCGGATTGCGTTATCGTATCCAGACCAAGGAGGAGGCCGACGAACTCCGTTTGGATTATCGTCGTTTCTTCGAGGGGTACGTGGAGCGAACCGACAAGAGCGAGCGTCGTAACCTGTTGGATTTGGAGCATAAGACCGTGGACGGCGCGTACCGTTACACGGTGGAAGGCGTGGTGGCTGACTGTGAGGAGACGAGCGTATCGAACGGGTATGTGTCCCGCCTGTGTCTGATGTTTCCGCATGTGGTGAATTCGGATGGTTCTCAGACGCTTATCGACTCGCATATTTGGCTTGCCACGTTCGTGAAGAACACTGTTATCCGTCCCGACCGTATCGAGCCTCATAATGGTTCCGCCGACCGGCTGATGACGATTCGGTTGGGTGACACGTTGCGTGTGGACGCCGGATTGTGTGCGTATACGGATAAGCGTGGCCGTCACCGTTTCGGATTGGCGGATTGGACTCCGTTGGACTCGCATTTGAGGTATCTGCAACTCCGTTCGGATGGCACCACCACTCCGCGCGTGGTCAGCGAGCGCCTGTGTGGGCGTGAGTATGATATCTGCTGGTTGGAGCGGGATGGTAGGCCGGGTTTCCGTTCGGTGATGTTGGATGGGTTGAATGCTCGTGTGAAGGCGGGTTGGAGTTCGTATGATTGGCGTCATCGTCCGTTTCTGTCGGATGGTGATGGGTTCCCGTCCATTTGTCTCGACCAGTATTTGACGCTTGACCCATATAAGGGTGAGGCTCACGTGGTGTCCCGTTAGCCAGATTAAGAGGATTTTTGTGTTGAGGAATTGTCTTAAAAAGGGTTTCCGTCCGGCGGCCGTGCTGGTTGTGGCGGTTCTGATGTGTTCGCTTGGTGGATGTTCAGATAGTGAGTCGGGTTGGTTGGAGGGCCGCGCATTCACCATGAACGCGTATAGCAACACCGGTGAGCTGACGTTGACGAGTCATGCCGAGAAAATCGGGTTGGACGGCAACGTGACCACCGACTCCCGTTACTACGGCATCGGCACCAATGGTTCGGTTTCCTCCGGCTCGACCGATTCCCTGTCTTCGGTCATTACCGTGACTCTCGATGGCAGGGAGTTGGACTCCTGCGGGGATACGCTCATCTTCACCGAGGATGGGTTGGAGCCGGTCAAGGATTTCGCCGCTGACGCTCTCAAATCTCAGGATACGGAGAAGACGACCGGTACCGGTTCAACGTCGCAATTGTTGAACCGGTATAAGGATTCGTTTGCCAAGAAGCATGTCGTGGTCATCAAAAGCCAGATGGGAACGCCGATTGAAGTGTTCAACGGTGACAGTATCAAATGGGATATAGACGATAATCTACCTAAAACAACAAGGCTCATGGTCGATGGTAAAACGCTGTACATTCATCGGGCGAACTTCCAAATCTTGGACAAGGATTCGTTGCGGTGAGCCACGATACCGAACCGGAGGAGGTCAAGTTGGTCAGCATCGTAGAGAGGGAGGCCGAGGAAGCGTATCCCGTCCAATACTGGGATGGTTCCGACATCAAGAAAACGTTCGAGGCCGACAGTGACGCCGACGATTTGAACATCGAGGTCGAATTGGAGGCTTTTCTGGACTACTAGAGTGCGATTTTAAATAGTATTTTGTAATACTCTTTTTGGAACCTTGACTCCCGTCTTTTCTAACCGTTTATACGGCTGGATACGACGTGGAGTAGCCCCACTCGTTTGGGCGTCGCCCACCAAATGATTGTCATGGTGGACGTATCGGTTCGCATGCTCACTGTTGAGTATGCGAACGATTTCCTGTTTGCGGATGGAACGCCAGCCATTCTCCCGAGAACGTCTCGAAAGAATATTGCGGCTTGCGTTGATGTCCGCGTGCAGGGTCGTTCCGCAGCATTTGCAACAGAACAAGTCTCTAGTTTGCCTATTGTCCCTAGCCGTGTACCCGCAGTGGGAGCATTGTTGGCTGGTGTAGGCGGGATTGATTTCAGTAACGTTGACGTCCTCCCGGTGTTGAAGCACCGGGATTCCAACACGTATTGTTATCGTGTTGAGGTTTCGCACGTCATGGCGGAAGCGTTCCTACCGCTATAAGCGGTTGGGACGTCTGACTCCGTTCGGGCGTGCTCGGCTTCGTCCAAGCCGATGAGATGGTTCAATCCCCGGTCGAGGATGTTGTTGGCCGCGTTCAAGTCGGCGTTCATGCTCATGTGGCATTGCTTGCACTCGAAGTCCGCTTGGCTTTCACGGTTTCGACTGTCGCAATAACCGCATTCACTGCATGTCTGGCTTGTGTACGCGGGGTTGACGAGTATGAGACGGTTTCGTCCGGTCAACTGTGTTTTGTATTCGAGTTTGCCGACGATTCCGCCAAGGCTTGCCGCACGTAGACTACGGTTGAGTCCACGTTTTGCCGACTGGCTGTTATGCAGGTACGCGCCCGGCCTTTCCGGGTCTGGTTTGGCTTTCGCCTTATGGCTCATGTCTTGCAGGTTGAGGTTTTCCAATACGATGAGGTCGTATTGTTTGACGAGACTGGTGGTGGTCTTGTGTTGCCAGTCGTCTATGATGCGGTGGGCTTTCGCGTACAGTCGGCTGATTTCCCGACCGGTACGCTCGTAGGTGCGGCTTGCATGCTGACGGTATTGTTTTAATGTTTTGCCGGACATGCTCACGCGTCTCGCCTGTGCTTTCTGGCGGCGGCGTATCTCCCTGTCGATACGGTTCAACCGTTCCTTGGGAAGGTCGATGAAAGTGTTGTCGGACGTGGCGAGCGTATGCACGCAACCCCTGTCCAATCCGACCATGGCCCCCGTGCGTTCTCGGCCTATCGGCAACGGGTCGTTGACGAACACGAGCGTTCGTTTCGTCCAGTTCACCCCGACGCTCGTATAGTCGCGGACGGGCTGGCTGACCCGGACACGGATATGGATGCTGTAACGGCATGATTGCCCGTCCAGACGGCATGCGCCCGGATTCTGTCCGGTGATGACGACTTCGCCGTGATTCCGGTTCAACTGCCGGTAGTTGGCGTTCGCGCCCTTGTTGTGCCAGCAGACGAAATACAGGTCGTCATGACGGGATTTGAACCGTGGCATCATGCCCGGATTCCTATGCTTTTTCTTCAACGTCCGACGACGCTTGTTCGCACTCCACCAGTCGGTGTTCTCTATACGGTTGGGGGATTGCAACACCATGGAGGGGATAGCCGCAAGCCAAGAGCATTCCAATCTAACCTGACGGTCGGAACGCATGTCCGGCCTCCCGTTCAACGGGACGGCCGTCTGGGATTCCCTGTCCCACTTGGTGCGACGGGAGCGCAGCTGATTGTATCTGCAACGCCATCCGTCGCACAGCCAGCGCATCACGATGTCCGGGTTGGTCGAATACAGGGGGACCTGCTGCCCGTCTGTATTCGCACTCATGCCGAGATACGGTGCGGCACCCCGCACCTGCACTCGTTCTATCACGACCTTCTGGGACATGATTCCGATTATATCACTACGCGCGTATAATGAAAGAAGACTTAGACCGAAAGGAGAGGGCGGTTCCTCCCGGCATTGAAATACCGGGCATCCCCGCCCAAAAAATGGTGACGCCGTCTAGTTCCTGAATGCGTTTCAGTTTCGTTTCCACTGCGGCTCGACCGGTTCTGGTAAGCAACCGGTTCATCTTATGACTGAGATTCAGGTTACGGAAGTCAAGTTTTTCAACGACGATTTCCTTGACTTGTTCCTTGCTGAGCTGGTTGAACAGTCGTCCAATCTCATTCCGATAGTAGGCTCGTATGCGCCGTTGCAGATTACGGTATCTTCTAGACTTGAATGGTTTCACACCATTCTTCTGTAAGGCGCGAGTCAGTTCGATAAGCTCCGTGTCACGCTGTTTCAGCCAGTCGAACATTCGGGTGCCCAACAGTCGGCCATCGGATAGGGCGAACATGCAATCCATACCCCAGTCCAATCCCAACGTTTCGCCTTGGGTTCGTTTTTCTGCTTTAGGCAAGGTGGTAATCAGCTTTCCGTTGACACTGCCGTCCAAGTTGAAGCGAATGGTCAGATGGTTCGACAAGGTTTCCTTGTTAAGGAAAAGATTCTCGTCCAGTTTACGGTCTGCGAGTATCGGCACACGAATCGGCTTGCCGGATTCCAAAGTTGACACGACGGCCCAACGTTCGCACTTGGTGCTCTTCGCGTTCTCTATTCGGGCAATCTTGCCGTCCATATCCATGGTTCGGCATTTCGATAAGTCTGGAATTCGGTTTCGACGACGTAGATGTTTCATCAACCAACGAGCCATATGGTGCGTTTTATCATCGGAGTGCTCATACCATGCGTATCGCAGGTTGATTTCGTACAGGTCACGTTTAAGATTGTCTTCCAAAGTGGAATGGTATACGAGACTACGAAACTCATTCTGACGGTTCGTCAGCCATGAATCGAAGGTGGCTTTCGCTTGACGGGATACGGAATCCCATTGCCGTTGGGACAAATAGTTAGGAAAGGTTTTAGTGCTCTGCCATGTGGATAGGCTACCGGTCTCGAACAGTTCACGACACCACTGATTCAGGGAATAGGCTAATCCTTTACGCCATATCGGAAGCAGTCGAAACAGCTTGTCCAACTTGCCATGATTCATCGGCAATGCCACGCCGTAGGATTTGTGCGCCACACCGGTTTTCATACCACGACGGTATCTACTTGTCGGCATTATCATCCTCCACCATAGCGGCCATTGCACGTGCGTGTTGAGACCTGCGTTGCCCGTACAGGCGCGCACTGAACGAGTAGATTATCGACACGAAATCCTGAATCAGGTCGGCACGGTCATCGGAGGCTTCGTTCACTACGACTATCTTTCGTCCGTCACGTTCAATGAATAGACGGAACCATTCAAAGCCGAAACGGGTCAGCCTGTCCTTATGCTCTACTATCAGGGTGCCCCAATCGTTGCGTTTGAGCAATGAGGTGAGCCGACGTCTCTTGTCGTTTAATCCGGAACCCACTTCAGCAACGGACGCAACCACTCGATAACCATTAGCAACAGCCCACTCCTCCATGCGCTTCTGCTGGTCAGGGAGTTGGGTTTTACGTTTCGACAGGTCGGAGACACGGGCATAAATGGCGGCATCATTGAGTTTGACCGCGCTCTCGTCCGGCACGATGATGGTGCCGGACTCATCCTGCCAAGCGCCGGGTATCTTACCAGCCTTGAACCTGTTCCACGCGGCACGGTATTGGATATCGTGCTTGGCTGCGTACTCCGATAGCTTCATAAACTTTATAATACTATAATATACTAGAAAATACAAGCATGTGAGGAACTAGTTACAAGACGCAAACTATGCTATAGTGGATGTGTTCACACATAAAGAGTTTTCAGGCAAAGAAGGAAATAACCCATGGACACGTCCACCACCTTGGAGGAACAGATACAGGCTTTGATGGATTCACTGGCCGACACCGCACTATCCGCCGCCGAGTCGCGCCATCAAAGTCAGGCCGGAGAAGCCCACCTGCTGTATGCGCTTTACCGGAACGATGGACTCGTAGGCTCGATACTTCGGGGACACGGGTTGGAATCCTCGGAAATCCGGCTCCTCATGTCCGATATTCCGAACCATCCGATGAAAATGGGAGAAGACCCGGTATTGTCCGCTTCCAGCCGTCACATATTGCACGATGCCCACGACGCGGTGGAAGTGTTACGCCAAGTGCAACGTGATAGTCATGTCGAACTCCTGCTCCGCGCCCATGGCATCGAACTGCCCGAACATCAACCCACTCGGGAGCAGGTCGAGGCGGCGTCAAGAACCGGCGTCAACCTAGCCCAGACCGTCAGCCCCAACCGTGGGCGTCAGGTCGGCGTGGATTATCTCTCCTACACTCGGCTCATGCTCGAAGCCGCGTTGAACTGAACGGAAACCAGCCGCAAACCAAAAACGATGGCAATATTATCTGCTATACTGGGATAGTTCACAAACCAATGAAGGAGAAAAAATGAATACTGAAAAATGGACAGCCAGCCGTGTGCTGGTCATCAAATACGACAGGGATGGAAGGTACCATGAGCGTTTGTTCAGACGGACGGTTCTCAACAACGCTTTCCCGGTGTACATCAACCCGGCTGGAGACAGGTTTGAGAAAACCCTCCTGACGACCTACCCGAAGGCGTATCCCATTCCCGACGACGCCAAGCTGTACCGGTGGGTGTTGAAGGACGGCACCGTGGTCACCACCACCAATGGTTTTCCGCAGTCCGATTGCAAAATACTTAGTACGTTCGATGGACACTACATGTTCGTTCCTGAGTCGAACATCGCCTACGTGATGCAGGACGTTGCGTCCATGGCCGGGGAGGTTTCAGGTGACGTACAAGACCGTTAAGGACATCATCTGTAGCATGGACAGGATTGCCCGTGAACGTGGATTGAAATGGATGGATTCGACCATGCTGCTGTATGCGCTGCGCTGGCCGGAAAGCGAGGCCGAACGAATTCTCCGTTACGGAGGTTTCGAGCAAATGGAGGATGCGTACCGTCTCATGGAACGGTTCGACAACGAGCCGCTGGCGGAAGACGAGAACCCAAGGTTCACGCCAGTCGCTTTCCGACTGGTGGAAGGGGCGGGCAGTCCGCTCGAACTATTGAGAAGGATTCAACGCACGGACTGCACTGCCAGACAGATTATCCGAGAGTACGGCATCCTCCCTCCCGAACACGAGCCTTCGAACGGGCAGGTGGAACGTGCCGCCGAAACCGGCTACTTCCTCTCCGCACACTCCACCTCCTCCTACGGCAACCTGAAGGCGTGGGACAAGGTGAAGCAGACAAGCAAGGAGAAGTGGCGCGAATGGGCGCGGCTCATGCTCGAAGCCACACTCAATGGAACAGAGGAACCATGTTGAACGTCAACGGCGTGGATATCGAATACCAGTACGACGGCGCGCACGACGCACGTCCCACGGAACATACGCTGCACGGCTTGGACGGGTTGAACCTATCAGGCTTGGATTGGATGCGCCTGTCGCACGTATGCCGTCTCATGGCCGCACGCAACCGTAAGCCGAAGCGGGCGTTCGTGCGCGTATCCGGTTGGACGGCGGACAGGCCGAACATGCGTCTCATCGTGGACGTGCTTCAAGACGATGACGGTACGGCCAGCGTGCCGCTGCCGCTCACATCCGACTATCTGCTGGTCGATTCCGACGAATGCGATGGCCGATTATTCCAGTACGGGTGGCTGGACGTGTTGGAACAGCTGCCCGAACATGTGGACTACGGTCGATTGGACGAGACCGGCATGCGGGTCGTGGACTGGCTGAACGGCATGGCCGACCCGTCGCCGGAAATCTTCGAGGATTGGGAGGCCATCAGCCTTATACGACAGAACGTCTATGAGGACGAGCCGACCGGACTGGCGGACCTATTGCGTTCCGCCACCCGAACGGAGCGTGACGAATGCTTCGACATGCTGGAACAGGTGGAAACGGGGAGGCCGCTGTGATGAACGATTGGCTGCGCGTCACGGCCATTGGCGGTGACGACTACGAATGCCGTATGACCGTTCGGAAGGCGGACGATACGACCATTACCGTCACTCGCCCTTGGCATCACCATTGGACGGACGGTTGGGATTGGAAGACCATCATCCGCCAATGGTTGTCCGACATGCCGGAAACGTTCGAACCATACGACGGGTTGGCCGAATGGCTCCGCGACGCGGATGCGGAACGCATCGACTGTTGGCACTGCCTGAGTTGGCTCGCCAACCACCAGCGGTCAGCTGTTGAATTCCTGTCGGACGCGGAAAAGAAGCGGCTTGCGTCTAGATGGGCTTGCCGACGCGGTGGAGGACGTACGACGCTGGGTGATGCGGCTCGAAAAAGAAAACGGCATCACGGACGAGGAACTAGGCGAATGGGTGGAACACAAAACAGTCAGACAACAGCGGCGAAACGAGGACGACAAGTGAGCGTGCGAAGCGAAACATTGGGCGAGGTCATCGACTGGCTCGGAGACGAGGCCGACAGGGAATGGGAACGCGCCAAAGACGGCCTGAGTGACGGATACGGCGGGTTCGACGCCTACACGCGGGCAATCCAGCACTGTCAGGACTTGATTGTCGAGGAGAAGACTTCGAGTGGGAAACATACGGAAATCGCCCTGTTGAAGCATTTGGCCGACACGTTCGGTGAACGGCTCCGCAAGGCCGAACAGGCCAAGGACGGGGGAGCCGACTACACGTACCACGACGGCCAGTCGGACGCCTTCGGGTGGGCGGCTGCATACTGCCGCCTCATGCTCGAAGCCTCTCTCAACGGAAAAGAGTCCGACTGACATGCGAAAAGTGGAAACCAAAATCCCGGACGAGTCGGCCCTGTATCTCCGACGACTCCGAACGGAACAGGAAAGAAAAGAGTTCGAAGAACGGTATGGTCTGCGGTTGGAAACGAATACTCCCCTCTCGCCATTCCTCGAACATCTCATGCTCGATATGCACCCCATCTTCCCAAACGTGGCACATAGGACTGTTCTGACGAATACGGGCGCTTGGAATCCTCAAACCATCCGTAAAAACACGAAACGTATCACGGACGAGAACATGTTGCAAAAGGTGATGGGCAAAAATGCATGATTTTTCTCAATGGCTCCAGTCGGCGGGCGGGATGGATGAAAAGGTGTGCGTGTTCCTTGTCTTCGGAGCGCTTTTCAGCGCAATCGTCGCTTTTATAAATGAATCTGTCATTCCTCTTCTGTTCGCGGTCGGATGCCTCTGCCTGTCCGAGGGATTGTCCTCTCCAAATCTTGAATCGGAAATCAAGCAAATCTGGGGATTGCAGGAGGTCTCGTCCGAATGCGACCTCCCTGACCACGACCTGCCGACCAAGAACATGAAATGCTACGTGACCGACAAGGACAAGCGCAAGCGGCTGGTCGAAATCCGCGTATCTAAGGACGGCACCAAGCTCGGCCTGTACGACACGGATGGCAAAGCGCTGAAACAGACGGGAAGGGAGTAGGCAAGTGAAGGACTTCACGAAATGGGTGGAAGCTTGGAACGCGTACATTCATCCGCCAACAAAGCAGGTGCCCCGGACCGCCGCTGAGTTGAGTGCCGGTGGGCATTCCGCATGGGTCATTATTGCCATAATGTGCATCTTCACTCTGGCTGCCGTCATCCTCCATTGTCTGGAGGAGAGGTCCACCCTCTTCGTCGTACTCAGCAGCGTATTCACCGGTCTCGGCATCTTCATCGTCTTCCTTGGCACGGTGGCCGTCCTCATGTTGACCCAGCCGACGAAGACGGTGGACGAGAACGCGCCCCGCCCGGCATCATTCGTCACGCAGGTAGGGAGGGAGTTCGGCGTGCGCAACCTGTCATGTCCGGCCAAGGTTATGACCGCATCCGAACTGCCCGACATGGGGTCGTACCAGTGCGTAGTCACCTACGGCGCGAACGACGCGAACCTGCGGAACGTGACCCTCGTGGTAGCCGACGGCAACAAGGTCGGCCTGTACAAGGCAGACGGCAAGGCGTTGAAACCAGTAGGAAAGGACTAGATGGTGAAGGACTTCTCTGCTTGGGCCAATGCGTGGAGCGACTACAGCAGGTCGGATGTCAATTATCTCGTTTTCGTCGTGGGTGGCACGGCGGCTCTCGTTGTCCTTGCTCTTTCCCTCTTATTGGAAAGCAACGGCACTGTTCTGACCTTTTTCTGCGGTTTAGCCGTCGTCGTAACCCTAGCTGGCATATGGGTTGTGAACTTCTACCCGATTTGGATGGAGGATTCCCCTGAGCCAGCCGTCTTCACCACTCAGGTCGAGAAGGAGTTCGGCGTGCGCAATCTCTCATGTTCGCCAGCAGTCATGTCCACGAAGGACGCTCTGCCCGATGCGGGCACCTACCGATGCACCGTCTCGGACGGCAGGGACGATTCGGCCCTGAAGGACGTGACGCTCATCGTGACGGCGGACAACAAAGTGGGACTCTACGACAATCAAGGAAAGGAAATGAAATGATTGACCTGACCGAGTGGGCGAACGGTTCCCACAACAGTTTCGGGGACGCCATATATATGGCGGCATTGTCCACGGTGCTGGTTTTCGCCGTGTTGGGCGTCGTCTGGCGGGCGGGCAGACGCTTGGCGCTTCGCGCGACGCATCGTATCCCACGGGACGCCCAGCCATTGCTGGAGGACACCAAATTCGTCATATGTCTGGCCCTTGTGTGCGGCTTCGGACTGCTCCTGACGTTGAATCCCGGTCTTCTCGTTCTCCCGAAGGACACCACGTTCACCGAACAGGTGGCGCGACAGGCCGGATTGGAGGCGTTGTCTTGCCCGACCATCCTCGACTCCAAGTACATGCCCGGTCAGGGCAGGTACGAGTGCGAATACGTGGACGCGAAAGGAAAGGCCCACGACCTGAGCCTGCTGGTCGCATCCGGCGACAGGGTATGGCTCTACGACAACAACGGAAAACCGATGAAGGTGACGACGAAATGAACCCGGAAGACAATCCGATGCCGCTCGTCTCCGAATGCAATCCGGTGGATGCGGTCGAATGCCCATGCTGCTTGACCGTGTTCCGCGTGCGCACGCTCATGACCGACGGGAACGGGCGGCTCATGCGGGACGAGTATGAGACCATCCCCATGTTCTGCCCCATGTGCGGCGGACGGCTCGAACAGTCGGAAAGAAAGGAATAGGATAATGGCCGACCCGAAGTACATGAGGAGAATACAGGGCATGTGCCGCTGTCAGGATTGCGGCCTCATGGCCGACAATGCGGACATCGACGTGGAATTGGACTGTGACGAAATCGTGTTTGAGTGGAGCGACGCGGACGACAGTCAGACATGTAACCTACCGCCCTGCTACGGCGGACACAGGCTTCAGACCGATATGACCGCCTACGACCTGTTGCTGGAGCTTGGCGTCATAGACGACCCCTACGCGCGAAACAAGGAGCGGGATTGAGAAGACTATTGGCATTACTGCTGGTACCCATGTGCCTGATGTGCGCCGGATGCGACGAAGTGGCCGACGAATCGGAACAGGAAACGGACACCACACCGGCATCCCAGTCGGAGAAGACCGTCACCGGCTGCGCCGACTACGACACCAGAAACTCCGCCGTTGATAGTGGCGGTATCGGTGAATGCGAACTCACGCTGCACGACGGACGGCACGTCACATGCGCGGTAATGTCCGACTATAGGAAAGGCGGACTGTCCTGCGACTGGGCAAACGCCGCCAAGGAGGCGTCCAATTGACTCAACACATCGAACTCAAAACCCCATGCCCGGACTGCCGGGGTCAGCTGACACTGTCAGTACGTCACACGCCGCTATTGGGCTGGCATGCGGTGCGACTGGCATGCGAGAACGGTTGCGACCTCCACTGGTACTACTACGACCTGCCGAACGGGCGGGCATGGTTTTCGACCGTCGAACAATGCGCCGACTATCACGACGGCGTCATCCGCAGGGAGGGGGAGGAGAACGAGCGGATACTGGCGTTCGAATGCCCAAACTGCGGGGAGTGCCCGCACGTGTCAAGCAAAAGCATCGGACGCCAGACGTTCCCCACCGCCACATGCCGGTGCGCATCCTGTTGGGACGTGGACCTGCACTCAGCGCTCTGCGAATGGCTGACGGAGACCAAGAACAAGAAGAACGCGGACATCCTCGAAAAAATCGGCCGTTCCACGACGTTTCAAGCGGAACCCGATTGCCCATTCTGCGGCGGGCCGGTGTTTGTCCGCATCATCGAGACCGGCGATGACCGACGCTGGGGCTTCACCGTACACCATGCCAGTCCATGCAATCTCGAACCATTGCTACAGGGGCTGCGCCCATGCGACAAAGCGCAGGAGATGGCGGACGACTTCGACAGGTACTGGCGCAAGACCGTGTCCGCCGTCAAGGACACGCCCGACTGTCCACACTGCGGCAGGCCGCCCGAATGCGCATGGGACCATACGTCCGGCCTATGGTCCGTCGGCTGCGGAAAATGCGGCAAACCGAACAACGGCGTATCCGATGACATCCTGACTGCGATGGCATCATGGCGTGAACATACGGACGCCTACCGACGCAGCCACGACGGCGAAGGATTGCAAAACCAACTGACCGAATACTGGAGAAAAAGAGGCCAAAAATTATGAACACGAACGACGTCCTACGGGAGTTCAAAGACTGGTCCGTGACGCAACCAAGGAACTTGCCCGACGTATGGATGGCGACCACTACGCCCAATTCCACATCGAAAACATGCTGAAACAAGCCAGCCAACACGACAAGCAGGAACAACAATGAGCTACAACACCACCATCGAAAACGGTCGAACCTATTACCAGACACAATGCGACTACCCCGGTTGCGACAGCGGATACGAGAGAACCGAACACGAATACTGGGAAACACCCGACCTTGCCGCCGAAGACGCGACAAGCCTCGACATGTGGCTCGCCATGACCGACCGGAACGGGAACGTCCTGTTCTTCTGTCTGAAACACCTACGGCTGAACAAACGCGGATACACGCTCGGCTACGACTTCGACAACCCCGCATTCCAACCAGTCAATCCAAAACTGAACACATACTACGAAACCGACGGCATACCAATCCCCCGACCGGAATGCGAACAGACGATACTCAACCTGCTCGAACACCCAAACAAAGATAAGTGAAACATCATGAGCTACGAAAATTTCCTATCACACCGAATCAAATGCGACTACCCTGATTGCGGCAAACCGTGCGACGACTGGTGGAACGACCAATGGCTAACCCTCGTCAAATACGGCGTACACGGGAGAATGGTCAGCGTCAGACACTTCTGCACAAGCCACCTCGACACCATGCGCAACCCCATTCCGGCCGGCTCATACCATCTACCCGGCAATACGCCAAAAGACTGGCACACTTGGGGCGAAGGATACATGTACCCAATATACGAACCATGCACCCCCACCATTCTCAACGTATTGGAAAAAGCCACGCCCGACAACCCACTTCCCAACGAACTTGTCGAAAAATGCGCGCTCGCATTATTCCGAACGGATACGAACTGGGCTGAAAACAATCCGACGAAACGTGAAGTACTCGACTTGTGGGAACAGCAGATGCCTTGCATTCAGGAACGGTTTCTGAAACGGGCATATACGGTACTGCATGAAGCCCTACTAGTAGAGTTCCCGAATATGCGGGAATAGGAACGATTGGAGAAAATACAATTGGCTGAAATCAGAGTTTTCGTCGGACAAGTTATGTACCCGTTGGAAATCCGGCAAGGACAACATGTGAGCTTCGAATATTGCCCGTTGGGATGCAATCACACGCCGAACGGCATGAAGGAGCAAGTATCGGATGCGGTAATCGAAAATGATAACGGTCATACAATCCAAGCCACTTGGAAAACCACTGACAAGAAGACCCGTCACGCCGTCCTACTCCGTAGAATCTATCACCCCCAACACTTACCGGTATGATGCCCGTATCGGACACTCAAAAATCGCAGAAAAACTCTAAAGGAGAAAATAATGGGATACAAGCGACACATCTTCTACCAGCCGGAGTGCGACTATCCGGATTGTGGGAAACTTCTGCACGTCGAATCCGGAGGACAATCCATCGAATGGTTTCATATCCTTAAGGACGCGCAGTGAACCGCACTGAAACCACCGCCATGTTGTCCGCATTGGTGGAGAAGCGTTTGGACTCCCGTACCTCATATTGGGCGCGGGAGGTTAGTTTCGACCGGGGTACCCCCAATTGGCGTCGTATAGATTATGTCGGATTCAAGCCGTATACGCCGAATTATGCGGTAGAGCCGATTAGTGTGGAGCTTGGTATTTTCTCATGCTATGAAGTCAAATCGTGTTTGGCGGATTTTGAGTCGGGCAACGGGCTGACTTTCTATGGGGACGAGAATTTTTTGGTCACGACCCGTGAACTGGCGGAACAATTGCATGAGATGTTGCGCCTTCCTCGGAATATCAATCAAGTTCTTGTGCCTACTCCCAAGGGTGATAGGTTGCAAAAACTGTATGACCTGTCCAATAACGGGAGTGCCAGTTACCGTCACCGTCCTGCGAGTGAAATGTTGTATGCGATGATAGAGTCCAATGGGCAGAGGGCCAGTAGATATCAGAAGTAGGATTCTTGTTTCTCTTTTGTCTACCTATTAATGCATACTGGAATTGTCTACACAAAACAAGGGCTGGAACCCACCCGACAAAAGGAGACAAAATGAAAATCGCACACATCTACCCAGCAGTATCAGAAGTCTACCTAACCGCCGTCAAGAAAAAAGCACGGGACGCCATGGCAATGGCCTGTGGTATTCCGACGTCGAGGGAATACCGTCGTAAACGTGTGATTCAGGAAGCCAACCCACACTTTCTTCCCATGCCGGACGCCCGTAAATATCGGCACTCGCAGCTTCCAAACTAAGGAAAAACCATGCCCGCAATCCTCATATACGTTCTTGGAGTGCTGACCCTACCATTCCTCTGTCTAGCCTACTGTCTTCTCGTTGACCTGTTCCATAGGAGCGCATGGTATTGCCCATGGTGCAGTGAGTGGGCCGTCAAGTCAAAAGATAATCCAAACCGTACCGCGTACTTGCCGAACATTATCGTCTGGTTCGCCCGAATAGGCCATAGATTGTCAAAACGGCATCGTAAGTGGAAGAGGGTGTACGAAACGTATGATTTCCACCCTTGCAAGCCGTCGAACGTTCTCAGGGACGGCCACATGGACGAGGTCATCCCGTTGGACGATTTCGACTACGGCTATCAGACAATCAGATACAAGTCCCATAGGAAAGGTCTAGACGGCAAAGAGTTAATTGTAACTGTTGAAGTGCCTTCCGAAACGCCGTACATCACATGCATTCGAGATGGCGAACAAACCGAAGGCGATGTCTACCGCAATCCAGACGGAAGCCTGTCACTCATACCTTGGGAGAACAATCCGAGCGGCAAACGGTTCCCATTATTCGACAAGGATGGAAACCCCGACCCGCTTATTAGCCCGAAAGAAAAGGAAACAAACACTGGACGGGAAACACTTAGGCAGAAGGAATAGAACGAGAAAAAGAACAATCTGCTAAAGAGCTAAACACTCTCTAGGAGGATGGGGCGGCTAGGCACTTTTCAATGTCCAACCGCCCCCATTCTTTTTCGGAACTTTTTAACTTCCCGCAAACCTCGCAACAACCCCGTTCTCAACCTCTAACATAAAACTAAACAACCTTGAACAAAATCGGTTGCAAACTCAATGCAATCATCCAACGAAGGAGCGAACATGTCCGATATTGAAACACACCCCGTATATGATTTGGAACATCTGCCCGGCCATAGGGAAATCCGAAGACCAAAATATGCGGTGAAATATTGGACTCAGTCAGAAACCTGCCAACGCAATCCCCGCAAATACACGCTCATCGCCAAGTCCGATAGTCAACGGACAATCCGTAACATCATGCGTCGTATCGACACGCAGGACGGCAATCTTGACACTCCCGTGGTTGAAACCACGGGATTCCTGCGAACTGGGCTTGCTTGG